GGGGGCGCCGGTGTCTCGCGCGTGGGCACGTCCTTCAAAATGTTCCAGCAATACGCGCTGGGCAAGCAGATGACCGATCAGGCGACCGGCATCTTCCTCGACTCGGGGCTGCTCAACACGGGTGCGGTGACGTCTAACGATCCGCGTCAGATCAAGCGCCAGGCCAAGCACGCGGGCCTGATCGATGGCGATCTCGCCATGAGCGACCCGGTTGCGTGGCTGCAGAAGCACTACGCGCAACTGCTCGCCTTTACGCAGAAGAAAGAGAACCAGAAAAAGTATTACGAAGACGGCGACATGAACGACCCGCACGCGCAGGGTCTTGCGTTCGCCAAGCTCCTCGCCGCGCTCGGCATCCAGACGACCGCCGCTTCTGCAATGGCGCAGGCCGCGGACCCGGCTTCGGCCCGTCGCATCAACGAACAGCGCGAATTCACCAAGCAGGGCAAGGACGTCAACGGCGTCTCCGCCGACCTGATGCAGACCTACGGGACGTCTGTCGATACGTTCAAGGCATCGGTGAAGGATCTGGGTATCGCCATCGGCCAGTCGGTGTTGCCGGAAGTCACCAAGCTCCTGCAGGGCTTGCGCGACTTCGCGCTCCAGGCCGCGGCCTTCGCACGTGAAAACCCGATGCTCACCAAGATCACCACGATCGGGGCGGCCATCGGCGGCTTGTCGCTCGCGCTGCGCGGCTTTCTCGGCACGGGCTTGATTGGCACCATCGGCGCGGCACTGCGCGGGCTTGTCACGGGCTTCGGTCTCTTTTCGGGCGCAGCCGTCACCACCGCGGCCACCGCGGGCGGTGCATTCACGGGACTTCTGGGCACGATTGGCGGCTTCGTTGCCGGTGCGGGCGCCTTGTTCATGCGTGCCATTCCCTTCGTCGGTCTGCTAATCGTCGCATGGGATCTGGCAAAGCTCGTGGGGAGTCTTGAGGTAGGCGGCCACACGGTCTCCGACTGGTTCGTCCATTGGTTCGACTCGATCCTGCTGAACGCCGGCAACTTCTGGACGCAGATGAAGCGGGTGTTCTCCGACATTGCGAGCTGGAAGTTTGACCCGTCGCAGTGGAAGGGTGTCGCGGGCCAGATGGTGGCAGGTGAAGCCGCGGGCGGGAGCGATGCCGACAAGGGCAAGATTCACGCGAAGGTCAACCAGAACGGCTCGTGGTGGGATGGCGTCAAGAAAGCCTTTACGGGCGGCACGGACGCAGGCTGGGAAGACGTCAAGGAAGGCGCGCGCAAGCGTGAAGCCGACTTCGCGGCAGGCGTGTCGGTCAAGGGTAACGGCGCGCTCATGGGACCGCTCAAGCCCACGGACGCAACGCCGCCGATCAACATTCCGGCACTGGGCGACTCGGACGCGTCGATCAAGAACGCGATTGCCAACGGCGGGCACAAGACGCGCGAGTTCGAAGACCCGTTTGTCAAGTTCATGGAGCAGTTGAAGGCCAAGAACGGCGTCGTGGGTTCTGACCTCGGTGCGCTGCTCACGCGCAACCCCAAGGGTGCGGACGCACTGCGCGCCGACGCACTGGCTGAATTCACCGCGAAGTGGAAGGGCGGCGACTTCGACAAGGCGCACGATCCGCGCAACCGCCAGTTCAAGAACGCCGACGGGTCGCTCGACACGAGCAACGCGCAGGTGAAGGCGGCGATCGACCTGATTGCCAAGAACAAGGAGCTCGAGGAGCAGAAAAAGGCCATCGTCTTTGTGAACGAGCGCCTCGCCTCCACCGAGAACGACCTGCAGGCGGCGCAGGAGAACGCCACCGAGAACGGCGCGGCCAAACAGACCCGTGAAATGCGGGCGCTGGAGCGTGAGCTTGCGCGCGCCGAAGAACGGCTGGGCAAGGGCGCCAAGGGCTGGGAAGAATGGAACAAGCGCAAGAACGAGGCGCTCGCCAACCGCGCCGGCGCGGACCTCCTGAACTTCACCTCGAGCTTTAAGGAGAGCGACGACAAGACGATGCAGGGTCTCTTGCCGTTCGCAAGCCAGCGCGCCACCGCCGAGTTCGACGCGAAGAACAGCAAGGATCTCGACCAATACAACCTCGACATGCGCGCGCTGCGCGAGTCGAACGCGGCGGCCGTGGATGCCGAGACGGACCCGCAGGAGAAGGCCAAGCGCTACCAGCAAGGTATCGACCTTGAGCTTCAGGCCGAGCAGCAGTTCAACCAGCACCTCCAGGTGGTCGCCGCGCAGCGCCAGCGCATCCTGGAAACGCCGATGGATGCGCTCGTTCGCAACTGGAACGACACGCTCGAGGAGATGAAGCAGGCCGAAGCCTCTTGGGCCAATAGCGTCATCGACGCGATGATGGAGTTTGTGCAGACGGGCAACTTCCACCTGGGCAAGCTCGCCGAAAGCATGGCGCTCGACGTGCTCAAGATCAAGCTGCAGGAGAGCTTCTCCACGCCGCTCAAGAACGGCCTGGACGCGCTCACGAGCGGCATCAACAAGCTCGTCTTCCCGAACGCGTCGACAGCCTCCGGCACCGGCGCGGTCAACGCTGCCGCTGCGACGGGCGAGGACGCGCTGATGGGGCTCGACACCAACGCCAACGCCCTCAAATACAGCTTCAGCGCGCTTCAGACCCAGGGCGTGCAACAGACCACCCAGGCGATGAGCAATCAAGTCGCGCAGATGGTCACACAGGGCAGCGTGCAGGGCGCGACCACCAGCTCCCTCGGCACGCTCGCTAACGCCGCAATGGCTGCCGCATCGGCGCTCGCTCAGGTCGCGGGCGGCAGCGGCTCCTCGGGCATCGGCGGCGCAATCGGTGGGCTCTTTAGCGCCTCAAACGCGGGCAGCGCCGGCGGCTACAGCTTCACGATGCCGAACTCCGCCTCCATCGAAGGCTCGGGCGCGCTCTTTGGCACGAGCGCCGGCATGGGCCTGGGCGCCTTCGCTAACGGCGGGATCATGACTAGCCGCGGCGTCGCTCAGCTTCGCAAATACGCCAACGGCGGCATCGCCAACAGCCCGCAGCTTGCGCTCTACGGCGAAGGCTCGATGGCCGAAGCCTACGTGCCGCTGCCCGACGGGCGCTCGATCCCTGTCACGCTCAAAACACAGGGCAACTCGGGCAACAACGCAAACGCGAGCAGCGGGGCCGCACCCGCCGTGACCGTGAACGTCATCAACCAGACCGGCCAGTCTGTGGGCGCGCAGCAAAACGGCCCGCGCTTTGATGGCAAGCAACTGATTCTCGACGTGGTGCTGACCGCGGCTCAAAGCCCCGGCAACTTCCGCGACGGTATGAAAAGCGCAATGAAATAAAGGAGCACACGCATGAGCTACACCTCCATGCCCTACATGGACCTGCAAGACTCCAGCAAATACGGGGTCGAGCAGGAAAACCAGGCGCTCGCCTCCTCGATGGAGGGCGGCTACGTCGCCACGCGCCCGCGCCACACGCGCCGCCCGCGCAAGACCTTCTCGTCGGGCTTCACGAGCCTGACCGAAACCCAGAAGACCGCGCTGCAGGCGTTTTTCGATTCGGTCTATGGCGGCAGCGTGATTTTCAACTGGACCAACCCCACTGACGGCGCGGTGATCGCGGTGCGCTTTACGACCGACACCAAGCTCGCCTTCACCTATTCGGGTGCGGGCGCCACGCGCCGCTACGACGTCAGCTTCAAAGTGCAGGAGGCTTAAATGAGCAACAAGATTTCGATCGCCTCAGTCATCGAGAAAAACCGCATCGCCTCGGACGTCGCCTACCTGGCGCTGCTCGCTATCGACGTGCCGGACCCGACCACGGGCGCCATCATCGAGACGCTGCGCTATGTGAACAACACCGAAGACGTGGTGGTGGGTGGGCACAACTACGTGGCGGTGCAGTTTTCGCTGGAGTTGCAATCAAGCTCGGGCGAGTCGCCGCAGATCCAGCTTTCGTTTTTCGACTACTCGCAGGAAGTGCTCTCGAAGATGGAGCAGTATGCGGGCGGCGTGGGCTTCAATGTGCAGGTGTCAGTGATCGCCTCGAACAACCTGAACGGCGAGCCGGAGGTGACGGAATATTTCCAGGTGGTGTCGGCCTCGGCCACCAACTACCAGGTGGCTTTTACCCTGGGCGCCGAGAACGCGCTCACCAAGCAATTCCCCAAGCGCATCCAGCGCCGCGACTTCTGCCCCTGGGTCTACAAGGACGTGAACACCTGCCGCTATACGGGCGCGCTCAAGTCGTGCGACCACACACTCGACGGCACGCTCGGGTGCCGCGCGCACGCGAACGTGGTGAACTTCGGCGGCATGCCCAATCTGGTTCCTTCGGGCAGCGTTTATAGGTAGAATAACAGGCAATTCTGACTATCCACCATGACGAACACTGAACTGATCGGCATTCCCTTCGAGCGCGGCGGCCGCGGCCCTGACAGTTTCGACTGTTATGGCCTGTGCCGCTACATCATCGCGCGCGATACGGGTGTGACGCCACCCGACTACGGGGCGCCGGAAGATGCGGGGATGATTCACGCGCTGATGGTGGGTTCGCGTGAGTTCTGGAAGCGCATCGAGCACCCCAAGGAGGGCACGCTCGTCATGTTCAAGACAGGGCGCTTTATTGCGCACTGCGGGATAGTCATTCCTGACTCTCGCTTTATTCACACCTGGGAGCAATCCGGGGGTGTGGTGATTGAGCGTCTCGACCACTGGAAGCAACGGATCGTCGGATTTTATGAATACTGCCAAGCCTCGTAAGCCCCGCGCCAAGAAGTTCGTCACCGCTCGCCGGGTCACCAACCCGTTTGAGCCGCTTCGCGCGGTCGAGGTCGAGCAGTGGGCCTATCGCAAGAACAAGTCGCTCGCGGCGTATCTGCCCAAGGTGCTGTCGCTGGAGGATCACGTCATCTCTGTCAATGGCGGCATCATCGCGCCGGCTGAGCTCGCCAAGACCTACCTGCAGCCCGACGACTACGTGGTGATGTGCCCGATCCCGCGTGGTGGTGGCGGCAAGGGCATCTTCCGCATCGTCGCCATGATCGCGGTGGCGGTCGCCTCGGTGGTGACAGCAGGTGCGGCAGCCGCCGCCTACGGCGCAGCAATGGGCGCCACGCTTGGCGTCTCCGCTGCCACGGGCGCTGCGATCGTGCAGGGCGCGGTGGCCGTTGCCGTGACGGTGGCGGGCTCGCTGCTCGTCAACGCGCTGCTGCCCCCGCCGACTGCGACCAATTCGGGCTCGGACATGTCCAATTCCGCCTCCTACGGGGCGGACGGGGCCAAGAACACGAGCGCTGAAGGCGTGCCCGTGCCGGTGATCTACGGCAACGGCTTTCGCACGGCCGGCAACATCATCGGCATGTATACCGAGAACAACATGAGTGGCTCGGATGCTGCCTTGAACGGCAACAACCAGTTCCTCTACATGTTGATCAACGCCGGGGAGGGGCCGATTGCCTCGATCTCCGACGTGCGCCTGAACGATCGTCCGATCAACGAATTCGCCAACGTCACGGTGCAAACGCGCCTGGGCTACGCCACGCAAGCGCCGATCGACTGGTTCAGCAAGGTAATCAGCCCCGTTAGCAAGAACGTCCAGCTTCCCTCCAACGGCGACTACATCACGGTCTCCACGCTCTCGGACGTCGAGCAGTTCCGTCTGGACTTCACCTGTCCGGCAGGCCTCTATACGGTCGATCAGAAATCGGGCGCCTTCAAGGCGAACTCCGTCTCGCTCGACGTGGACTACCGCCCGCTTGGCAGCACCGGTGACTGGATTCCGATGGGCTCCACCACGACCAGCACCTACAAGACCGTCAACGTCTATCCGATCGTTAATGGCGCGACCGTGTTTTCGCGCGAGGGCTACACCGGCACGGAAGTGATCGGCGGGCTCACGGTGTCGGATGCGCAAACGGGTGCCAATGGCGATGCGACCGATGTGTCGAACGCCTACAACAAATACGGCGGCTACGTGGGGCGGCCGCTCGCGGCCTGGCCGGGCTCAATTTCGATGAGCGATGCCACCGCCGTCTCGCTGACCGTGCAGCACACGGGCACGGCGACCGCGCTGCACATCACCGACAACCTGCGCTCCACCGTGCGCCGCAGCTTCGCCTCGCCGCAACTCGCGCTCGGCAAATACGAGATTCGGGTGCGCCGCGACGTCAACTACGCGATCCAGACCTACGATCCGTCGGGCAACGGCGTGCTCACGTCCTTTCCGACTGACACGTCCGACTCCGCGGCCTCCGACACCTTTCTCGCGGACCTGAACGAAATCACCTTCGATGGCGTCGCCTACAACCACACGGCGCTTTTGGCCTTGCGGGTGCAGATGGACGACCAGCTCTCGGGCATCCCGAGCGTGTCGTTTCAGCACGGCGGCAAGCTCATCACGGTCTACAGCCGCACCGACGGCACGACCATGACCGCGCAGTTGCCCTCGACCAACCCGGCGTGGATCTGGCTCGACGCGGCCACCAACCCGATCTACGGCGCGGGGCTCGATATCGCACGCCTGGACATGGACTCGATCTATGCGTGGGCGGCGTATTGCGACTCGGCTGGCCTCACCTGGAACGGCCCGCTCGATCAGGTGATGAATTTCTGGGATGCCTCCGCGCTCATTCTGCGCGTGGGCCACGCTCAGGTGATCCAGGTCGGCACGCGCTATTACGTGACGACCGAGGCGCCGGCGGACCCCGTGATGATGTTCGGCATGGGCAACATCATCAAGGACACGTTCAAGATGACGTGGCTCGGGCAGAAGGACCGCGCCACCGAAATCGACGTCACCTATTACGACAAGACGGACAACAACCGCGCCCACACGGTCAAGGTCACCGACCCGACGCTCGCGCTCGCGGGCAATGCGCAAAACGTCTCGGCTATCACGCTCTACGGCGTGGACAACATCACCACCGCCTACAAGGAAGGCGCGTTCCAGCTCAACCTGAACCGCTACCTCACCCAGACGGTGGATTTCGAGGCGCCGGTGGAGGCGATTGCCTGCACGCCGGGCGACGTGGTGCTGGTGCAGCATGACATGCCGGCCTGGGCGCAGTCGGGACGTCTCGAAGTGGGCTCCACCGCAAGCGTGCTCAAGCTCGACAAGCCCGTCACGATGGTCGCGGGCGCGAACTACAAGGTGCTGCTGCTCACGAACTATGTCGTGCGCGCAACGCCCGTAGTGCAAAGCGTGATCGGCAACTTCGTGCAGATCGCAGGCGGCGTCAATTCGGCCGTGCGCGTGAACCGCATTCGCGCCGCCGGCGGGCAGGAGACCGCGATTCTGTCGATCGTGCCCGATGGCGTCTACGTCGACGATATCACGGGCTTTGCTGCCGGCCAGATGGTCACGCTCTTTGACACGGACGTGGTGACCGATGCGGACGTGGTGACGGTCGAGGGCACCAGCGACACCATCACGCTCAAGAACGCGATCGGCTACGCGCCCGAGCAGTTCACCAACTACATGTTCGGTGAAGCGACCAAGGTCAAGAAGCCGTTTCGCATCAAGTCGATCACGCTTGCGACTTCGAGCCTGAATCGCCACATCACCGCGCTCGAATACAACCCGGCGGTCTACGACCTCTCCAGCTACGCGGACGTCACCTCCACGCTCGTCGCCCCGACGCTGCCGGCCGAAGCCGCGGCGATCTCGCAGGTGCAGTCGCTCTCCGTGTATGAGGAAACCTACGTCGCCGGCACGCAGATCCTCTCGGACGTGCGCGCGGCGTGGAACACCCCGCAGGTGGGCTCGTATGCGGGCGCGGACGTCTACGTCTCGGTCAATGGCGGGGCGATGACCCTGCGCCAGAGCGTGCAGGCGGCCACGAGCTACGTGGTTGCGGGCGCGAGCGCCGGCGACAAGCTCGTCGTCAAAGTGGTCGCCTACGACCTCTGGGGCAAGCGCGCCTCGTATGACAACGCGCCCTCCATGAGCTACACGGTAGTGGGCTATGTCGGCAACATTCAGGTCGCCGACGTCTCGGGCGCGGACTTCATCTGGGCGGGGCGCGACTGCAAGGTTTTCTGGAACTACAACGCCACCACCGCGAGCTTCGAATTCGGCAGCGAGCCCAACGGCGCCGACTCGGGCACGCGCGACGCCCACTTCCAGGACTACGAGGTGCGCGTCAAGGACCATGACGGCAAGCTCCTGCGCACCGAACACACGACCGACAACTCGTATATCTACACCTACGAGAAGAACGTCGCCGACGGCACGCACCGGCGCCTGACCTTCGAAATTGCCGTGCGCGACATTTTCAACAATGTCGGCAGCCCGGCGGTGCTCGATGCCTACAACCCGCCGCCGCAGGTGACGGCGGTCACCACGAGCTCGTCGTTTGACCGTCTGCAGGTGAACTTCAACCACACCGAAGACACCGACTACGCGGGCGCGCAAATCTTCCTGCGCTGGTCGGGCGACCTCGAAATCTCGACCACGCCTGCCTACGATGGCCCGGACACATCAGTGTTGCTCACCAACCTGATGTTCAACTCGGACTATTACTTCACCATCGTCCCGTATGACGCGTTCGGTCTGGACGAGACGATCCCGACGCAGGAGTTTCACGCCCGCACGACCTACATGGACGTCGCGGCGATCGCCGACGGCGTGCTCAAGGACAGCCAGCTCATTCCGGGCCTGCAAACGCGCATCAACCTGGTGGACGCGCCGCCCTCGATCATCGGTTCGGTCAACGAGCGCATCAACACCGCCAAGGACGTGCTCAACACAGCGATTGCCACGAACACGGCGGCGATCACGACCGAGCAAACCTCGCGCGTGGCCGCCGACGGCTCGCTGTCCTCGCGCATCGATACGGTGGTGGCGAGCAACAGCGGCAACGCCGCGGCGATTCAGTCCGAACAGACGGCGCGCGCCAATGCAGACGGGGCGCTCTCGACTCGCATCGACACGGTAGTGGCGAGCACCGCGTCCAACACTGCGGCCATCACGAGCGAGGCCACCGCCCGCACGAGCGCGGACAATGCGCTCTCCACCCGCATCGACACGGTTTCGGCCAACACGGGCAATAACACCGCCGCCGTGCAGACCGAAGCGGCAGCCCGCACCGCAGCCGACTCCGCGCTTGCCACACAGATCAACACGGTTGCCGCGAGCTTCGGCTTTGATGCGACGAATCTGTGTGCAAATCCCGTGGCGAACAATGGCACGACGGGCTGGAGCGCGGTGACGGTCGTATCCAAGGCACTAAGCGATGTGCCCACGGGCGCGCCGTCGCTGAACGTGTTCAAGCAGAACACGAAGGACAACTTCTTCTCGGGCCGCACGGTGGACGTGTCGCCCGGCCAGCAGCACTACTTCGAGTGCTACTGCGCCTCGCCCGTGGCGGCCGCCGCGTTCAAGATCGGCGCGAAGTTCAGCACGCCCTCGGGCACGGTGAGCTATCTGGCTGCCGCCACGCAGACGGCGACGACCACCTGGACGCGTATCTCCGGCTCGGTGACGGTGCCCGCGGGCGTGAACCAGTTGACGCTGTGGACGAACATCGGCATCAGCGGCACCGACGAAAACAACCGCTGGTATTTCACGGACGTCGAATGGCGCCCGATGAACCAGGTGCAGCCGGCAATGGCGGCAATCAGCACCGCGCAGACCGCGCTTGCTGCGGCCGACAGCGCGCTTTCGACGCGCATTGATAGCGTCAACGCGTCGCTGGGCACGACCAACGCGAACGTGCAGACCGAGACGAACGCGCGGGTTGCGGGCGACCAGGCGAACGCGACGTCGATCACGAACCTCACGACGACCGTTGGCAGCCATACCACGACCATTAGCCAGCAAACAAGCTCGATCAATGGGCTGAGCGCGCAATACACGGTCAAGGTCGACAACAACGGCTACGTGACGGGGTTTGGCCTCGCCTCGACAGTCGTCAACGGTGCGCCGCGCTCGGAATTCATTGTGCGCAGCGACACCTTCTCGGTGGTGCTGCCGGGCTATTCGAGCGTGCGCCCGTTCACCATCGGTGCGGTCTATGGCACGCCGCGCGTGATCATCAGCAACGCGCTCATTGGCGACGCCTCGATCGACAACGCCAAGATCGGTGATGCGCAGATCACGGCGGCCAAGATCGCGTCGGCCAATATTCTGACCGCCCACATCGGCACCGCCCAGATCGACACGCTGCGCATCGCCGGTAACGCCGTGACGACGATGGTGACGACCTCGAGCGCCACCTTCGCGCAATTTACCTACGGGTCCAGGGGCGGCATCTGCCTGATCATTGGTAACGCCAACGCCGACTACTGCGATATCAACATCGATGGCAACTTCGGTGGCAGCGGTAGCGGTGCGGTGACCTGGTGCGGCTATCTGGGCGCGGGCAATCACACCATTTCGGGCTCGACTGGCACGGGCACCGTCATGACTCTTACTGTTCTTGAATGCCTCCGATGAACAACACCACCGACACCACACAAACCACCTACGTGACGGCCGATGCGAGCGGCCGCATTCTGAGCACCGGCAGCATGCCGCGCTGGATGATCGACATTCAGACGCCGCCCGCCGGCGGCAGTCTCGTCATCGGCGACGGGCACTGGGACACCGACTATGTGAAGGGCGGTGCAATCGTGCCGCGCCCGGCGAGCCCTGCGACGCTGAATGGCATGACGCTCGAAAACCTGCCGAACCCCTGCACGATCACGCTCGACGGCGCTGATCACGCCTGCACGGACGCGACCTGCGAGCTGTCCTTTTCCCACGCGGGCACCTACACCGTAAAGGTTGCGGCGTTCCCGTATCTGGATGCCACTTTCGAGGTGACTCAAGCATGAAACTACACCACAAAGTCGATGTTGCGCCGCGCCGCGCCGCCGAATATCCGTCGATGGGCGAGGCGCTTGACGCGATCATGAAGGGCTTCGCAGCGCTGATCGAACAGGGCGTGGCGTTGCCTGCGGAAACGCTCGCCTGGGTCGAGAAATGTAAGGCTGTAAAGGCGGCGCATCCGAAGCTCGATTGAGTTGGATAACAGTCAGTTCTGACTGTATAATCGGCCAACCTGGACGATTTTTAATCGAGCACACGCATGGCACAACTGAAGCAGACAGTCACCGTCACGAACGGCAGTCAGACGGTTACGGTGATCGGCAACAACGTCGCCTACCGGATCAAGAAGAACCACATCTTCATGATCACGCCGGACCTCGTGCCTTACGTGATCGCCGCTGACGCGACCTTTGATGGCGCGAACACGGTGGTGCTGCTCACGGGCGCTTACCAGGGTGCAACGAGCGCGGCCGCCACCGGCAACTTCGTGACCGACTTCACGATGCCCGACATGCTGCCGCTTATCAGCCAGGGCGACGTCGGCACGGCCGCAATCTGGACGAACACCATGTATAAGATCCAGGACTTGATGGCGCAGGTGAGCCCGTCAGGCTTGGTGGATGCTGTCAACGAGATTCGTGCCGACCTGGCTGCTGCTCAGGCTTCGCAAAGTGCGGCGCTCGCCTCGCAGACGGCAGCCAAGACCAGCGAGACCAATTCCAAGACCTCTGAGACCAACGCCGCGTCGAGCAAGACTGCGGCGGCGACCTCCGCGACTAACGCGAAGACGTCCGAGACCAACAGCAAGACCAGCGAGACGAATTCGAAGACCAGCGAGACCAATAGCGCGGCATCCGCCGCAGCGGCGCTCGCTTCGCAAAATGCCGCAAAGACGTCCGAGACCAATAGCGCTGCATCCGCCGCTGCGGCGGCGACTTCGAAGACCAATGCGGGCACTTCGGAAACGAACGCGGCGGCTTCCGCTGCTGCGGCGCTCGCATCGCAGAATGCGGCGAAGACCTCGGAAACGAATAGCAAGACCAGCGAGACGAATTCGAAGACGAGCGAGACGAACGCCGCTGCAAGCAAGACAGCGGCGGCCGGTTCCGCAACGGCTGCGGCAGGTTCGGCCTCGTCGGCTGCGGCTGATCGCGCGACGGTGCAGGGCATTCTCACGACGATGAATGCGCTGTATCTGGGCAACAAGGCCACGGCGCCGACGGTCGACAACAGCGGCAATCCGCTCGTGCAGGGCGCGGAATACTTCGACACCACGAAGCAACTCCTTCGCGTCTACACCAGCACCGGCTGGAAGGACTACGATGCGGACGCCCAAACCCAGGCGGTGAACGCGACGGCCAGCGCCTCGGCTGCGGCAGGTTCCGCCTCGGGGGCGGCGACCTCCGCCGCAAATGCCCACACCAGCGAACTGAACGCCGCTTCGTCGGCGGCGGCGGCGCTTGCCTCGCAAAACGCAGCGAAGACCTCGGAAACAAATAGCAAGACCAGCGAAACGAACTCGAAGACCTCCGAGACGAACTCGAAGACCAGCGAGAACAACGCCAAGACCAGCGAGACAAATGCGGCCGCTTCCGCCGCGCATGCGGACGCCGTGGCGGCGACGATCGGCAACCCGGTGTCAAAGGATGGCGATACGGTCAATGGTGACCTGTGGGTCGGCAATGCGCTGGACGTCGATACGAATCAGCGCACGTTCGGCGCGAACTATCGCATCGGCATCGCGCGTAGCTCGGCAACGGGCTTTTCGCCCTACATGGTCATCACGAACACGCCGTTGAAGGTGGCAAGCCCGCCGGCGGCACAGACCGACGTTGGCTCGATCAACTGGCGTTGGGGCTCGACGACGAGCGACGTGCTGGCGGGTGCGACCGGCGCGGACATTCACGGCTACGCGAACACCGATGGCTCGATGATGCTCGCGCTTTTCTCGCGCGATTCGAGCGCGGCCATCCAGAGCCGGTTCTATCTGAACAAGGGCCGCTATCTCTTTGGCTCGGCCAACGACGACGGCGTATCCGCTATTCAGGTGAACCCGTCGGGCGCAACTCTCGCGCAAGCGCCGGTCTATAACGCGCCCACCATGCGCATCATCGATGCGGGCAGCGCGACCTCCGGTGGTCTGTCGATCGAGGCGTATCAGCCGCTCATCCAATTCATCGACCGCAGCACGAGCGCGCGCGACGGTCGCATGCTCTACAACGACGGCTCGTGGCAGCTCTCGAACGACACCACGGCAGCACTTGGCACCTTCGGCAGCTACATGGTCGGCATCCACGGCGACGGCTATATGTCGCTTGGCGGCAGCCTGTCGGCTAACGCGATGATCTACATGCGCGGCACGCACGTGGGCACGGGCACGACGAACTACGGCGCGCAGATGAACGCCGAGTTCAACGAAACCTCCACGGGCGCCGCTTACGCGTATTCGTCTGTGCCGAAGGTCAAGGACGCGGCGTTCACGCTGCCGAATTTGATCGGCTTCATCGCGCAGAACCCCACGGTTGGTGCGAGCGCGACGGTTACGACCTACACCGGCGTCCACGTCAGCGATAGCAGCGCCGGGGCGACCAACATCGCCTATCGCGGCCTGATGAACTCGGGCACGAACAAGTGGAACCTCTACATGAGCGGTTCCGCGCTGAACTACCTCAACGGGCGCACGCTGTATGGTGGCACGACCGATGATGGCTCGTCGCAGGTGCAGATCAACAACCCGGCGACCGGCCACGGTCTGACGATTCGCCGCAACGCGAGCACGACGCAATACCTCGCGCTTGGCTCGAACACGGGTCTGGACACGAACGCGCCGAACGATCACAAGATCGTAGGCTACTCGCCGGCGACCGCGGCCAAGCCGATCTATATTCACGCGACCACCGATGAAGCGGGCACGACACCGACCAGCGGCACGGTCGGCATCAACTTCAAGGTGCTCAACACCACCGTCGTGAAGGTCTTCCAGAGCGGCAACGTCTCGATCAACCCGGCAGGCGGGGCGGTCGACGACGCCGCGAACGCGCTGCAGGTCGGTGGCAACGTCAAGAGCATCGGCACGATCACGGCGCAACCGGCAGGGTCGAGCGGTGCATGGATGTGGGCTGATGCGACGAAGGGCTACTTCCAGACCTACAACGACGCGATGGTCGGCTCGACGGCAGGCAACCTGCTGTTCATGGCGAACAACGCGGAGAAGGCGCGCATCACGAGCGCCGGCAACCTGCTTGTGGGCACGACGACCGACAACGGCACCGATCGCTTGCAGGTGAGCGGCTCGACCAAGTTCGGCGGTCAGACCGTCACGGGCTACGCCAACCCGATCAGCTACCTGAACGACACGAGCGGCACCGGATTTGCCGATGTGCGCTTTCAGTCGAACGGCGTCACGCGTTGGAGCCTGCAAAAGAGCACGGCGAACAACTTCAACATCAGCCGTTTCGATTCGGCAGGCACGTTCATCGACAACCCGCTGTCGTTCGCCGTCGCGACCGGCGTTGGCACGTTCACGCAGACGCCGGTTCATCCCACTGCCGCGCTCTATGACAACAGCACGAACAGCGCGACGACCGCCTTCGTGCTCGCCAACGCGATCCCACAGCGCGCGCCGCTCGGCGGCTCGGTCGATCTAAACACGATCACCTCGACCGGCACGTATCACCAGCCGACTAACGCCAACGCCAGCTCGGGCACGAACTACCCGGTGGCGAGCGGTGGCATGCTCGAGGTGTATTCGTCCTCGAGCATGACCTATCAGCGCTACACGGTCTACAACACCGGCGTGGTCTACACGCGCGCGATCTACAACGGCACGCCTTCGGCGTGGCGTCAGGCGATCGACTCGGTGGGCGGTGGCGCGATCGCGGGCGCGTCGAGCTTTGGCAGCACGCTCGGCGTGACTGGGTTGCTCACTGCAAGCGGCGGTATCAGCGTGACCGGCACCTCGACCTTCTCGGCTCGCCCGACGTTTAACGGTGCGACGCCTTGGGACTCGAGCAACCTCAACTTTGCTACGCCTCCGGCTATCGGCGCGACGACACCCAGCACTGGCAAGTTCACGACTCTCACAACCACGGGCGGTATCAACTCAGCGAGCACGGTAACGGTTGGGCCGGGCGCCGGGCAGGCTACGTCCTTCATCACGCCCTCGGCCATCTTCGCTACGAAGACAGGTAACACCACGACCAACGACACCTACACCGAAATGTGGAATGACGGCACGACGGGCGGCGTCTGGATGGTCATGGGAAGCAGCGGACGCTCGAAGGGGTTGATCACCGCGACTGCCGCACAGATGGATAGCGGCATTCCGAAGATTCTCAACCGCAATGCTGCGGTCGTGTCCGCGCATTGGTCCGGTAACTCCTCAACGCCGAACAGCCCGCAGGCGGCATACAACTGCTCGGCGACCTGGCTCTCGACCGGGCGACTGCGCATCTGGCTGAGCGAGCCTTTTGCGTTCGCCACGCACTCGATCATCGTCACGGGTTCATCGATCTCGAACGGCACGAACTGGCTGGTGTGCACGATGATTGGCAACGCTGGCGACGGCACATACATCGACATTGGCTTCACGATCACGGGTGGCGGCGGCGGCGTGATGGGTGAAGGCCAGATGCAATGCACGGTTTTGAAGGTGAACTGATGACCACTACTTATCGCATGACCAACGCAGGAGCGGAGCAAGTTGCCGAAGATGGCACCGTAACCGCTCTGAAGGCTAACACCCCCGAATACGCAGCCTTCTTCGAATGGCTCGTGGCGGGCGGCATTCCCGAAAACGCCATCACCCCGGCCGAGACGCTTGCCGCGTGCAAGGCTCGGCTCGCCGATGCGATCGACTCGAAGGTGGCCGATATCTACTCGAACTGGATGCGCTTCTCTCAGGAGTATCTCGAACGAGAAGCGGCCGCCCAAGCCTTCAAGGACGCGGGCTACGTGGGCGACCCTGGCGCATGGGTGACGGCGTTCGCCGTGCCCGCCGGCAAGACCAACCAGGAAGCCACCGACCTGATCCTCGCGCAGTCCGTAATGCTCAACGGGGCACTTGCGACGCTGGGCGCCTTGCGCATGCGCAAATACGAGATCCTCGGTGCGGCCGACGCTGTAGTGGCACAAGCCGCCTACGACGATATCGTCGCCAAGATCGACGCAACCGCAGCACAGATCCAGTGAAGGAGACCATGAAAGTCGCATTTTTCAAAGGCCGGCACCCCGGCGTCAAAGGCTGGCTCGGGGTCGCTACGAAGTGGTGGACCGATGGCCCCTACAGCCACGCCGAGCTCGTGGTGGGTCAGACAGCCGACGGCAAGAGCGTCTGCTGGAGCTCGACCTACCTCGATGGCGGCGTGCGCCGCGCCGAACTTGTGCTCGACCCCGCGGACTGGGACGTCTTTGAAATCCGCGTGACGCCCGCACAAGCAAGCGCTGCGCTTGCCTGGTTCGAGCAGCATAAGGGTCAAGCGTATGACACGCTGGGCTTGCTGGGCTTCGCCTGGCGTCACTACGAAGGCGACAAGGACAAGTGGTTCTGCAGCGAAGCCGTCGCGGCCGCGCTCGGCTACCGCGATGCCTGGCGCTACGACCCGAACACCTTCGCTGCGGTCATCCAATCGTCGGTCGCGCCCGCGCAACAAGAAGCTGGCGTTTCCTTGTCAGCCTAGTTACACTCAGAACTGACTATTCAACCCCTCAACTGGAGTTCTACATGAGCATCAAGAAAGACGTCACCCTCGAGACCACCGGCGGCACCGCAGGCTTTCACTACCTCACGCACGCCACGATCGACCGCGTGATGAAGAACACGATGGTGCAGATCCAGAGCTACGTCTCGGAAGACACCTACAAGGCGGGCAAGCAGCCGGTGTCGTTCGCAGGCTCCATTGCCATTGCGGGCCTGCCCGAAGCGGGCGAGGACGTGTTCGAGTTTGCCGAGAAGGCGCTCATCGAGCCGATGCCCGAAGGCACGGTCGAAGCACAGCCGGCCATTGCGGGTCTGATGCTCTCGCGCTACGCGCTCGCAGGCGGCGAAATCGTCTAAACGGGAGATCCAAGCGGCACGATAGTCAGATTTGACTGGCTAAACAGTCAGAACTGACTTATCATGCCGTCTTGGCCTTTGCAAGAGACAGACAAGGGAAATCAGCGAAATGACCATTGGGAACGATGACATGCCTGTCGATCTTGAAGTCCTGGAACTCCAAGTCAACACCGTCCAGCACGACGTTGGCGAAATGAAAGGCGCCTTGACGCAAATCGCGTCGGCACTGACCAAACTCGCAATCCTCGAGGAGCGCCACCAGGCGACCCAGGTGCGGGTTGAAAAAGTCGAAGACCGCCTGGTCGAGACCAACAAGGCCGTCACGAAGCTCAACGAAACCAACATCGAGCACGTGGCAATGGTCAAGGGCATGTCCAGCACCCTGAAGGTGGTCTACACGCTTCTGGCTGGGCTCGTGGGTAGCGGTGCAATCGCCATCATCGCCAAGCTCGCGCACTGACCGTGATGAAATATTCCAAAACCGGTATCGCGCTCACCGAGAGCGCTGAAGGCTGCTACCTGCACGCCTACCCCGATCCCGCGTCGCCGCTTGGCAAAGAGCTTCAGCGTCTTGGAATGTGGCAGAACGCGCTCAAAACGGGCGTGATCGCCTCCGCGCTGCTCAAGCTCTCAGGCGCACCTTGGACGATCGGCGTAGGGCATACCGGCCCGGAAGTGCGTTACGGCCTCACGTGGACTCAGGAGCAGGCCGACACACAACTGCTCGCCGACATTGCCGGCGCTGAAGCGACCGTCAACCGTCTGGTGATTCTCTCCAAGCAACAGAACGGCCTCACGCAAAACGAATTCGACGCGCTCGTGGATCTCGTGTTCAACATCGGCGCGGGCAACTTCGCGGGCTCGAGCCTCTTGCGCTACCTCAATTCCACCAACGACGCGGCAGCCGCCAACGAGTTCGAGAAGTGGGACATGGCAGGCGGCAAGCACATCGCGGGTCTGCTGCGCCGGCGCCAGGCCGAAAAGAAGCTCTTTCTCACCCCGCAACCCCTCATCGAAGGTGTGACGGCATGAGCGTCAAGACATTCTTCCACAGCATGTTCTCCGAGGTGAACAACCACACCCCGGACCTTGCCAAGTATGCCGCGGCCATCACCGCGGCCGACTTCATTTTCAACCAGACGTGGGACACGGTGGCGAACAAGGTGCCTTTCTCGGCCACCGCGTTCGGCACAGGCGCCGCGGCACTGTTCGCCGGAATCGGCGTGTGGATGTCGATGAAGAAGGAGAGTGCGCCCATCCCGCCCAAACCGGAGTAAGCCATGAACCCACTCACCAAGATCGGCCTTCTTGCCATCGTCGCGGCGCTCGCCTTTGGCGCGGGCTTCTACACCGAGCACAAGTTCGTGCTGGCCTCGCAGGTGGCAGCAGTGAAGAAGGAAGTGAAGCAAACCGCCGCGGAGATCCCCAAATCGATCGCCGCGAGCGACCAGATCCAGGCAGCGGCGGCCGCAAGCCAAGCCGCGGTCACGACGATTACGGCAGCCGTCGACAAGAAGCTCGCCGCCCCGGCACCCTCTGCACAAACCAAGGCGCTCTCACATGCACTCGCCACAACGAACCAAGCCGCAAGCGCGGTCGCTGAAGTCCAAAGCCTCACTGTTGGCGATCAGCCTATGCCTTTCGATCTCGACACTGTGCGGCTGCTCAACGCCGCCCGTAAAGGCATCGCTATTGATGCCGCCGGCAGCGGCGCTGCAGAAGTCCAAAGCGCTGCCCCTGCTGCCGGAGGATCACGTGCCGACGGTCAAGGAGTTCGTCGATAACGACCTCGAAATCGTCGGCGACTACCACGAGCTGGCGACGTATCACGATGCGTTGGTCGATTGGGTGCTCCAGATCCTCGACCAACAGGCCAAAGCCCAATAACCCAACCACTGCCCGAGAGACCGAATGACGCAAGATCAATTCGTGATGGTGTTTAACAACACCCGAGAGTTCCCCACCATGCAGGACGTCGCGCGGGAGCTTGGTCTCTCGGTGCAGACGGTGAAGAACAAAGCCGTTTCCCTGCGCCGCACCAAGGACTACGCGGGCAAGATCATCAACCGCAACGGCGTGGAGCTCCCCATGTCGGAGAACGTCGAGCGGATTCGCGAGGCGACCGCCGAGCAGTGCATCGACGCGCTGCGCTCGTTTGCGCTGCTGAACCCCGAAAAGCCCGTTACGCGCGACACCTTCCGCAAATACGGGCCGCTCGCCGAGTCGGCCTGGAATTGTCACTTCGGCTCCTTTCTCGAATTCAAGCGCCAGGCGGCACTGCAGCTTTCCCGCCAGCAGCACACGCTGGAGCGCCAGATCGCCAAGCACGTCTCGGTCGACCACTACCGGCGCGCTAACGATGACCGCCGCGATTGGGCCGAGCGCTATGTGCGCACCAACCCAAACCGCTTCAAGACGATCCTCGTGTGCTCGGACCTGCACGACAAGGAAATCGACCTCTTTTACCTGCGCGTGCTGGTAGACACGGCCAAGCGCGTGCAGCCGGACGTGATCGTCTTGAACGGCGATATCTTCGATCTGCCAGAGTTCGGCAAATACGGCGTCGATCCGCGCGAGTGGGACGTCACCGGCCGCATCAAGTTCACGCACGACCAGATCCTCGGACCATTGCGCCGCGCCTGTCCGAACGCGCAGATCGACTTCATCGAAGGCAACCACGAAGCGCGTCTGTTGCGTCACCTGAGCGACGCCACGCCGGCGCTGCGCTCGGTGCTCTCGGACCTGCACGGCATGACGGTTTCTAAGCTCCTGGGGCTGGAGCAGTTCGAAATCAACTACATCGCCAAGGCGGACCTCGCAGCTTTCACCAAGCGCGACTTCGAGAAGGAGCTCGGCAACAACTACAAGGTCTACTTCGATACGGTCCTCTGCCACCACTTCCCGCACGCGCGCAACATGGGCCTGCCGGGCGTGAACGGTCATCACCACCGGCATCAGGTCTGGAGCCACTTTAGCCCCATCTACGGCGCCTACGAATGGCATCAGCTCGGCAGCGGCCACAAGCGCTCCGCCTCCTACTGCGAGGGCGAGCGCTGGCACAACGGCTTTGTGCTGGTGAATGTCGACACGGCCACGCGCTCAACCAACTTCGACTACGTGGCGGTGACGGACTTCGCCGTCTCGGGCGGCAAGTGGTATCACCGAGAGGGCCACGAGATCGATCACTCGGTGGTCAAGCCCCTCATCCACTGAAACGGGAGCCGCAGCCGACACAAATAGCAGTTTTGACTTTGCCTCTGCTTATAGAGGCACAGTCAGAACTGACTATATAATGGCCTTTCCTAGAACTCCCCAAGGACGCCCTCATGCCCCGCAAGCAGCCTCACCAGACCCGCCAGAAAGCCCGCGCCGATCGTCGGCAACATGAGGACCATGCCAAGCTCCACGACGCCGCCGCTCAATCCGAGCAGCGCAAGGTGGTGCGTGCGTGCTTCGAGCCGATTGAAGCCCGCACAAGCGCTCAGAAGCGCTATATCGCGTCCATCAAGGGCAAGACACTGACGTTTGCGACTGGGCCCGCTGGCACCGGCAAAACGTGGGTTGTGACCGCGCTTGCAGCAGATGCCCTGCGCGACAAGCGCGTCGAAAAGATCATCATCACGCGCCCCGCGGTGGAAGCGGGTGAGGAGATGGGCTTCCTGCCGGGCGACCTGAGCGAGAAGTTCGACCCGTATCTCGTGCCGTTCAAGGAAGTGCTGATCGAGCGCCTCGGCACCGGAGCGTTCGAATACCACATGCGCATGGGCAACATCGAGGCCGTGCCGCTTGCTTTCATGCGCGGCCGCACGTTCCGCGACGCGTTCGTCATCCTCGACGAAGCCCAGAACACCACGCCGGTCGGCATGAAGATGTTCCTCACGCGCATCGGCGAGGACTGCAAGGTCGTGGTCAACGGTGACATTCGCCAGAAGGACATTCACGGACCCTCCGGTCTGGAAGACGCCCTGAAGCGCGTGACCTGGATTCCGGCAGTTGGGCACGTCGAGTTCTCGAAAGCGGACGTGGTGCGCTCGGGGCTGGTTCAGGAGATCGTCGAGAGCTACGAGCGGGAGGCGGCATGAGCGACCTCTGGCCGATCCGATAAGAAAGGTCAAGGGCGGGTCCGGTTCTCGGGTCCGCCCATATTCGTCTCTGATGGGACACGGGTAACGCGGGGCCGCCACTTGGGCTCCCAATGCGCTCCCGTAAGTATTAATAGTTATTCAATCTACATTCTAAGTATTAAGTTTTATATACGAGAGGCGAAGGATGACCCAAGTTACCCAAGTCGACGAACCCAAGCTCGCGGAATGGTTCGGGGACTTCTACGGCCACGATCTGTCATTCCTGCACTGCGAGGTCAAGGCGATTGCGAACATCGAAGGGCGGCTCCTGAAACGGGAACCCGAACTGCTCACGACTAAGTGGTTCGACTACCGGCGCATGCACCCGACAAAGGCGACTTACCTGTTCGCCCAGTGCTACCAGAAGGCGTATCAGAACTTCATGATCGTCACGCTCGATCACGAGCGCGGCCGCTTCATGAAGCCGTTCAAGGGCGGCCCCGACGTGCTGGAAGCCCGCGAGAAGAAATCGCTCTGGCAGCTCCGGCAGACGGCCGACCAGCTCGGCGTGCGCTACGACTTCTTTCTGCGCTTTGCCATGAACTGGAAGATCGCCCACAACTGGCACCACGCGCCGCGCCCCTCGCACATGAACACCAACGAGGAGATGCTCGCGGACCTCGTGCTCGCCTGGGAGGAGGAGTGCCGCAATAGCCTGCAGATTTGCCACGACGAGCGGTATCGGGCCGAAAACTGGTTCGGTCACGCCGACCAGATCGCCTATGAAGCGTTTCTCGTTGCGCAGATCAAGCAGCGCCGGCACCACCACTACGCACTTGCGGCCGCGCTCTACACGCACGGGGTGCTGCGCATCGAAGCCGCGCTGCGCGAGTTTCCTCCGGGAGTCGTCGAGCAGGCCATCACATACGCGAGCATTGAGCAATAGTCATTACTGACTATAATGTGAGTGTCAGTTTCGACGTTCGATTTCACCCCATACCCGTTGTTGGAGAGTTTCATGAGCTACCTCACCCCCGAACAAGCACGTGCCGAGCAACTGCGCGAAGGCCGCAACATGGCCCGTTGCGATGACGATTCCATCCCGTCGAGCCGCCCGCGCCTGACCGCTCGCCCGGATTACGTCGGCACCCGCGCGCAACGTCCCGCCCGGCCGAAGGTCAAGGGCGCCCCGACCGGTCACGAAGCGTTCTTGAAGGCGCTGCACGAGTCGGGCGCACAGATCGTCGTCTACATGCGCGACGAGGAAGAAATTCTGACCGGCAAGATTCGGGCGCACGACAAATACACGATCTCGCTGGAAGTCTCGGGCGACACGCACGTGATTTTCAAACACGCGATCCAGCGCTTCAAGCCCCTGCCGCGCCCGCGTGTGCAGCTGGCTCCCGTCGCTGAAGTCGCCGAGCGCGCAGAAGAAGGCCACTACCAATGAGCGACGCCACCATTCCGAGCGTCGAGGAGTCGGTCGCGGAAATGGTCGGCAAGGCCTTCAGCGGTGCAGCCGTTGAGGTCGCACCTGAGTCGGAGGAAGTCGCCAAGTTCGAGTTCGACGAGGAATTCCAGTCGAAGATCGCCACGCTCGTGCTGCGCGATACGGAATTCATGCGCCGCACCTCGCACCTGCTCAAGCCCGACTACTTCGAGAATGCCGGTGAAGCGGGGCTCGTGGATCTGATCAAGCGCTATTTCGATCGGTTCAAGCGCGTGCCCGAGTTCCCGGTTATCTCGACACTGCTGCGAGACGAAATCACCAGCGGCCGGATGAAGAAAGACTTCGCCGGCGAAGTGGTGCGCGTGCTCAAGGTGCTCAAGGACGGCGACGTGGGCGATCGTGACTACGTGGCTGAGAAGGTTGCGGAGTTCGCCCGGCACCAGGCGGTGAGCAACGCAATCCTGTCCTCGGTGAGCCTTCTGGAGAAGAAGAAGTTCGATCCGATCCTGAAGGCCATTAAGGACGCGTATGACGTCGGCTTGAACGAGGATGACGACGACTACGACTACTGGGGCGGCATCGAGGCCCGAACGGAAGACCGCCTGGACGCCGCGAGCGGCAAGACGCCGCCGAAGGGGATTTCGAGCGGCTTGCCCAAGCTCGACGAACTGCTGATGCACAAGGGCTGGGGGCGGCGCGAATTGACGCTGTTCATGGGCGGGGCGAAGGCCGGTAAGTCGACGGCGCTGCTCAACTTCGCCAAGAACGCGTCGCTCGCCGGCAAGAACGTCCTCTACGTGTCGCTGGAGCTGCAGGAAGAAATCATCTCCATGCGTCTCGACGCGTCCATCGCCGAGAACAAGATCAAGGAGCTCGGCAAGGCCATCCACGACACCGACAGCAAGATCAAGGCGCTGCGGGCGAAGGCCGGGATGCTCAAGATCAGCGTCCACCCGGCGGGCAAGTTCACGCCCAACAAGATGCAGGCGTTGATCGACCGCTACAAGGCGAAGGGCGTGATCTTCGACATTGTGGTGTGCGACTACCTGGACATTATGTCGCCGAATATCCGCACGCCCGACACGGTGGAGAACTCGAAGTCGATTTATACGGACATGCGCGATATCGCGCTGGTCGAGGGTTTCGCCATGCTGTCTGCGACGCAGACCAACCGTGAAGGCTTCAAGTCGACGGTGGCGAAAGCTGAGCACGTGGCGGAAGACTTCAACCGCATTCGTATTGCCGACTTGGTGATCTCCATCAACATCACCGACGAGGAGCGCAGCAAGAACGAGGCGCGGCTGTATTTCGCGGCGTCTCGAAATCAGGAGTCGGGCTTCACCGTGTTCATCCAACAGGACATGGCGACGATGACGTTCATCAAGAGCATTTTGAGGGTCGAGTAATGGGCGTTTTCAACCACAAAAAGGAAATGGAGTGCTTCGCGCAAGGCTACGAGATTGGGCTTGCGCAAGGGCAGGCGACCTGCGAGGACGTCATGGAAGAAAACCGCGGCAACCCTCATGCCGTCGGCGCGGCCGCCGAAGTGAGCCGCCGCATCGGCGAATTGCTGGACACGGCCGGCCAGGTCAGCGGACGGCCGGCATGAGCCACCCCTGGGTCTTCTTGCTCCTGATGATCATTTTCACCGGCGGGCGCATCACGGTGCCCATCCTTATCACCCTGCTCGCCGTGGCGTGTAGTTAGGTGATTTCACAGGGGTTGCACAAACCCCTGTTTTCAGCGCGTATCGTGCGCGCATGTGTTCTAAAACGGTGTGAAAAATGATCGAAGAATGGCGCGACATTCCGGGGTATGAAGGGCTTTATCAAGCGTCCAATCTCGGGAGAATTAGAAGTCTCGACCGTATGCAACGACTGTGGCACGGCGGTCACAGATTGCAGGCGGGCAGGGTTCTAAAGGCCGCGCCGAATAGCTGGAACTATCACATGGTTACGCTGCATAACAACGGCCAGAAGGTGTGGGCCGTCCATATTCTCGTAATGCTCACCTTCGAAGGCCCGTGCCCTGAAGGGCTTGAGGTGTGTCACGGTGACGGCAACAAGGGTAACAACGTCCTGAGCAATCTCCGGTATGGCACGCGCCTCGAGAATGCGATGGATCGCGCACTGCACGGAACGGACCCGAAGGGCGAGAGAAATCCGTCTGCCAAGTTGAACGAAGAAGCGGTGGCCGATATTCGTCGTCGGCTCGCGGAAGGAGAGCTGCAGCGCCTTATTGCGGCCGCACATGACGTCACGCAAGCGACTGTGAGCAAAATTAAGCGAGGGGCGACGTGGTGAACGATCGAGGCGATTTGCAAGAGGCGCTTGAGAGCCTCGATATTGAATATTGGCTCGATGACCAGGGTATCGCCTATAAGCAGACTCGTGGGGCTCGCGGTCGCCAGGCCAATATCAAGGAGTGCCCATGCTGCGGCAATTCAAGCTGGAAAGTCTACGTAGGGCTGGAGACGGGTCTTGGCAACTGCTTCGTGTGCGAAGAAAAGTTCAACAAGTTCACGCTCATTCGGGCGCAGCTTGGCATGGACAGCAATCGTGAGGTGATCGACCACATCACCTCATTTGCGCGCACGCAAGGCTGGCGGCCGAAGAAGAAAGTCGCCGTCGCGGTGAACCTGGACACGGAACTGAAGCTGCCGAAGTCGATCGCGCTGCCGCACAACGGGCGCAACCTCAAGTATCTGGACAACCGCAACATCACGGCGCGCATCGCTCAATACTTCCATCTGCGCTTCTCGCTCGACGGCAAGTTCTTCTACAAGGATGATGACGGCAAAACGCGTGCGCAGAACTACGCCCATCGCGTGATCATTCCCGTCTTCGACCTCGAGGGCGACCTCGTGACCTTCCAGGGGCGCGACACCACCGGCGAGGCGGACAAGAAATACCTGTTCCCGCCGGGCTTCGCCTCGACGGGCTCGGTCCTCTACAACGGCCAGAACGCGCTCAACGCCAAGCACATCGTGATCGGCGAAGGGGTGTTCGACGTCGCCGCCACCAAGATCGCGCTCGATGAGCAGGCGGAACTGCGCGACGTGGTGCCGGTGGGCAGCTTCGGCAAGCACCTCTCGCACGGCGACGACGCCTCGCAGATGGCAAAGCTCGCCACGCTCAGGGAGCGCGGGCTGGAGGCGGTTACGTTCATGTGGGATGGCGAACCCAAAGCGATCGACGCGGCCATTGAGGCGGCGCTGAAGGTGAAATCGATCGGGCTGACTGCGCGCGTGGCGGTGCTCCCGGAAGGGCGCGATCCCAACGAAGTGCCGCCGTCTGTCGTGCGCGACGCCTTCTGGAAAGCCACCACCATCAATCCGCTGACTGCGACGCGCATGAGACTCACGAAGGGGCGTTAAATTTTATTCTAGGCAATAGTCATTACTGACTATACTTCCCGATGTGCGCACCGTAGAATGAATTTCATTGAGACGCGCAACGTCTAGCGCGAAAGAGGAACGATCAATGTCAACGATCACTGTTAGCCCTACACTGCAGATTCACTCGGGCGGGACTAAGTTTTACGAAATCATCGCGTTCACCAACCCGATCGCGCGTCGCTATGTCGAAGTGCGCCGCTGGGGTCCGGTCGCGCAGATGAAGTCCGGCGGCGGGCAGATGAAGATCATCGAGCACGACTCCGGCCCGGCCATGACAGACAGCGCGGCCAGGCAATTTAACGCCAAGCAGAAGGGCGACTACCAAATCGATCGCTCGACCACGTTCGGCTACATCGCCAGCTCAAAGGGCGGCACATGGGATTCGAACGCGCTCAAGAAGGAGCGGCACTACACCGGACCCGCCACGCGCGAGGCGCTATTCACGAAGTTGGCGCTTGATGCGACGGCCGACGTGCCGATTGAAGCACGTCCGGCGCGTAAGCCCGCTGTCGAGGAGAACGTCGATCGCGGCGAAGCGTGGGGGTCGTGGTGATTGAGCCTGATCCGTTCGAAGCAGAGAACGCGGCGTATTACGAGGGCCGCGATGACGGACGCCGTGAGGGTGCAGAAGAACTGCTCGCCGGCATGTCGCCTGACGTTCGAAAGCTGGTCGAGTTCGACGCGAAGTTTCGCCTCAACAGCGTGATCCGCCAGGCCGCCGAGAAGAAGGCCGTCATCAACACATTCGCCAACATGCTGCGCGCCCATGCTGACGCGCGGCAAGAGTTCGAAGAATTCCGCCCCGAGTGGGGCACCTGGTAAGGGGAGAGCACATGGCTCAGATCGAGAAGCCCGTCTTCAAAGACGACACGTATTACCCGCCGGCACAGTCCGCAGCGGGCACGAACGCCTACTACATGGATTACTGCGCGGCGGGCGGCTGCCGTCCCGGTTATGCGGTGTGTCTGAACAAGGTCGCCGCGGTCGAGGAAGGCCGGATGCCGAGCGTGTTCTCGGGCTGCACGACGGCGATCGAAGGCAAGACCTGCCCGGCGCTCTCCATGCGCGCTCAGGAGCAGCTCGAAGGCCGCGCGATGTTCTACATCGACCGCGCCAAGCAACTCGAATTCTTCAACGCGCAAGCGAAGGCGCCCATCACGTCGGCGTTCCTCGACGAGCTCAAGGCCGCGAGCAAGGAAGCGCGCGCCGAGCGTGAGGCGAAGAAGGGCGCCACGCCGCCTCCCGTCACAAAAACCGCACCGCAGGTTACGCCCAGCGTGGTCGTCGGTAGCGGCGGTTATGCGGACGCACTCACGGCCGCCGTGACCTCAATCATGGTCGAGGCGGCTGAGCGTTCGAAGGCGAAAACGCAACTACCAGTCATGCCCACACCAACACCCGCTGCGGCTGTCGCCGCAGAACCCCCGCGAGCAACGATCGCCCCGCCCAAGATGCTGCCGGGCGAAACGATGCTCGATTTCGCCAAGCGCGTTCGCGCGCTCAAAGAGAAAGAAGCCGCACAAACCACACACTAAAGGGAGAGCTATGAACTCGAAGGACATTTTTCAGGTGATCGACCTGATCGCCAGAACCAGCAGCAAGAACGACAAGCAGGCGCTCGTCTCCGCCTATCTCGTCGACGCCGACTTTGAGCGCGTGCTCGTCGCCTCACTCGACCCGCTCGTGAGCTACGGCATCAGCAAGCGCCCGGTCGCAGGCGCGATCGGCGACGAACTGTTTGACGATGGCACCTGGCGTCTCATCGCTGATCTGGCAGAGCGCCGCGTGACCGGCAACAACGCGATCATGGCTGTCACGGGCGAAATGATTCGCCTGGAGCCGGAATCATCCGAACTCTTCTGGCGAATCATCAAGAAAGACCTGCGCGCAGGCTTCTCGGCGGAAACCGCCAACAAGGCGAAGAAGGGCACGATTCGCGCGTTCCCCTATATGCGCTGCGTGCTGCCGGAGAAGGCTAAGTTCGACAAGTGGACGTGGGAAGAGGGTGTCTTCAGTCAGCACAAGGCTGACGGCGCCTTCACGAACGTCGACCACGACAACGCAGGTATCGTGCGTCTGACCACGCGCCAGGGTAATGAACTGCCGATCGAGGCTTTCCCGGAGATGGAAGCCGAAATCCGCGAGACGTTCAACAAGGGCACGCAAACACACGGCGAAATCGTCGTGCTTATCGACGGCGTGATTGCGGACCGTGCCACCGGTAACGGCATTCTGAACAGTGTGCTTGCCGGCGGGAGTTTCGCGGCAAATGAATTGCCGGTGTTCTATGCGTGGGATCAAATCCCGCTCGAAGCGGCGGTGCCGAAGGGTAAGGTCGATACGCCATATCGCCGTCGCATTACACGACTGATCCAGCAGTTGCACGGGCGTGACAATCAGGCGGTCAGACTGATCCCGACGAAGGTCGTTCATTCGCTTGACGAAGCCTATGCGCACTGCGCAAGCCTGCAGATCGAAGGCAAGGAAGGCACGGTCATTAAGAACGGCGACGGTGGCTGGAAAGACACCTCCAGCGGCAACCCCGATGTGGTCAAGCTCAAGCTGGAGATCGACGTCGATCTGGAGTCGTTCGAGATCCTCGACGGCGAAGCAGGCACGAAGAACGAAGGCCGGGCAGGGCGCGTGGGCATGCGCACCCGCGACGACAAGCTGCGCGTTTATGTGGCGGTGAAAAACGAAAAGCTGCGCGATGCCATCGACGCGAATCGCGAAGCGTTCCTCGACCGCATTTGGCCGGTGCGCTTCAACGAGGTCATGTATCCCTCCGACAGCAACCCGCTGCATAGCCTCTTTCTGCCGCGCATGGCCGAAGACTGGTATCGCATCGACAAATACGCCGCCGACAGCCTTGAAGACGTGCTGGCTGCTCGCGCCAACGCAGTCACCGGCAAGAAGGTCGAGGAGACGGCATGAAAGTCGCCAAAAGCCCCATCAAGGAACTCTTCATCGTGCTCAACGAGCAAGGCGAGCAGCACAAGCGCTATAGCGGCGTGAAGGTGTATGTGCGCCGCTATCAGGCTGTCGCTCAGTGCCCGCCGGGCGGTATGGTGCTGCGCATCGACTCGGCGCTGGGCGAAGTCATTCACGAGGAGCCGAAGAAGTGAGCACCACGCCCGTCATCAAGGCCGTGCCGACCCTCTGGCTCGAGGAGGCAATGCTGCGCGAGAACATGGGCGTGGGCGGATATGACGTTCACGCACTCTCCTACCGCGGCCCAACCGGAGTCGGCGTGATCCGCCCGCTTGGCACGGTCGAAGTCGAGAACGTCCCGACCGGTCAGATGATGCCACCCGAACCGATGTTCACACTCACGCACAAGGCCGCGCAAGTGCTGTTTGACGCGCTCTACAAGCAAGGGTTGCGTCCATCGAGCGGTGAAGCAACGCAATCACACGAAGCAGCATTGGCAGCGACACGCGCGCATTTAAACGACATGCGCGCAATCGCGATGAAGCACGTCGGCCTCGACCTGTCCGCCGACGAACAAATTCAAATCAACACACTGGCTTTGGAGAAAGCACATGAAAAAGCAACTTGGTAACGCGTCGATCGCCGTGCTCCTGTTCGTGGCGTTCGCGGTGGCGTGGCTCACGCACATCGTCAACTGCCTCGATCACGGCAAGTGGGGCTTCCTCATCGCAGGCGCGCTGATGTTTCCGGTCGCCATCATTCACGGCATTGGCATCTGGTTCGGAGTCTGGTGATGGACGAGGTTGAGTTCAAAGCAATTCAGGCGACGATGCCCTGGCGCCACGTCGTGATGCCGTTCGATCGCGGCATGATCGGCACGCGCATCGTCGTGCTTAACAAACACAACCAGGAAGTGGATTTGATCACAATGTGCCGCTTCCTCGAAGTCATCACGACCAAGCTGGCTGCGAAGTCGGCACCGGCACAGGAGTCAACCAATGCGTAAGCGCACCATCGTCACACTCACGGGCCCGACCTGCTCGGGCAAGACCACGCTCGAAGGGTTGCTGCGCGCGGAAGGCTTCGCCGCACTCACGAGCACCACCACGCGGCAGCCGCGCGAAGGGGAGGTCGACGGCCAGAGCTACCACTTCATCGATAACAGCATGTTCAACCGGCTGTCGGTGCAGGGCGCTTTCATCGAGGAAGTGAAGTTCGGCGGTAACCGCTACGGCCTGTCTGTGAAGGAAGTCAAAGACAAGTTCACGCAGGGCAAGGACGTGGTGCTCGTCTGTGAGCCGATCGGCCTCGCCCAGATCCGCAAATGGGCCCAAGCGAACGGAGTGCCGCACGTTGCCGTCTACGTCGACAATCCGCCGCAGGTGATCGCGGAGCGCTTTCTGAAGCGCGCCGGCATCGATATCGCCGAAGCGATGATCCACAAGAGCCCCGACGACACCGCGGCGATGGTCAAGAACTACGCCGGGCGGCTGAAGGAAATGCTCACCACCGAGCAGCGCTGGGCGGAAACGGCCGGGTCCGACGTGATCGACCTCTACGTGCCGGTCTTCGAGCGGGAGAACGAGGAGTCGGTGATCCGCGTCATCAAGTCGAAGGTGCTGGGTCTCGCCGGCGTGCATCCGATTCAGCAGGTGGCGGCATGAGCAACCGCCTGTTCTATGGCGTGCTGTTTGTCGTCATCGTCGCCGTGCAGCTTGCCTGTCTACTGTCGGTCGGGCTCGAGTCCTCGCAGGCTGCGATTCTCTGCTTCATGACGCTCGCGGCCGCGCTCTCCCTCTCGCTAGGCGCGAGGGCGATCTACAGCGGCCAGATCGTGCATCTGCGCACGCAGTTCATGGAACTGAGCCGGCAGTCCGCCGCGCGCCAGGCCACGCTCGAAGAACTCAAGGAGGAGGTTCGAGAGCGCCAGCAGTGACCGACCCTGTGGTATCTTTGAGCGCCTCTGGAGAACATTCATGCAGGCGCTCAAAGACATTGGGGAGTTGTCTTCCCTCCTGGGCAATACGCCCCTCGCTTCCTCTCCCATGTGGGAGACTCCGCTGGACAGGATTCACCCGGTTCAGCTCCACGCTTTTCTCACGCGACTGAAGCTCGACGCCCAAGACGAAGAGGGCAAGTCGATCATTGAGACTGTGCTCATGCAGGTGCGACAAGCGCACGCACGAGGCGAGATTGCAGACGTGCCATTGCTGCGCTTCGCTATTCCGCAAGAGCGCATGACGCTTGGCGAACTGCGCGTCGGTTTAGAAGCACTGACGCAGCCCCGACCGGCCGCCGTCCTCTTTGGCCTCGAGCTCGACATGCCGATTGATGACCTCATCACGCTCAAGTGGGAGCGAGCACTGAATTTTCGCCGCGACGGGCGCCTCACGCCGCTCGCTAACGAGATTTTGAAGGCAGCACCGCGTCATATCCGCACCCACTATGTGTTCTGGCAGGAGATCGACGACAAGGTGGCGCCGCTCTTTGGTCTGTCGCTGGAGCTCGCCGACGTGTTTGACCTGGAGTGGCCGGAGTTGCGCGAAGCCTATCGCACCATCATCAAACTGGACCCGCAGATCGAGCGCGCGAGGTGGTTGTCGGAGTGATAAACGAAAGCCGCCTCAAGGGCGGCTTTTTCATCGGCGCTGCCGGGCGTGAAGCACGTTCAGAATGTCGATGCGATCAGACCTGATCCGATAGACGACAATGTAGTTTGGAAGCACGACCATCTCGCGGGTATTCGGCTTGCGCCCCTCGCGGTAGATTTGGGGATGGTCAGGCAGGGCGGCGGCCGCCGCGAGTATCGCGTCCATCACGAAGTCGGCCGCGCCCGGTGAGTCTTGCCAAATCTGATCGTGGTAGAACTGGAGTCGGTTTTTCGCTCTGTCGGTCCAGTTAACGGTCATTGCGCTCCCGACGCTTCTTTTCCTGATATGCGCGCATTTCGGCTACCACCTGATCGTGCGGTGTCAACAGGCCCGCGTCAGCTTCGGCGATGCCCGCCTGGACTTCCTCCCGAAACCACTTGTCGTAGGCTTCGGCTTCTTCCTTCGTGTCGTGCCCGCTGACGGCGGGCTCAGTCCAGATATTTCCCATTTCGATCATCCTTTTCTGGCTCGGCTTCGATTATCGCGTCAATTTCATCGAACACGGCCTCGTGTTCGGTGAGCGGACCGTCGCGATTTGCCATCGCGCGCTGGAGCTTCGCAATCAGCCACTCATTGTAGGCGTCTGCTTCGTCGGCCATCTCAGTCACCCTGGATCATTCCCGATGATAGCGCGGGCACGTCGGCGCGTCATCGAATGCCTCGATTGACATAATAATGATTATCACTCTGGAATCGGGCCGACACGAACTGCCGAATCTTCGGCTCCGCAGTTCGGACAGATCGGCTCCTCCATGTAGAGTCCATCGTCCCGATGGTGCGCGGCATGGAATTCCTCAATGTCCTCGGCTGTGTAGCCGCAGAGCGTGCAGGTCCATTTCTCTGCCATGCTGCCTCCCGGTTGGCGCATTTTCTGGCATGGAATCCAGTTTGCTCATAGTAAGCGTAACCGTGCGGAGGACGCCATGTGCTACAAAGACCCGTCTGCCATGCTTGCGAACATTCTGGAGGGCCGCGTGCTCAAACGCAACGCTGGCGGTCATACGGTGCTCGAGGACTTTGAGCACTTTTGCGCTTACTCCGGCTGCGACCCGACAAACGCCTGGGCGAAGCTCGCTTTCGTCAGTGCTCGTCTGCCGGAAGCGGTCAATGATCCCGCCAATTGACCATACGCATCTGATGCTGGCGACGCTCGCCCGGGCGCCGTTCACGCGCGAAGGCTGGATCTTCGAAATCAAATACGACGGCTACCGCGCGCTGGTGCGCAAGGATGGCGATCAGGTGGCGCTCGTGTCCCGCAACGGCAACTCGCTGAACGGCTCGTTTCCCGATATCGTCGCCGCGCTTGAGGCGGTGCCGGGCAGTTTCGTGTGGGATGCCGAACTCACGGTGGACGAAGCGGATGGGCGGCCGTCGTTCGAGCTCCTCCAGCAGCGGGCGCGCATTCGGGTTCCATTGCGGGTGCGCGCTGCTGCTCGTGAACAGCCAGCCAGGCTCTACGTGTTCGATATGCTCGCCTCCGGTCGAGAGGACGTGCGACGCATGCGGCTGCTTGAGCGCAAGGCGATGCTGCGTGAGAGCTTCATGGACACGAAGGTCATCGTCTATACGGGCGGCGTCGAAGAACATGGGGAACTCGCGTTCCAGCACGCGGCGACGCTCGACCTCGAGGGTGTGATGGCAAAGCGGCTCGATGCGCCCTACACCGCCGGCCGCACACGCGACTGGCTCAAAATGAAGAACCCGCATTACAGCCGACCTGCCGCGCTCGGATGGGGCCGCATGTAGCAACGTCACGCCTCGTCGTCGCTCATGAGGTTGGCAAGGCCCGGGAAATGGACGTCGCAGCGCTGCCCGAAATCCGCCGCATTGCGGTGCGGACAGCTCGCCAGCCGGTCGCCCAGGTCCGTCATCGGGAAGTCCGGCCCAAAACGCGCGACCAGCCGCGCGAGTTGAAAGTGACCGCGGCGCTCACAGCGCGAACATGCCACGTCGAGATGGCTCGCGCGGGCGGCCACATCACCTAACGCAACGGCACCCGGCTTTCTCATCAGTAGTTGCTGTCGAGCCATGCCTTCGCCCAATCGACGCCACGCTGAGCGGCGGCCGCTTCCGTGTCGTAGTAGCCAATGTCGGTGAAGTTGAATATCTGGCCGTCGTCCTCGTCTTCCCACGGACCACGCTCGACCTCGACCCACGCGTGCCAGAGAAAGCCCTTACGCTCGGGAAAGGAGCGAATCTCCCACTCACGGTGCGCCACCTTCATGACAGGCTGCATGCTTGCTCCACAGGGTTATCCACGTTTTCTGTGGATAAGCAAGGCGTGTGCGCGGAAGACCATTAGTTGCATTGCTCCGCCTCTACCGGCGGGCTGGTGTCCTCGAGCGCCAGTTGACCCTGCGGGTTGCGCGAAAACTCGAAGCGGATTTGCGTGACCTTGCGGCCCTCCTTGATCGTCGACCAGTTGATAAGCCAGCCGTCTTTCTTTTGGAGCTCCTCGACAGCCACCTCGATGATCTGGCGACGCGCATCCTTGAAGTTCTGGAGATGACTCGGCTTTGCATCCATCGCGTGCAGGAACTCGCGGATCGGCATCTGCCGCCAGCCGGTGTCTTTGAATTGCATGAGGAGCTCGAGCAGTCGCCACGAGTAGATCGAGCGAAGCCCCGAAGCCTGTTTGAGTAAGTAGGTCGTGTGGTTGCCGCGCAAGACCATCAAATACGGCGTTGCTTCGGGCGAGAACCGCAATTCGACCCATCCGGCCTTCTCGACATACGTCGCCCCACTCACCCACCGGTCCTTATGCACGGCAACCGCACCGCGCTGCACCGGCTCGCTCCACGTGATCCAGCGCTCGGCGAGCGACTCGCATCCCGACTTCAGTTGAATGTAGGCCGTGGACATGTCGATCTCGAAGGTGTCGGCATACTCCTGGGCCGTCAAACGCACCTTGTAGCGGTTATGACTGTCTAGGCGCACGCTGTCGAGCTTCGCGGCGCATGACTTGACGATCCGCTGCTCGGCGACCGTTTTGAGCCCGTGCGACGCCGCGAGCAGGTCATTGTGCATGGACACATGTCGATCAACCAGGCTCGGCCCAGTGGTGGCGTGCTTGAGCTTCATGCTATTGGGAGGATTTTCAGGTTGCCAGGATGCGGGTCACATTGGGAGTGGTGGCATTCTGCACCCCCATTTTGGCGTTGTCACTGGGAGGATTTTCAAGTCTGTCTGTCCCTCGTTCTGCTATTGGGAGGATTTTCCATGTGCATAACCGGCGATGACTTGGCTTTCCTCCCAATACCGACTGGGCTTTCCTCCCATTTGACTGGGAAATCCTCCCATTTGACTTGGCTTTTCTCCCAATAGCGTCTCGCAACGCCTTATCCAGCAAGGGTTTGAGGCGTATACAAACGGGTTTACAAACGTCTACAAACCGCGCGCGAGAGGATTGTGCATAAGGTTGGCCCACCCAAGTGCCAACTTGAAAATCCTCCCAATAGCCCAGGCGCATCTGAAAACCCGAAAAGCGTCTGCAAGAAGACGGTTACTCGAAGCCCAGACGCTTCTTCTCGCGCGCCACTTCCTTCTTCAACGCCTCGACGATGAAGTCGTTCTTGGTTTTCTTGAGCGCAAAGCAGATCAGATCCAAGTCTTCTTTGAGCGAGGGCGGCACCCTCACCGGCTGCTGCACCGGCACCTCTTTGGCCGGCTGCTGCGCTCGGATCGCCTGCAGGTTGAGTCCCTTGCCCGAGCGTGCCGGCGCGGTCACCTCAACGGCCGCCGGTTCGACTGCGGGCTCTGGTTCGTGCAACGCTTCAATGGCGCCGGCCTGCTCCCGCAGTTGCTCGCGAAACTCATCGCTTTTGCGCCGGGGCGGACCCATGACTGATTTGATCATAACGAGAACACTCCCAAATAAAGGTCTTTCATCTCGTTGGCGGCCGCCGCGTCCCAATACCGGCCAGTCAACTCCGCCACTCCCCTGCCCTGCGCCATCGCAAACTTGTAGCTCTCGCGAGCCGCCACCAGCATCTTCATGCGCGGCAGCCGGTGCTCGAAAGGCTCGATCTGAGCGATCATCGCCTGCGTCATCAGTTTCCTTTTATCGGCCTGATTGAGCACGATTTGGATCGGGATTTTCTTGGTGTAGGTGCCGACCAGATCGAACAGATCGGGCACGGTGTTGAGGTCCGCGGGCGATGGAATGAGCGGCACGACGACGTGATCGGCCACCGCGAGTCCCCACCGGAACACGTCCGAGTCCTGCCCGCCGACGTCAATGAAAACGTCCTCATATTCCTCGGTCAGTTCGCCCAATTCCTCGGCAAACTCGTCCTCGTCGAGCTTCTTTCCCTTTGCAATACGCTTGACGTGGACCTCGGGCAAACCGCCTGCCTCACGTCGGTCGGCAGCCCACTTGAACGTCGAATTCTGGCCGTCCAGATCGAACACGGCGACCCGCCGCCCCTGCCCCGACCGGATTGATGCCAAGTTTTGTGTAAAGGTAGATTTGCCCACACCTCCCTTTTCTGTTCCCACCATAGTTACGGACCTAGCTTTTTTCATAGCCTTCTCCATACGAAGTTTTGCCGGTAGCGTAATCCATAGTGGATGTTCATACAAGAAACATTGCAAGCCGAACAGCACGTTCGATACCTTGGTATGTTGATACCTTGGTATCAAGCTATCAAGTTTTGTATCAACTTTTGTCCATGACGAGGTTGCTTTCCATTATGCTCGGGATCAACAATACTTGCACGATAGGTGCATCAATCTAAAGAAGGCAACCTTTGCACAATTACAACTAAACCGATATCAGTCCTCAAATATAATTCGTTACAAACTACCCCTAAAAGAGCTTGGCAACGTTTCGAAAATAACTATCAAGAGGACAGAGTTTGACACCTAAAATTCCGGCCCACTTCAAGGGCTCCGGCTTTCCCGATAGGTTAAGAAAGTCTTTGGATGACAGGCACGAGACAGCGGCCGGGCTGGCGCGCGCCATTGCAGTGACTCCCCAAGCTGTGGGCAAGTGGCTCAAAGGTGGGGACATAGGCTTTGAAGTGCTACAGAAGGTAGCCAACCATCTTGGCGTCAATTGGGTTTGGCTACGCTATGGTGACGCAGCGCTGCGGTCCTTAGAAGAACAACGATCCCAAGAGACCTTTGGACAGCGCCGCAGAGAGTTTGTCGAACAAGTCATCGCCAATGAGGAGCGGCTCTCAGTCGCTATCAATCTATTGGACGTCGGTGTCATTGAGGAAGACCTGCTAACAGGGAAGTGCTATTGGAACGACCCCGCACGCCGACACTTAAACGCTCCCTCCGAGATCCTCCCGTCCCACGACAGCTTTCGCGCTTTATTATCTGATGATTGTAAACCGTTGGTTGATGATTTCTACAATCGCACCCTGTTGGAGTCTTCCGAGCGAGCCACACTTTTGGTGCGACCAAGGGACGCATTATGTCCCAAAGTGGAGATAGTCTTTCAAATTTACCGCAATGATCGGGGTCAACCGATTCGTTTGATAGGCGTTAGCAGGTGTCCGCACTTCGAAGCGACCAAAAGGGCGGAATAACCGGCAAATTTTGCCGTCTTTTTTAAGTAACACCTCGCAAACATTTTTTAACAAAAAAGTAACTGCCAGTTGTCTTTCGCCTTCAAGGCTCATACAATTCCATCACTGACTCGCCACTGTATGAATGCACAGTAAGGCGACGACGCAAGCCCCTGTAATACAGCCATAAAAAAAGCGCCCTCGTGGGCGCTTCTTTAAGCCAACCGAACTGCTATGAAACCGACTACCGCCTTCTCACTCGTTATCGCCGCCCAGCGCCGCGACGACTTGCGTGAACTTGTGCTCGTCGGCCTTCGTGCTCAGCTTCGGGTTATTCGGGTTCGCGTCGCGGATCGCCTTGATCAGTGCAATCTCGTTGCGCGTCAGAATCGGCTGTTCGCTGAAAACTTCTTGAATCGCCTTCCAGTTCTCCGGTTGGTATTCGTTCATGCACAGCTTCAGCAGGAACACCGGGTCCACGCCCAGCGCTCGCGCTACGCGGCCAACGTGAATCAACGGCAGCTTCGAGTGCCCCTGGCGAATCATCGACAGCATGTTCGGCTTGAGCACACCGCCAATGTCCTTGCTCAGTTGTGCCAGCGTCATTTGACGTAGCGCGACCTGTGCATCGAAGTATTCGGCGACAGTCATTGCTTCGGGCTTCTTCTTCGTGGTCATTTTGTTCTCTCCTTATCGGTGCGGGACGTCCCGCGTATTCTGTTGAGTCGATTATAGTCAGCTAGTAATAACTACTGACTGAACTTGGTGGGAGATATCGCATTTGGGCTGGTTGTCAGTGCTGACTGACAATGCCTATGTGCCGGATTCTACTCACTTTTTTACCGAATGCAATCCCGAGTGGATGAAAAAAGACGCATCTAATCGACATACAATAGTCAGCGATGACTATAATGTTTCAGCAACGCATCAAACTGTTTAAAAGTTTCTGGAGAGTTCCCTCAATGAACACGGGTAACACGCAAGCACACATCGCAGCATCGGCCGCAACCCAACTGGGCGCCCTGATCGAGCCTGACCAATACGTCGAATACCTGGAGCAGTCGTCGCAGGTGTCGCGTCTGGACCTCGGTTCGTCCTTGATTAGCAAGATGATTCATCCGGCGTTGGGAGCCATCTTGCTCATCAGCACTGACTCAGGAGCGACCGCCCTCATCCCGCTCATGTAACAGTCTTACCTGCGAGTCTTGCGGCGTCTTCGGACGCCGTTTTTTTTGCCAGAACAACAGTCAGTAATAACTGTTGCGTGCCCTGAAATGCGTCTCTACAATTGCACTTGTTCAGTCAGTATTGACACACTAACAAAAGGGGTATGCGATGAATGAACGTGTTGCAGTGATGCGTGAGGCGGTCGTCAAGCTCACGCAGATGCTTGCCGGTAAGGGCGTGCGCGTCACGCAGCAAGGGGTGCAGGCTTATGTCGAACCGGGCCCGGATGGCGAGCCGCAGCGTGTGAACCTGCCCTTCATCCCGGATAACGCCACCGATGAACTGATCGACGCGATCCAGGGCTTTCTCGACCACGAAGTCGCGCATATCCTCTTCACCGACTTCAAGGCGATGAATGAAGCGGGTCGCCGCAGCCCCTCGCTGCACAACATGGCGAACCTGATCGAAGATGCCCGCATCGAAAAGGCGATGGCACAGCGCTTTGCAGGGTCCGGTGCCAATATCTCCACGGTCGGACGCTTCTTCCTCGAGAAATACACCAAGCGCCACGTCGAGGAGTGCGCCAAGAAGGGCGACGCGAACGGCGTGAAAGCCGCCGTCATGGTCCCCGCGATCCGCGCGATGGCGGGCCAGCAGATTTTCAAGGAGTTCATGAGCAACCACCCCGACTACGCCGAAGCGGTCGAGGAGGAGCTCGCCAAGATCGAACACCTCGCCTCGCAGATCGAGAACTGCGCCTCGACCGCCGATGCGGTCGCAGTCGCCGAAGAAGTGCTGAAGGCGCTCGGTGCGGGCGGTGGGTCCGGCGGTGGTGGGGGTGCCACCAAGAAGAAAAAGAAATCGACGGGCGGTGCGGCCAAAGCCGGTGCGAAGGGTAGGGGCAAGGGCAGCGCGTCAGACGAAGGCGAAGAAGAAGAAGGCGAGGAGGATGAGGAAGGCACGTCCGGCGCCGGCAAGTCGAGCAGCGAAAAGTCCGAAGAGGAGGACGAAGGCAAGGGCGAGGAGGGCGAAGAAGGCGAGGAGGGCGAAGAAGGCGACGAAGGCGAGGAGACCGACGAAGAAGGCGAGGGCGGTGCTGGCGAATCCGATGACGGTGACGACGGCGAGGACTCGACCGATGGCAGCTCGGACGGATTTGCCGAAGCGCTCGACAAGGAGACAGCCAACGGGTTCGACGATGCCATGAGCCGCATCATTACCAACGAAGCGGTCGAAACCGCCAAGCACTCCGACTACCTCGTCTACACCAAAGACCACGATCGCATCGAGCCACTGCACGTGGGCTCGGGCTTCAAGCCCGAAATGACCAAGCGCATGGCCGATGACGTCGACCACATGGTGGGTCCGCTGCAAAAGGATCTGGAGCGCGCCATTTCCGCCCGCTCACTGTCGGTGTGGGAGAACGGCCGGCGCAGCGGTCGGCTGCACGCGGGCAATCTCTCACGCTTGGCGGTAGGTGACACGCGCGTATTCCGTAAAAAGCACGAATCGACGAGCAAGGACGTTGCGGTGGAGCTCGTGATTGACAAATCCGGTTCGATGATGGGCTCGAAGATCCACACCGCGGCCAAAGCGGGCTACGCGCTCGCCTCGGTCCTCGATCGCCTGGGCATCAAGTGCGAGGTGATCTGCTTCACCACTGGCGAAATCGTCGACCGGGAGAAGCTCGCGGAGGAGTCGAAGCTGCTTGGGGGCAGGTCGTTCTCGCGCATCGAAAGCCTCTACATGCCGATCCTCAAGTCGTATAACGAGCGCATGGGCTCGACCGAAGTGCGCAATCGCTTCGCCTGGCTGCCCAATGTGGCGACGCTCAACAACAACGTCGATGGCGAGTCCATTGAGATTGCCGCGCGACGCCTGATGAGCCGACGCGAGGCGGGCAAGATCATGATCGTCCTCTCGGACGGAGCGCCTGCAGCCTACGCCGGTGGCGCGGTGCTGCGCACCCACCTGAAGGACACGGTGGAGAAGATCGAGAAGGCGGGCGTGCGCGTCGTTGGCATCGGCATCGAGTCGACCGAAGTCACCCGCTTCTACAAGCGCCACATGGTCCTCAATGACGTGAGCGAACTGCCGGCGCGCGTGATGAAGGAGCTGCGCGGTCTGCTGATCGGCTAATTGTTGTTTTTGCTCGGGAACAGTCAAAACTGACTAGCGTTCCCGAGCAAGCGACATTATCATTCTCATATCGCAGCAACGTTGCTGCACTCAGTAATAACTCACCACACTTTGGAGAAAGAACAATGAGCGACACCAACAAAATCGAATGCAAAATCTGCGGTGCGCACGTCCACGTCATCCAGTCGCACCTGAAGAACGACCATCCGGAGTTGAGCATCGCCGAGTATCAGACGAAGTTCCCCGACGCACCGATCCTCTCGGCGCTCGCGCAAGAGCAACTGGAGAAGAAGCGCCGCGATAAGGAAGCGGCAGCAGCAGCCGCACCGGCTGCGGTCGAGATGGCAGGCACGGGCGCAGCACTCGCATCGGTGTCGGCACTGATCCCGAAGGGCGCGACGACGAAGGGCGCGTTCCACGAAGTGTTCAACCTGGGCAAGATCAAGACGGCACTGTCGGCGAAGGGCGAAGCGATCCCGATCAGCATCATCCCGACGCCGGAGCACCCGGATATGGTCCCGACGATCTCGGATGACTACGTGTATGACGTGGACGAACTGAAGAACGTCATCCTCGCGCTGGAGCTCGGCATCCCCTGCTACGTGTGGGGTCACAAGGGCTCGGGCAAGTCGGACCTCTACGAGCAGATTTGCGCCCGCACCGGTCGCGCCCAACTGCGCGTGCAGCATACGGTCAACACGGAAGAAAGCCACATCGTCGGTCAGTGGACGGTCAAGGACGGCGCCACGCAGTTCGAACTCGGACCGCTCCCGCTTGCCATGAAAAACGGCTGGGTCTACGCCGCCGACGAATACGACTTCGCGCTGCCGTCGGTCCTCTCGGTGTATCAGGCCGTGCTCGAGGGCAAGCCGCTCGTGATCAAGGAGGCGGACGCCGCCAACCGCGTGATCAAGCCGCACCCGAACTTCCGTTTCGTGGCAACCGGCAACACCAACGGCTCGGGTGACGAAACCGGTCTGTATCAGGGCACGTCGCTGCAAAACAGCGCCAACTACGACCGTTTCGGCATGGTGATCCACAAGCAATACATGAAGAAACAGTTCGAAAGCCTCATCCTGCAAAAGCGCTGCGGTCTGCGCGCCGATGACGCCGACAAGCTCGTGGACTTCGCCGCGCTCGTTCGTGAAGCCTACGACGGCGCCAAGATCAGCGATGTGATCTCGCCTCGCACCTTGATCTACGCGGCAAAGATCGGCGTGAAGCGCGGTTCGTGGCGCCAGGGCTTGCAACTGTCCTTCATCAACAAGCTGTCGAAAGTGGACCGCGAAGTCTGCGACGGCCTGGCTCAACGCATCTTCTCGTAATCGCCATGTATAGCACTGACGTTTCCGAGTGCTATGCCGGCAACCTGGGGTTCGTCCACACGGTAGCGCGCAAGTGCTACGGACGGCTCCAGGGGATGGGCGCCGCATTGGACTATGACGATGTGTTTGGCGATGTGCGCATCGCTTTTGTTGAGGCCCATCAGAAGTTTGATCCGACGAAGGGCTTCGAATTCAACACCTACTTCGCACGCGCTGCCTACAACAAGCTCAACCGCGTGGCGGAAGACGTCGAGGAGGAGCGCATCACCAACGGCGTGCGCAGCTTCGAGGAGCTCACGACCGACGAGGACATGCACGCCATCGAGCGCATTCCGTGCGAGGCGATGACCCCGGACGAATGGCTTGAGCGGCGCGAAGCGAGCGAGGCGATGGAGCGGGTGGTTGAGGGCTTGAGCCCGATCGCCGCGGTGATCGTTGAGTGGATCGCCCAGCCGCCCAAGCTACTGCTCGAGGAAGTCGCCAAGCATCAGGCCCACGCCGAATACGCGCGCAGCGTCGGACAGGACATGCGCAGCTTCGCGGGCGTGAATGTGTCCTTCATCTGCAAGTTCTTGCGCCTGACCATGCCCGAACGCGCCAAAGAGATTACGGCTGCCGGCAAGGAAGTGCGCAAGTTGATCGAATCACTGTAAGGAATCTGAGCATGGAGCCGTCCATTGAAGTTCTCGCAGCACCGGTGATGGCGCCGGGCTGCTTTGCTGCCGCGAGCGTGTTTAGCCACGACTCGCAAGTCTGCCGCCAGTGCGCCGTGTTCGATCAGTGCGCGGGCGAGGCGGTCAAGACGCTCCAGGCGATCCAAACGACCGTGAACGTGCGCGACTTGCTCGCACGCCACGAAGCGGCCAGGAAGAAGGTGCGTGGACCGATGCCCGGTCCGGCACTGCGGGCGCAGGCCGCACAGATCCAGGCACAGCAGGCCGCACCCGCCGCTCAGGTGACGACGGTGCAGCAAGCCATGCTCGATCAGGAAGACGAGGTGGTGGCAGCGGTGCCGGCGAAGCCCGAACTGCCCAAGACGCCGGTAGCCCGCACGACGAAGGTGGAGAAGGTGGAAATGCCCATTCTCGCCGACGACGAAGCGGTGCTCGCCACGCTACCCAAGAAAGCGGCCGAACACGCGTCGCGTTTCATCAAATCCGGACTACTTGAGCGCATGCGCAAAGACTTGTTAGCCGGCGTGAATCCGTTCGCTCAGAGCAAGCCAGAATTTATGCGCATAGTCTGCGACGCACTGATCACCGGTGGCACGACGAGAAGCGCTCTAAAGCAGCGATTCGTGCAGGAGCTCGGTTGGGGCGATTCGGCCGCGTCGTCGCACGTGTCGCAAGTTTGGCCGCTTTTCACGAAGTTCAACATTGCCGTCGAAATCGACGGTTGCCTTTCACTATCCCCTGCGCGCGCTTGATTCAATAGCAGCACGCGAACACAACACACTGGAGGACGAAATGAACGTGGAACGCTTGACGCGCCTGGCGGAAGTGCTCGAAGCGCAGAAGTTCGTGGCGAAGGCGGAATTCAAGCTGGATGAGTGGTTCGAAGCCACAGACCATGACTCCTTCTGCACCTTCGGCGAAGCCATTGATACGCCCGACGGCGAAATGTGGCAAGTCGACCCGACGACGATCGCGTGTGGCACCGCCGCTTGCGCCTGCGGTCACGCGGCGATGATGCCCGAGTTTCAAGCCGAAGGCTTCAAGCTCCTCGCCGATATGAGCGACTGTCAGGGGGTGCCCTATTTCGAGGGCGAGATCGGCTGGCGGGCGGTGGAGAAGTTCTTCGGTCTGGAGAACAGCGAGGCGTCCGACCTGTTCTCGCAGAGCGCCCACAGCTACGAAGGCACGACGCCCTTTGAAGTGGCGCAGCGCATCCGTGAATTCATCAAGGAGCAGGCATGAATCTGGGTCACGCGCTCGGCGTGCGCTCCGACTTCTCCATCGGTCGGTCGATGCTGCAAGTCGACCAACTGGTCGAGAAGGCGAAGGAGCTGGGCTACGAGTCGGTAGCGCTCACCGACGCCATGAGTCTGCACGCTATGGTCGATTTTGCGAACCGCGCCAAGAAGGTTGGCATCAAGGCAATCATCGGCTGCGAAATCCGCGTGGTCGACGATCCCACGTATCGGAAGCCCAAGAAGGCGGAGGGGATCGCGGAAAAGCCCAACCCTAGCTACACCCTGAAGGTGTATGCGAAGGACGAGAAGGGCGTCTCAAGCCTCATCAAGCTGCTCTCGAAGGCGAATTCGCCCGAGTATTTCTATTACGTGTCGCGGGTTGGGCTCGCTGACATTTCGATGCTCGATGGCGTGGTCGTCACTACCGGCGATTACAACGGACTCTTCCATCACCCGCAAGCTAAGGCGATTGCTACCGAGCTGGAGCACTGCTTTGGCGAAGACTTCTTCGTGGAGCTCGTGCCGATTGACACGCCGCTCTACGACACGCTCAACGCGAAGGCGTTGGAGGTCGCGCGCGATCTGGGCGTTCAGCCGATCCTCTCTTACCCGACCTACTATCGGGACAACGCCGACGCCGACACCCTCGCGGTGCTGAAGGTGATCGCCGACGGCGACAAAATGGACACGAAGTTCCGCTCCATCCAGCACGTGAAGGACTTCGCCTTTCACGATCCGAAGCACCTGGTCGACCGAATGAAGGTCGCGCACGCGCGCGCCGTGAAGTTCTACGGCGTGAATGAGCCCAAGCTCTGGCTCGCCGGCCTGCAGAACGTCGAGAAGATCGCGGCCAAATGCGGCTACGAGTTCAAGAAGCAGCCGGTCTCTCTGCCCGAAATGGCAGAGAACGAATTCGTCACGCTCGGCAAGAAGTGCCTGGAAGGGTGGAAGCGCCGCTTCTCGACACCGGTGCTCGGGTATCTGCCGGGCCCGGCCGACATGCCAGCCTACAAGGCACGTCTCCAATACGAACTGTCGGTGCTCAAGAAAATGGGCTTCTCTGGCTACTTTCTGCTCGTGGAAGACCTCGTGATGTGGGCGAAGGAAAATGGAATTATCGTCGGTCCCGGCCGCGGATCAGTTGGAGGAAGTCTCGTCGCTTATCTGCTTGGCATCACCGACGTGGACCCGATGCGCTTCAATCTCCTGTTCGAGCGCTTCATCAACCCCGAACGTCTGGACTTGCCCGACGCCGACCTCGATTTCATGTCGAGCAAGCGCCACCTGGTGATCGAGTATCTGACGAAGAAATACGGCGCCGATCGGGTCGCTGGGATCTCCAATTACTCGACGCTCGCTTCGGCCTCCGCGCTGCGCGACACCGGCCGCGTGCATGGCATGCAGCCGCTTGACCTCACCGCAACCAAGCTCGTGCCCAAAGAGCACGGCATTTCGCTCTCGCTCACCGAGTCGGCGAAGGTCGTGCCCGAGCTTGAGAAGTTCCGCGACGAACACGCCGAGATTTGGGCGCACGCGCTCAAGCTGGAAGGCGTCATGCGTAACTTCGGTCAGCACGCAGCCGGCATTGTGGTGGCGGGCGAGCCGCTCGTGAACCGGGCGGTGGTCGAGACACGCGGCGAGTCCCCGGTTGTGAACTGGGACAAGCGCGTGGTCGAAGACTGGGGCTTGGTCAAGATGGACATTCTGGGCCTCTCCACCCTCGACGTGCTGGAGATCGCCAAGAGCTACATCGAGGAGCGGCACGGGGTGAAGGTCAACTACCTCGACATTCCGCTGGGCGAACACGACGTCATGGATGCGTTCGGGCGCGGCGATACAACGGGTGTGTTCCAGTTCGACTCAGGCGGCATGAAGGCGCTGCTCAAGAACCTGGCGATGGGCGGGCCGCTCACGTTCGATGATGTGACCGCGGCGACCGCACTCTACCGGCCCGGTCCGATGGATTCGGGCCTGATGGACGACTTCATCCAGATCAAGCAGGGCGTGAAGTCGATCACCTACGACCACCCGAACATGGAGGCGGCGCTCAAAGACACCTACGGCGTCATCGTCTATCAGGAACAGGTCATGCAGGTCGCGGTCGATCTTGCGGGCTTTACGAAGGCGGAAGCGGATCACCTTCGTAAAGCGATGGGCAAGAAAGACAAGGACAAGATGGCCGAAATGCGCGACAAGTGGGTCAAGGGCTGTGCATCGACGTCGGGCATGGACGAAGACGCAGCGGGCCGCATCTTCGACAAGATCGAAGCATTTGCCGGCTACGGTTTCAACAAGAGCCACGCCGTTGAGTATTCCGTAATATCGTATTGGAGCCTCTGGGTGCGCGTGCGCTACCCGGCGGAATACTTCGCTGCCTGCATGTCGATCGTGGACGAGGAGAAGCTGCCCAAGCTCGTCGAGGAGGCACGCGAATACGGCATTGAAGTGCTGCCGCCTGATATCAACCTCTCGCGCGAGCGCTTCACCATCCCCGATGACAATCACCTGCTCGCACCGTTCTCGGCGGTGAAGGGCATATCCGAGAACACCGCCAAGCGCATCGTGGAGCTGCGCAACATGAATGGCGGCACTTTCAAGGATGAAGCGAACTTCCTCGATATCACGACGGCGAAGGGGTCGAAAGTCAACGTGAAGGTGCGCGATGCGCTGGAGAAGGTCGGGGCGCTCGTGCCGATCAAACCCGGATCGCTACCCGCACGCCACCTGGACCGACGCCGCGATCAGACCGAACTCATGGGCGGGCTGATTATCGACGCGGTGAAGGCGGATCGCACCACCGACCTCAAGGAGAAGTTCTTGCGGGCGAAGGTGATCTCGCTCGTGCAGGAATACAAGGGTTGCGAAGGCTGCGATCTGGCAGGGCAACCGCATCCGACCGTGCGCGCCAAGCACACCGTCAAGTTCATGGTCGTGTCCGACTGCCCGAGTTGGCAGGAGGAGAAGGCGGACAAGATGCTCGAAGGGGAGGCGGCGGCATTCATCAAGGCGGCTATCACCGATGCGGGGCTCAACCCGGCAGAGGGCTATTACACGTCGCTTGTGAAGGCCAAGAAGAACGACAAGTTCCTCTCCAATGGTCAGATCAACGCGTGCTCGGGGTTTTTGAAGCGCGAACTGGAGCTCGTGAAGCCGGCGGTGATCATTGCGCTTGGCTCGGCCGTAATCAAGTATTTCGTGCCGGGGATCAAGGGCGGCACGGCAGAACTGGCGGGCAAGGTGATCTTCGACAAGGCGCTGGATGCCTCGATCGTCTGCGGGATTAACGCACAACAGATCCTCTTTGACCCCGCGAAGGCTGACATTCTCTCGGCAGTGTTCGAGAAGGCGGCTGAGTGCGTCAACTGACGTTGCTTCGTGGCAACAGTCACAACTGACTAGTAAACCCTGACGCGCGTCGATACAATGCGCGTCAGTCAGTGAAGTTTTTCACATACACGAGGAGCAAACATGGCAAACGAAATTCCGGCGTCCGACGAAGAACTCGACGCGCTGATGGCAGAACTGGAAGCCTCGACCGGCGTCTCCGCGGTCGCCGCCACCCCCGCACCGAAAGCGGCACCCGCCCCAGAGCCGGAAGTGAGCGACGAGGAGCTCGACGAGCTGGAGCTCGACGGCGGTCTGTATGAGAAACCGGCGCAGCCCGAGCCGGTAGTGCCAGTGCCGACGCCCGAAGCGACCGACGAGGGTGCGGTGGTGATGGAAGACGATGACGGCTCGACCTTCGTGCTGCCTGCGTCGCTCTCGGGCACGCCCGCAACGACTGAATCCAACGTCGATGACGATCTCGCGGCACTCGAAGCCGAGATTGCATCGGGCACGGTTGCGCCGCCTGAGACACCGCCCTGGCAAGAGCAGCCCGCCGCGCTCAGCGATGCCGACATTCTCGCCGTAGCTGGCGCAGAGATGGCGAAGATCGGTGCGGCGCAGCGAGCCCACCTTGAGAAGTCGATTGCAGCCGCAAAAGCGGCCGGGGAGGACGTTGGAGAGCTGGAGGAAGCGATGAGGAACTTCCAGAAGGGCAGGCCCACTCCGGAACCCGAGCCGACAAAGCCAGCACCGGCCCCAAAACCGACCCCAATCTCGGCAGAGGAAGAAGAAGCTCTTGCTGAAGCGGTCAAGAAAAAGGCGAAGGCATCGCTCGACTTCTACATTGACGTGGACGAATTCAAGCGCGACATGCAGGTGACGGAGACGAACCTGGACAACTGCATGATGACGCAGGCGTCGATGCGTGCCTACCACGGTGCGGTCGCCGCGCGTGCAGAAGCGCAAGCCGCATCCATCAAGGCGCGTTTTGACGTGCGCGAGGCGCAGCTTTACGCCCACCATCGAAAGGAATTCGCCAAAGCGGGCGAGAAGGCTACCGAGAAGGCTATCGAGAACGCGGTCAAGCTCGATCCAAAGTGGATCGCCGGCAAGATCATGGTTATCGAGGCCGAGTCGATCGCAGCCGTCGCAAAGGCCTGCGTCGGTGCGCTTGCCGATCGCCGGGACATGGTGATCCAGCTCGGTGCCGATCGCCGCGACGAAAGCAAGGGTCAGGTTCGTATCATGGCTGCGCAAGCCGAGCGCGACCACCTGGCCAACCGTGCGGTGAATGCCGCTCGGGCAGCAAACAGCTAAAATTGCCACGAGAGCAATAGTCAATCCTGACTATAATGTTCTAGCTGAAACGATGACGCGGTGATCCTCACCGCGAAGTCTAAAAGGCATAAACCTAACTACCAAACTGTAAAAGGAAAAGCGAAATGGATACGAGCAAGCTGATGAGCCTGATGAAGCAAAAGAAGGCCGCGCTCAAGCCGAAGGAAAAGACTGTCAAGCCGCGTCCTGGCACCAACCGCATCGTCGTGCTTGGCGGCTGGCGCAAGGAAGACCCGGAGACGTTCTTCCACGAGTGGGGTCAGCACTTCATCAAGAACGCAGCGGGTGAAATCCAGGCAGTCATCCCGTGTGCGGAAGCCACCTTCGGCAAGCCGTGCGCCGCGTGCGAGGGTCTGAACAAGGCCATGCGCGTGACGACCGACGACGAAACGGTGGAGCTGCTCAAGGGCGCGAAGTCCAAGCAAGGCTTCGTGTTGAACGTGCTCGATCTGGACGGCCCGACGAAGGACGAGCCGGTGATCTACGAACTGGGCAAGTCGGCATTCACGCAGTTCGTGGATCTGGTCGAGGAGTGGGGCGCGCAGATTTTCGATCCGGCCACCCCGCAAATCGTCGTGATCCAGCGCGACGGCAAGGGTCTGAACACGAAGTATGCGGTTCAGGCGTCGCCGAAGAAGCACACGCTGCCGGCCGGCATCCAAGCGAAGCTCCACAACCTGGACGAATACGTCGCTCAGGAAAACGAGGAGCAAACGCGCCGCGCACTGTCGGCAATCTCGTCGGTGGCGGGTCTGCTCTCCGCACCGGTGGGCGAGGACCGCGACAAGCCCAAGACGCTGGCAGCACCCGAGCTCGATGGCGATGACGAACTGCGTGAAGTTGAAATGCGTTCGGCGCCGGTCACGGGCGGTGCGTCGGCGGCAAGCGTCGCACTCGACAGCGAGCTGGACGATCTGCTGGGCGATCTGGAAGCAACCGGCACGTAATACGCAGCAAGCCGGCCTGCCTTAGAGGGCTGGCACTTTCGGGTGCCAGTCCTTTTTCTTCGTCCACGTGGAGGAAATCTTGAGCAAGACAATTCTCGTAGATGGCAACTCGATCGGTCACGCAGCGCACCGCGGCACGAAGCTGCGCTCGGGCGAACTCGAGACCCAAGCCATCTACGGCACCCTCAATTCGATGCGCGTGTTGAAGCGCCGGCGCCCCGACTGGACCCCGATGGTCCTCTGGGACGGCCGTGCGCAGTGGCGCTTCGATCTGCACCCGCCGTATAAGAGCAACCGGGAAAACGACGCCAAGAAAAAGGCGGAGCGTGAATCCTACAAGCTGCAGCGGCCCTACATTGCACGCGCGCTCGAACACCTCGGTATTCGCCAGGTCACGGCAATGACGCACGAAGCCGATGACATGGCGGGCTACTTCGTGGCTGAGCTCTCCAAGAACCCCGAGAACCAAATCGAGCTGGTCACCGGCGACGAAGATTGGGCGCAACTGGTGCGCCATAACGTCGACTGGCAAGACCACCGTGACGACGACAAGCGCATCACCATGAAGAACTTCATGGACATGACGGGGTTCCCGACGCCGTATGCCTTTCTCGAGGGCAAGTGCCTCGTGGGCGATACCTCTGACGTGATTCCAGGCACCGGAAAGCTCGGTGAAACGCGCGCGCCAGAGTTCATCGCTGAGTTCGGATCGGTGCGTGAGTTTTGGCGACGCTGTGACAGCGGTGCGTTCGTTCCCAAGTATGTGCATCACAAGAATCTCGCGTCGCCGGAGGGGCGCAAGATTTTTGCCCGCAACCTGCGCCTAATGCAGCTTTTGAAGGTCGAGAAGCCGAAGAAGGAAGACATGCGGGTGGTCATCGGCAAGTTCGATTTGGACAAGTTCGCCGAAGTCTGCGAGGAGCTCGCATTTCGCTCGATTCTCCGTGACGTTTCCGCCTGGGCACACGCTTTCAAGCCCTGAATTCAACGTTTAAACTTGACAACAGTCAAAACTGACTAACACACTATGAGCAAACTTGACGACCTCTGTTCCGCACTCGACGCCGCGATCGGTGCAAACGCCGACAACCAGGCGGTGACGCAGTTCATCGACACAGGCTTTCCCGAACTGAACTACGCCATCAGCGGCAAATACGACGGCGGCCTGCCGTATGGTCGCATGGTCGAAATGTTCGGCCCGTCCTCGTCCGGTAAGACGGCGCTCGCTACCGACTGGATGGCGAAGTCGCAAGCGGCGGGCGGCGTAGCGGGCTTCATCGACTGGGAGCGTTCGTTCTCGGTGGATCTGGCAACTGCCGGCTTCGGGCTCGACAACAAGCGGCCGCGCTGGATCTACGGCAAGCCGCGCACGTGGGAAGAAGGCAATGTGTTCGCGGCGAAAGCGTGCCAGGCGATTCGCAAGAGCGGGGCGATTGCCGACGACGCGCCGATTCTGTTCGTGTTCGACTCGATCGCGGCGGCCCTGCCGAAGTCGCAGGCGGAGAAGGAGATCGACGAATACACCATGAACGACACCACCGCCCTGGCGCGCGTGACGTCGACCACGCTCAAGGCGATGGCGCAGCACTGCGAGGACTTAAACGCGACCTTCCTGTATCTGAATCAGATCCGCACCAAGCCCGGCGTTGTCTACGGCGATCCGCGCACGACGCCGGGTGGTGGGGCGATGGAGTTCTATTCCACCGCGCGCATTGCGCTCGGTCGCCAGAAGGTGATGGAGCAAGTCGCTGGCGGCAAAGAGTTCGTCGGTCAGAACATCACGGCGCAGGTCACGAAGTCGAAGCTCACCAAGCCGTTCAAGGAAGCGAGCCTGCGCATGACGTTCGACGAGGCAGGCACTGCGCGCTTGGACCGCTTCTTCTCAACGGTCGAGTTTCTGAAGGACAAGGGCACGTTGCCCTACTCGAAGCCGTATGTGACGTGGATCGACGGTAAGAAGTATCACGTGAAGGCGCTGGCTGAGCACATTCGTGCCAACAATCAGTGGGATGAGCTGCTCAAGTTCTTGCCCGCGCCCATCACGGCGGCCGCCTAACGGCAGTAAGTCGCTCCTGACTATGATGTGTGTAATGCACTCACCGTTAGGAGCGACTCATGAAAACGCGCGTCATTGATTTTATTCCGCCGATCGTCGGCACCGAAGGGCAGTTCAACACGTTTCGCATTGGCGGCTTCTATGCCAAGCACCTTCAGCAAGGGGAAGAAGTCTTCCTGATGGACTCGAAAGCCCGCGAGGTCTTTGGCAAAGCAGTTGTCGAACGAGTAGAGGTGGGGCGCCTGGCTGAGTTGTGCGCGGAGCACGCGGCCATGAACCACACCGAGATTGATGCGCCAGATGGCAAGCACGCAGAGCGGTTGATGGCGCTGCTGCAAAAGATAAACGGACCACACATTGCGACGGCAACCAAAAAGGCGACTGTCGTGTATTTGCGGAGATTGGAATGAGCACCGGAAACGGCCTTAAAGACACGATGAACTTCGGCAAGATGAAGGGCAAGACCATCGCCGAAGTCATCACTGTGAACCCGCGCTACCTGTGCTGGCTGCGGGATGACATTGCGAAGAACAAGCGCCAGTCGTTCCTCGATCAAGAGGCGAACGACAAGCTCGACGAATGGATCTGGAACTTTGCCACGACTCGCGAGAAGCGGGACTACCGGCACTGGCAAAGTCAGCCGCCCGAGTTCATGGTGAAGGCCACCATCGATGGCGAGCCTGACGATCCGATCGCCGCCGCACCGACCCATGAGCCCGTCGTCGCTTACGCCCCTTCAGCAGATTGGGGGACATGGTGAGCGAAGTCCAACTCAAGAACACCACCTGGCACGTCAATCTCGACTTCGACACGCCACTGCCGTTCGGCAAATACAAAGGCACGACGCCGCGAGAACTGCTCGCTACGCGTCCGACCTACATGTGCTGGGTGGTCGACAAGTTTGTGGTCGATGCGCACCCGAAGTCAGAAATGAAAGTCCACTTCAAGGACGAGCTCCTCACCGCGGTGCTGGACGCGATCATTGATGACGAGCGCTGCGTCAACTACGGCTACCTTTTGCCCGATGAATACACGGCAGAGAAGCGCGAGGAAAAGCGTGCCGCGGAGCGGGCAGAGGCGGAGCGGGCAAAGGTTTATGACGAAATGGGTTGGGGAGGCTTCTGATGTATCAGGATCAAGTTCGGTGGGCACAGCGCGAGTCGCGCGATCGACGCATGGGCAAGACGCAGGCCGAGAAGGCGTGGTCCGACGAGGAAAAGGCGCGCCGCCAGATTGAGGACATGATGTGGGAGTCCATTGACAAATCGCTCGGGCGAGCATTGGTGTCAGGCGGTCGTCGGCTCGGCAGGTCGAGTGGCGCGTCGCTCTCGTTAGGCGGTGTGCATCTGGACGAAGTGCATGTCGACGACTCCAAACCGCCGGCACGTAAGCCGCTCTCGAAAGAGCAGAAGCGCGCGCAAAAGCGCGAGAATCGCAAGCTAGCACAAGCCTACGATGACGCGGGGTGGGGCGCCTTCTAATGTCCAATCGCTACATGCACACCCAGCACGGCAAGTTCTACGGGTGGTTCCACTATCTCGACTCTGGCCGCGCCTGCTACATCGCCTCGCGCAAGAGCCGCGAGGTCTACCAGAAGAAAAACGCCTGGTGCATCGACGTCGCCACGCTAGAGGAGTGCAAGGCCCGCGGCATCAAGGTGATTGGCGTGAAAACGACGGGCAAGAAGGGCAACCTCTACCTGACGTTCGTGGACGACTTCTTTGACGATCCGCGTTCGTTCGCCCACTGGGGCACGACGCGGCAAAGAGGGCTGCCGCTGATCCGGTTCCGCCATCATCCGGGCAAGACAACAAAGGGAATTGCGTCGGCAATGTCGATGCGATAACAGTCACCCCTGACTACTCGGTGTATAATGAATTTTAAGTCGAGTAGCGAGGAGTTTGATGATCTTGGCGAGTGCTTTTCTGTGTCTAGCGCTGAATGTTTTCCACGAGAGTCGTGGCGAACCGATTCAGGGCCAGTTAGCCGTCGCAATGACCACGATGAACCGAGCAGAAGGCGATCCGACGAAAGTGTGCGAAGTCGTGTTCAAGCCCAAGCAGTTTTCGTGGGCGAACAGGCTCGTAATCCGTCAAAAAGGGCGCTGGAAGATTACCAACCGCGCGCTGCCGCGTGATGAAGATGCGTGGCGCACTGCACGTGCGGTGGCGTATGTGACGTTGAAGAAGAAAGCCCATGATTTCACGCACGGTGCGATGTATTACCACACCCGCACGGTGCATCCGAATTGGGATACCGGCATGACGCGCGTATATGCGGCCGGAAACCACGTTTTTTATAAGTAACGAACCAGTCAGAAGTGACTAAGGAGAGAAGAATGCGACCGTATGGCGTCATTTCCGATACACATCACCACAACTGGAGTGCGTTCGCAACGACCACGCCGGAAGGGGTGAACAGCAGGCTTCAGATGATTCTGAACGAGACGCTGCGCTGCGCCGCTGCCGTTCAGACGTTGGGCGGCAACACGATCTACCACGCGGGCGACCTGTTTCACGTGCGCGGCTCGATCGCGCCTTCGGTGCTCAATCCGACGATCGACACCTACAAGAAGATCCTGGACAGCGGCATGCAGATCATCATCCTCGCCGGCAACCACGATCTTGAAGGCAAAGAGTCGAACCGCGTCGGATCGGCCATCACCGCACTCGAAGGCATCGGCTGCAAGGTCGTGAACGGCTTCAATGTCGGCGGCCTCGCTGCGAGCGATGACGTGGCGATGATCCCCTGGAATCCGTCGATCGAAGGGCTCAAGAAACAGATCGAGTCCATCGATCCGGCAGACCGTGGTGCGTGTGACCTCATCCTGCACGCACCGGTCGATGGCGTGATTCCCGGCATCCCCGATCACGGTCTGGACCCCGGCTATCTCGGCTCGCTGGGCTTTCGTCGCATCTTTTGCGGCCACTATCACGCCCACAAGGATCTGGGCCGCGGCGTCTACAGCATCGGCTCGCTCACGCCACAGACCTGGAGCGATATCGGCGCCAAAGCAGGCTTTCTCGTCGTGGATGACAAGAGTGTCACGTGGATGAAGTCGCGCGCACCGGAGTTCGTGGAACTCGACGCTTCGACCGACCCCGATGACGTGCCGCTGATCGTCGATGGCAATTACGTCCGCGCCACGATCGCGACCGCCAAGATGGAAGAAGTCGAAGCGCTGCGTGCGTTCCTTATCGAGAAGGGCGCGGCAGGCGTGGTGCTCAACGTGCAAAAGAGCGCGACCGCCATTACGCGCGCAGCCGGATCGGCGATCAGGAGCACGACGCTCGATGGCTCGGTTTTCGACTACGTGAAAAGCATCGCGAGCCCGCACGAAGCGGCGGTTGCGAAGGCCTGCCAAGACGTGCTCGACCACGTGCGCGCGGTGGAAGCATGACGCTCGTCGTCAACAAGCGGCGCGATTCGTTCGACGTGTATATCGGGCGCGGGTCCGAGTTCGGCAACCCGTATCAGATCGGGCCAAACGGCACGCGTGAGGAAGTGATCGACGCCTACCGCTCGCATTTCAGGGAGAAGCTGCGCGCCGATCCCGGCTTTCACGACCGCGTGATGGCACTCAAGGGCAAGCGCCTGGGGTGCTTCTGCAAACCACTCGCCTGTCATGGCGATGTGATCAAGGAATACATCGAGGGGCACGAATAATGGATATCAAAGAACTCACCATCAGGAATTTCCTCACCATCGGTGAGGCAAAACTCGAACTGGATAACCGCGGTCTCCTTCTCATTCAGGGATCGAACCTCGATGATCCGTCGGCCAAGTCCAACGGCGCGGGCAAGTCTTCCATCGTCGATGCGCTCTTTTGGGTGCTCTATGGCGAAACCGCGCGTGGCGTCTCGGGTGATGACGTCATCAACGACACCGCCGGCAAGGACTGCCACGTCACGGTCGTGATCGAGGACGGCGACGACACCTACGAAATCTCGCGCGGTCGCAAGAGCAAGGAAATCAAGAACGCCTTGATCGTGAAGCAATTGATTGCCGGCTCGCCGACGGTGGATCTCTCAAAGGGCACCGACAAGGAGACGCAGAAGGTCGTCGAGAAGATCGTCGGCGCGAGCAAGGAGGTGTTCGCCGCTGCGGTCTACGCAGGTCAGGAGAAGATGCCGGACCTGCCGGGCATGACCGACAAGGCGCTCAAGACGCTGATCGAGGAGTCGGCCGGCGTGGAAGTGCTCACCGAAGCCTACGCAGAGGCCCGCAAGCGTGCGCTCGCGGCAGAGACGGCGCAATCGGTGGCTCGATCGACCCGAGACAACGCGATGGACGCGCTGAAAACGATCGCCGATGAGATCAAGGCCGCAGAGGAGCAAAAAGCGTTGTTCGAATCGCAGCGCAAAGACAGGGCGAAGGCTGAGCTCGCCAAGATTCCGCCAATCAATGCGCAGATCGTGGAGAACACGAAAAAGCGCGGCGAGCTCGAGGACGAGGCGATGCTCGAAAAACGGATTGCTGCCTGTCAGGCGAAGCTCGACGGTCACAAGGCCGAGCAGAAGATCCTCGCCACCCACAAAGAGGCGGTGGCAAAGAAAGAGCGCGAGATTGCAACGGCGATGGGCTCGCTCACGGGCGGCAAGAGGGGGCTCGAAGCGCAGCAAAAGATGCTCGCCGAGATCGAGTCGCAGATTGGCAAACCGTGCGGCGAGTGCGGCAAGACCTATTGCGAGCACGACCTGGAGGCCGCAAAGGCTGCGCGCGTAAAAACGATCAACGAGCAGAAGGCGGGATTGCTGCCGATCGCGCAAGCCATTCGCACCGCGCAGGAAGAACTCAAAGCGCTGCAAGAAGCCGCCACGAAGTTCGAAGCGTCGATGACTGACGTCAGCGAGGTGGCGCGCGAGAACACGCGTTTGAACAGCGTCCTGAACGAAGTGCGCGCACTCACGCGGCATAGCACGACGCTCGGGTATCAGATCAACACGATCAAGGAGGCGGCAAAGGCGCATCTGGAGGCGGAGAACCCCTGGCAGAAGGTCGAGAACGCCGCTCGCGTGAAGCAGGGTAATGCCGAGCTTCGTCTGAAGGATGCGGAAGTCGCGCTGGGGAAGGCCGTCACCGACAACGAAATCGCCCAGACCGTGGCGAAGGTCTACGGGCCGGCCGGCGTGCGCGCCCACATTCTCGACACGGTGACGCCGATCCTCAACGATCAGACGAGCGACTACCTGGGCATCCTCGCCGACGGCAACATTCACGCGACCTGGAACACGCTCGCCAAGACGGCGAAGGGCGAGTTGAAAGAGAAGTTCAACATCGAAGTCACCAACGACAAGGGCGCGAAGTCGTTCGCCGGTCTGTCGGGCGGGGAGAAGCGCAAGGCCCGTCTCGCGTCGTCGATGGCCCTGCAGGACATGGTAGCCACGCGCGCAACGAAGCCGATCAATCTTTTTGTTGCCGACGAGGTTGACCATGCTCTGGACGAGGCTGGTCTCGAACGTCTGATGACTGTGTTGGAGAGAAAGGCGAGAGAACGCGGAACGGTCGTGGTGATATCGCACAACTCGCTCGCCGACTGGTGCGACCAAGTGATTGTCGCCGAGAAAAGCGGCGGACTTACGCAGGTCACGGGTGCAAACGTTCGTGGGTCGTGAGTCATGCCATTTGACTCTGACGCGTTCTTTGGCAAGTCCCTGAGCATGGTCAAACCCATCGATCCTGTCACGGTGTCGCCTCGCCCTCTGGGGCGCACCGTCTCTACCAAGCGCGCAGGGCAAATCCTCGTGTCAGACATGCGGATTCCCGGCTTCAACAGCGAGGAGGCGAGCAAATTCCCCGGCGGGCCGGATGCCTACCGGGAGGAACTGCATTACCGCAACGGAACCAAGCCGCGGCCCAGGCCACCGGCACAACCACCACTCGACGAGGAGGTCGATATGGCAGAAGCAACCGGCGAGCAAACCGAACTCGCCAAACTGGTCGCGCAATACGCGGCCGCATTCAAGGAAACGCCCAAGACGTTCATGGTCGGCGCCCCGCAAAAGCTCACCACTGCGATCGAAGGGCAGGGCTACAAGATCAAGGCCTTCATCGGTGGCGAGGAGTTCGAGCCGGTGCGCGCTTATGTGGGCAAGAAGCACGGCACGATCATCGTGTTCAAGCCTAAAGACCCGAGCGAGTTCGAAACCATCGAAGTGCCCGAGAAGTCGTGCCGCACGGTGTTTGGCGCGCAGTTCCCGATCTACATGAAGGAGGTGCTCGCCGACGTGCTCGAGGCGAAGGAGGAGCTCACCGCACAAGCCAAGCGCGCCGCGGAGATCGAGGCGAACGCCGAAGCGATGGAGAGCTATCAGGAGTTCGGCTCATGGTGAAAGCACTCTGGGTCAAGCTCACACTGGCGCAGCGCTACCTGTTCAGCGGAATTCTTTTCGTGTGGCTCGCCGCTGGTATTTGCGATACGCGTGGAGCGGCTGCACTGGCGGCAACAGCGACAGCCGTTTTGTTGATTTGGGCTGGTGCCATTGCGGGCGCCAACGCTGAAGAACGGAGGCGGCGGTGATCGCCACAACGCGCAATCCGTGGGGTCCGCCCCATGAGAACTGCTGTCTCTGCGGCAAAACAACGCCAATGTGGGAGCCGGTGCGGGACGTCGCGGTGTGCGACGACTGCGCCGACGCTCACACGGTCGATGACTTGCCCACGAAGCGCGACTGGTGCGAGGCGGTTCGGCTCGCACGCGCAACGGGCAAGCCCTATCGACGCCCGCCCGCAACTATTCACAACAAGAGAATCATATGAGCGACACCAAGCAAGTAATCAACGGCATCAAAATCGTGGGGATGGACCCCTCGCTGAGCAACTTCGGCTTCGCCAAAGCGACGCTCGACCCCGACACACTCAACTACGCCATCAACGACCTCGTGCTCGTAAAAACCGAGAACGAGAAGGACAAGAAGGTCAAAAAGGTCGTGCGCAAGAACTCCGAAGACCTGGAGCGGGCGCGCAAGCTCTACGAGGGCATGATGGAGGCGTGTAAAGGCGCTTCCTTCGCCTTTGCGGAAGTTCCCGTGGGTTCGCAGTCCGCGCGCGCAATGGCCTCGTATGGCGTCTGTATTGGCGTTCTGTCGGCCTGTCCGATCCCGCTCATTCAGGTGACGCCCACCGAGGTGAAGCTCGCCGGCACCGGGTTCAAATCCGGCACGAAGGAAGAAATGATCGAGTGGGCGATGGACAAGTTCCCCACCGCCAACTGGCTGCTCACGAAGCGTGCCGGTCAGATGGTGCCGGTGGCGGCCAACGAGCACCTGGCGGACGCGGTGGGGGCGATCGAGGCTGGGATCAAGACCGACCAACTGAAAGGCATTCTGTCGTTCATGCGCGGTCTGCGGGTAGCCGCCTAAAGTTTCCTCGTCAACAACAGTCAAAACTGACTATAATCAATGTGTAGTCAGTTTTGACCTGGAGAGCAGATATGGGCGCCGTCGCCACGAAAGACTTCCTAGACCAATACATGATCCAGCCATTCACTCTCAATGCAGAGGAGGCAGAGATTTGGGCGAAGACTGCGCTCGACGAGTCGGCCTACATGGTCGACCGCGACACGCCGATGACCACAGACGACGTGTGGTGATTCAGGCGCTTATAGAGCAACACTCAGAACTGACGTATTATTCCAACCCCGCCAACCGACTAGAAAGGTATCAAATGGAAGTCATCAAGCGCGACGGATCGCGCGAACAATTCGACGCTACCAAAATCGATCGCCTCACCGAATTCGCTACCCAGGGCTTGAACGTGGATGTCGCGCTGCTCAAGCGCGAAACCAAGCTCCTGATTTACGACGGCATGACCACCAGCGAAATCTTTGATGCGCAGGTGAAAGCGGCCGCCGGCCTCATCAACCGCGATCCGATGCGCATGGACTTCACCTTCGTGGCGGCCCGCTACCTGCTCTCGCGTCTTTACAAGGACGTCGCGGGCGAGGCGCACTACGGTCATCTGAAGGACTACATCGCCGAAGGCATCGCCGAAGAACGCATCGACCCGAAGCTCGGCAAGTTCGATCTGGAGGCGCTCAACACCGCGATTCGCCCCGAGCAAGACCTGCAATTCACCTATCTGGGCCTGCAGACGGTGGTTGATCGCTATCTCATTCGCCGTCAGGAGCGCGCGGGCGTGGCTGAAGCCCCGATCATCGAGCTGCCGCAGCATTTCTTCATGCGCGTGGCAATGGGCCTTGCCATCAAGGAGCCGAAGGCGCAGCAAACGCGCCGGGCCATCGAGTTCTACGAGATTCTGTCCTCGTTCGATTTCATGTCCTCGACGCCGACTCTCTTCAATGCCGGCACGCGGCACTCGCAACTGTCGTCCTGCTACCTGAATACGGTCGCGGACCAAATCTCCAACGAAGAAGGCCAGCACCGCTACGCCTCGATCTACGGCACGATCGAGGAGTGCGCCAATCTCTCCAAGTTCGCCGGCGGTATCGGCACGGACTGGACGCGCGTGCGCAGCGAGGGCGACCCGATCAAGTCGACCAACGGCAAGTCGAGCGGCATCGTGCCTTACATCAAGGTGTGGAACGACACGGCGGTCGCCGTCAACCAGGGCGGCAAGCGCAACGGCGCCTTTGCAGCCTACCTGGAGTCGTGGCACCCGGACCTAATGGCGTTCCTGGAACTGAAGAAGAACTCAGGCGACGAGCGCCGCCGCGCGCACGACATTTTTCCGGCCAACTGGATTCCGGACCTGCTCATGAAGCGCGTGGAGGAGGGCGGCACGTGGAGCTTCTTCTCGCCGTCCGAATACCCGGAACTGCACGAACTCTGGGGCGCGAACTTCGAACGCCGCTATGAGCAGTTGGAGGCTGACGGAGCGTATCGATTCCAGATGCCGGCGATGGAAGTCTGGAAGAAGATGCTCGGCTTCCTGTTCGAGACGGGCCACCCCTGGATCACGTTCAAGGACGAGTGCAACCGGCGCAACCCGCAGCAGCACGTCGGGGTGATCCACAACTCCAACCTCTGCACGGAAATCACCCTCAACACCTCCGACGACGAGACGGCGGTGTGCAACCTGGGGTCGGTGAACCTCGCGCGCCACGTCGATCCGGCGAGCCCGAGCGGTCTGAACGTGGAGAAGCTGAAATACACGATCCGCATCGCCATGCGCATGCTGGACAACGTGATCGATATCAACTTCTACCCGAGCCAGCGCGCGAAGAACTCCAACCTGCGCCATCGTCCGGTCGGCATGGGCCTGATGGGCTACACCGAGTGGCTCGTCGCGCAGGGCATCGCGTGGGAATCGGTCGAGCACCTATTCAAAGCCGACCGCATGATGGAGCAGGTGTCGTATCTGGCGATCGAGGCGTCTGCACTGCTCGCACAAGAGCGTGGCGCGTATCCGTCCTACAAGAACTCGCTGTGGAGCATCGGCGTCTTCCCGATGGACACCGCCCGCGCAATCGGCGAGCAACTGCACGGCGGAGCGGAATGCGCTTTGGATTGGCTGCCCCTGCGTGAATTGGTGGCGAAGCACGGCATGCGCAACAGCAACACGATGGCGATCGCACCGACGGCGACCATCAGCAACATCGTCGGCACCACGCCCACGATCGAGCCGGTGTTCCAGACCGAATACGAGGAGGGCAACCTCTCCGGTTCGTTCAAGGTGGTCGACCCGTGCCTGAAATACGGTCGCCCGGACCTGTGCGTCGAGTCGTATGACATTGACCAGCGCTATCTGGTGATGGCCGCAGCGCTGCGCCAGAAGTGGATCGACCAGGCGCAGTCGCTCAATATCTTCGCCCGCGAAGGCACGAAGGGGCGCGACTTGTCCGATCTTTACATGCTGGCGTGGAAGCTCGGCTGCAAGACGACCTACTACCTGCGCAGCCAGTCCGCGGACCTCGCCAAGAAGCAGGCAAAGGCGTTGAAGAAGGCGGAAAGCGAGAAGCCGGCTGACGTGATGGATGAAGTGGTCAACCTTTGCTCGCTGGATGACCCGAACTGCGAAAGCTGCCAATAAATCAGGCACTTAGCAACACTCAAAACTGACTATCTCCCCGCCACGTGCGGGGAGTTTTCCCTGGAGAAAGCAATGACTGTCCTCGAATTCAAGCCCCGCCAGCAGGCGCAAGCCAGCGCACCCGCTCAACCGGTGCCGATTCCCGCCATGCCGATCATGCCGGTGCCCAAAGCGCCTGCGCCGGTCGTGCGCGAGCCGGAGGCGTTTGCCGCATTGCCCGCCTCGGTGCTGGACGAAATGTGCGACGCGCTCGTTTTCTACAGCCGCGCCGGCTTCGATCACGGCGTCATGGCGCAACACGCGCTTCGCCACTTCGTTCAACCGACCCCTGGAAACGCAGCATGACAACCACTGCCGAACGCGTGAACGCGCGCCGATTGATTCTCGGACCCGACGACAAGCTGATGGCGATCTCGCCGCTCAAGCATGCGTGGGCCGGCAACGTCCTGCAGGTGATGGAGGACAACACCTGGTTCACGAAGGATATCGACCTGTCGCGGGACATCAAGCAATACAAGCAGGGCGGTCTCACGGCGAAAGAAAAGTTCGCCTACGACAGCGCGCTTGCGTTCCTCTCGAACCTCGACGGCTTTCAGCTCCACAACCTGACCGACAACATCAACCACCACGTCACCTCGCCCGAAGTGCGCATGTGTCTGGTGCGTCAAGCGTGGGAAGAAGCGCTGCATGTCAAAGCCTATTCGACCCTCGCGGAAGCGATCAGCGCTGACCCGATGGCGGTCTACATGCGCTTTGAAACCGACGGCATGCTCGCGGCCAAGAACGAGCACGTGCTGCAACAGAACGCGATCCTCGGCAGCGAGTTCAGCCCGCGCAACTTCGCGCTGGCGACCGTCACCAACGTCGCGCTCGAAGGCATCTATTTCTTCAGTGGTTTTCTGGTCTTCTACGTCCTCGCCAAGAACGGAAAGATGCTCGGCTCGGCCGACATGATCCGCTATATCCAGCGCGACGAGGAGGGCACGCACCTGGAGCTTTTCAAGAACATGTATCACACACTGCAGGCGGAAAACCCCGACGTGTTCGACACACTGTTCTATCGCCAGGCGCGGCAACTCCTGAAGGCAGCGGCCGAGCTTGAGATCGCCTGGGGTAAGCACATCATCCAGGGCGGCATTCTGGGGCTCACCGACGCGATCATGGAAGGGTTCGTGAAGGATCGGGCCAATGTGTGCGCGGCGATGCTCGGCATGGAGCCGATCTTCTCCGATGGCAGGCCGGTGCCGTGGTTCAAGGACGCGACCCGCATCAATGGCAAGAAGCAAAACTTCTTCGAAGGAAAGGTCACGGACTATTCCGTGGGCGGCGCTCTTGAGTGGTAATCCCGCTTCATCTGCCGTCGAGTAATAGTCAAAACTGACTATAATATAAGTATCAGTAACGCAGTTTCGCCCCGGTCAGCGCGACCGGGGTTTCCAGTCCCACGTTGAGGAAACAATGACACCCAAGCAGAAGAAGATCGCCCTCGCGGTCGGTGGCTCAATCGTCGTGCTGTGCATCATCGCGAGTTGCTCGCGCCGCACGCCGGACTACGCCTACGCACCGCAGCCGCAAGTTATTGCGCAGGCTCCGCAAGTTATTGCGGCTCCCGCAGTCGCACCGGCAGTGGTCGCAGCGCCGCCCGTGATCGTGAATCAGGCGCCGGCGCACGACGGATTCTTCACCGGCATGCTGATGGGCCACCTCATGAGCGGTGGTGGCGGCACGCGCGTCGAGCACCACTACAACAACGCGCCGGCAGCGGCCGCGCCCGCTCAGAACGTCACCAAGAACGTGACGATCAACAAGACCTACGTGCAGCCGGCGGCGCCCGCAACCGTTGCGAAGGCGCCCAGCTACAGCGCACCGACGCCCGTGTATCGCTCGCCGGTTGCCTCGGTGCCCACCTATAGCGCACCGAAAGCGACGAGCTACAGCGGCTCCTACAGCGCGCGTAGCAGCTATTCCTCGTCCTCGTATTCCTCCCGCAGCTACAGCAGCGGCCGCCGTTAAGGAGCGACCATGATTTCGGTCAAAGTCATCGAAGACTCCATCAGCGAAGCGGGCAAACGCCTGATCACGTTCCAACTGGTGTATCAGCGCTTCATCCATTCGGAGCTGAAGACCCATCGCATGCTGAGCGGCAACTCCGCCTCGTCGCGTGCGATCCCGGTTGCCAAGATGATCGAGCAGGTGCGCAACGACCCGGCGATGCCGATCCACTGGGGCAAGAACCAGCCCGGCATGCAGGCAAACGAGGAGCTGACGGGGCGCGAATTGATCGACGCACAAGGCTACTGGCGCTATGCCGCTCATATGGCGGCCGACATTGCCGAGCGCATGAATGCCACCGGCGCGCACAAGCAGGTCGTCAACCGCATCCTCGAGCCTTTTCAGTGGATGCACACGGTCATCACAGGCACCGAGTGGGACAACTTCTTTGAACTGCGCGCGCATCCCGACGCACAGCCGGAGATCCATGAACTCGCCTTGCAGATGCAGGCGGCAATGGATGGCTCGATGCCGGTTCTGCGTCGCCTGGATCGCACCGACGCCTACAACTGGCATCTGCCGTATGTGAGCGACACGGAGCGCCATCTGAACCGCGACGTGCCTGAGTTTCTGGCGAAGGTCTCGGGCGCTCGCTGCGCGCGCACGTCCTACCTGAATCACGACGGCACGAACCCGGTGATCGAGAAGGATCTGAAGCTATACAGCGACCTCGTGGGCGCGCGTCCGATTCACGCCTCACCCACTGAGCACCAAGCCTACCCGATGCGGCTCGCGACGGCCCAATCGAAGAACTTCCGCGGCTGGCGCCAGTTCCGCGAGCGTGTCGAGCACGAAATCTATGGAGTAGCGGCATGAAGCTCGTCGGACTGACCAAAGCAGCAGCCATCAATCTGCTGCAGGCCGCGGGCCACAGCTACCGAATCGTGAAGGAGGATCAAAAGTCCTTCATGGTCACGGCTGACGTCTGTTTCACCCGCTGCAACCTGACCATCAAGAAGGGCGTCGTCACCGAAGCGACGTATGGCTGAACCACAACCGAGCACACACATGGACAAAGAAGCTATTCAGAAAATCATCGCCAGTCTGCGCGTCAGGTTGGACAAGGCGATCGCTGAACGCGAGCAATTGAGAGCCCAAAACTACGCGCTCGAGGACCGTATCTCTGAGCTTAGTGCCGAGATTGAACGCGCGAGCAATACGACGCACCTGCTCAACAGCTACTTGGCGTAACCACAACACACACTGACAGGAGAAACACCATGAGCAAGATCACCGCATTTCTGGGCCTCGAGCCGAGCACGTCCAAGTCCGTCGACGGCGTGATGAGCGCCTTTCACGACACCATCGAGAAGCTGCACGACGTGGCCGATCACCACAACAGCGTGGCGGCCGACGCCGTGACCGAGATGGCAGCGCTCGAAGCGAAGCGCGCCGCGTCTGCCGCGGAATCGCAGCGCGCCCTCGATATCGCCCAGAAGATGGCCGCAGTCGTCGGCTATCAAGAATCCAAGACCCTTTTCGCAGCTTAACCACACGTGCATTTTTGCAAGGAGAAATACCCCATGTCCAACACGCTGAACAATCAAGACTACCGCGACGCCGTTCTCGCCACCGAATCAAAGCCCGCAGCCGTCAACTTCGGCCCCGCGACGCTGCTCATGGCGCTGCAACTGGCGGTGCAGGCGGGCAATCTGCTCGATCAAGTCAAACGCGCCATCTACTACGGCAAGGACGTCGATCAGCAAGTCGTCGGCAATGCGCTCAAGGCGATTCCGCAGATCACCCAGGATATCGGCTTCCCGCTCGCAACCGAGCGTTACCGTGACCCGCGCGATGCCGACTTCTTCAGCGCCATCGACCCGCAAGCCAAGCAGATGCTCTCGCTGGGCAGCGTCGATGTGCGCCTGCTGCACGCAGCGCTGGGTCAATTCACCGAATCGACCGAATTCCTCGAAGCGCTCGTGCCGTCGTTCTTCGGCACGCCGGTGGACAAGGTGAATCTGCTCGAAGAACAGGGCGACGCATCCTGGTATGGCGAAATCGCACTCGATGCACTCGGCTACAGCCGCGAGCAGTGCCAGTTCGCCAACATCAAGAAGCTGAACGACAAGAAGGCGGGCCGCTACAAGGCGGGCTCGTTCGACCCGAACGCCGCAGTGAACCGCGACGTTGGGGCGGAGCGCGAGCTCCTGGAAGGTGCGGCGAACGACGCAAGCACGGCGGCAGCGTAATGATTGGGCTCTGTGGCGCCCACCGCACGGGCAAGACAACGCTTGCGAAGGCGTATGCGCTGAAGTCCGGCGCGACGTTCCTCGAAACGTCGGTCAGCGCCATCAACCGCGAACTTGGCTTCGATCTGACGAAAGAGCACAGTTTTGCGGAGCGGCTTGACCATCAGGAGAAGATCCTCGCGCGGATCGACGCGATCTATGCGGCGCACGTAGGTGAGGATGTCATCACCGACCGCACGCCGCTGGACATGATCAGCTATACCCTCGCGGAAGCACATGGCGATCGGGTCGCGGACGAGGATCAGGAGCGGCTCGCCCGTTACGTGCAGCGCTGCATCGACGTCACCAACCGCCGGTTTGGGGTGTTGATTTTGGTGCAGCCGGGCATTCCGGTCATTGCGGAAGAAGGCAAGGCCGCGGCGAACCGGGCGTATATCGAGCATCTGTCGGCCATCTGCCTCGGTTTGCTGTCGGACGAGCGGGTCACGCCCACGCACTTCTACATTCCGCGCCGCACCTTGTCGCTTAACGATCGGGTCGAGGCGGTGGAATTCGCAGTCAACCGGGCGCAGGCGAAAACCCTGCAACTGATCCAGACCGCAGTGGGTGCAGGCGCGCTCTTGCACTGAGTGTTGGTAATCTGCTTGGGAACAGTCAAAACTGATTGTTTTCCCGAGCAGCAATCTATAAGATAACAACAAGTCGCGCAACGTTGCGCACGTTATCTAGAGGGGCAGAACATGGGTTTGGCGAAAGTCAACACTGACTTGCCGACGCTGCAAGAGGAAATTGACCGCAAGGCGTTCGAGACGCTGGAGTGGCTCACGCATTCGGTCGCACAAGGGCGCATCACTGCGCACCAATTCTCAACCGGCGTGGACGTGTTGTTCATGGCCGTGAGCGGGCTGCTCAGAAAGGATTTCATCGAGTTGGTGAGCGAGGCACAGGCGTTGTGCCCGACGAGCGCCATCGAATTAAAGCGGGTGTTCAGCCGCGCGCCCGGTTTTCGGAATGCAAGTTTGCTGCGCGTGGCGTGGACTGCGGGCGAGGACCGCGTGTTGATGGGTGAGGCGCACGGCGCCCCACGTGTAATGAATTTCGACACCGCGCGCGAGGCGCAGGATTTCTTCAACGGAGTGGGCGAGAAGCTCACCCCCAAAGGCTACAAGGAGGTTTGACCATGACGACCAATATCAAGCTGAACAATCATTCCCGCGATCAGATCGTAAGCAATGCCATGCACGATGCGTTTGCCAAAGAATCGAAGGCGCACGAGGCCCGACTGACCAAGCTCGCTGACAAGTGCTACCGCTCCATCGTCAGCGTCGCGCAGGAGAAAGCTGCACGCCAAGCGCCGGAGAGCTTCCTGTTCATGTGCAACGAGGCACGCCTCTGCTTCACCGACCCGGAAACGGGCTACAGCCGCGACAGCGTTTGGTCAGTGGCACTTTCCCGCACGGTGCCCTTCCCCAGCAACAACAACACGCTGACCATCAACAGCAACGAATTGCACGCGGAATATCGGGCAATCATGGAGGAAAAGAAGGATATCGACAACAAGCGCCAAGAGCTGAAGCATAGCCTCAAGCGCACGGTCTACTCCACCACTTCGCTCAAAAAATTGATCGAAATGTGGCCCGAAGTCGAGACGTTTCTGCCCGCAAATCTGACCGCGCCGAAGCCGATGTTGCCAGCGTTGCCTGTAGGTGACCTGAATGCAGCGCTCAAGGCTGCAGGCGTCAAGATAGGTGTGGTCAAGCCGGCGGTATCGCATGCACTGGTCGTGGCCTGATTACACGGAGGTTTGAACGATGAATACGACCACTCGACCCAATTTCCCGCTGCTGCGCGACGCCTTCGCCATCATCGACGGGATTCCCCAAAAGTCTTTCGACCTCGACTCGTGGCGCACGAAGAACAGAGGTATGAGCTGCGGCACGATCGCCTGTGCAGGGGGTTGGCTCGCCATGCACCCGGTCATGAATCAGGCGGGTCTGAGCGCTTCTGAAGGCGGATCGCCACGCACCGACAAAACGGATTGGGGCTTTGGCGCGCTGCGCGAGGTGTTCAACCTTCAGCCCGGCGAAGAGGAGCTGTTCGAAGCGCACGGCACCGGCTACAAGGACGAGGAGTTGACCGAGAAGCAGATCACAGCCATGTCCGGCAAACGCCTCTGGAAGCGCCGCGTGCTGCGTCTGTTCCAGGAATACAACGAGCCCTTCGACCCGACGGCTGGTCGCGGCCTGATGCTGAGGGCACGCAATGCGTGAGAAGCCAATCATCGGGCAGCGCGTGCGCCTCAATGACCGCGAATACGTCGATCTGCACTTGACCTGTGCGGAAGCAATTCGCCAGTCGCAAGACATGCGCATCACCGGCGTCGAGAACATGGGCCATCCCCGCGCGCCGATCTGGGCGATCGACGTCGACCAACCCCTCATCAACCAGTTTTTGCTGCACGCCGACATGGTGGAGCCCGTTTGAAGGAGACGAACAATGTTCAAACACATCAACAGCAAGTCCCCGATCGCCACCTTCGCTGTCGCCTCCGGGGCACTGCGCGTGACCGATCCCTGCTACAAGATGAGCACGTGGTGCGCGGGCGATTTGAAAGACGTCGCTAATGGCACGTGGCACGCTCATGTCGGCATGTTCCTCGACCCGACGGATATCAAGTATTGCCAGAAGTGGCTCGATAAGGCGAAGGGGAAGAAAAAAGCCGCCTATGACGTGGCGATTGCCGCAGGTCATGACGAGGAGCTCGCCAATATGCGCGCCAGCCTCTACGATTCAGACATCAAGGATTACGAGCGCGGCATCGCCAACTACAAGGGCCGCGTCGCCTACATTCATATCGTCCACGAAGCCTACAAGGACGATCCGGCGGCGCTCGATCCGAAGCAATTCAAGCTGGTCGAGGGTCTGGACGTGGGCGTCGATTCAGGCCAGGCCGGCTTCTTCGATCTGGCGGAATACGTGAAGGTCGCGAGTGGCGATCGGATCGACGAAACCTTCTACCGCAAAGCCTGCGCCCAAACACTGGACACCGAACTCAGCTTCGGTGTCGTGGAGTTCGGCGCACTCTCCTCGAGCGGCTATGGCGACGGCGGCTACAACTGCTACGTGCTGCGCCACGGTGAGGGCAAGTTGATTGCCGCATACATTGAGTTCATCGGTGACGGCAGCGACGAGGACGAGGACGAATGAAAACGACAGTGGATTTCGACTTCTTCATCGGGAAGTCGTTTGTTCTCACCGGCGTCGGCAGCGAGGAGCAAAAGCTGACAAGTGTCAGTTGGAGGGGTGAGGAAGATGCGACCGCATTTTCCTTCATCCTGAACGGTCAGTGCTACACGGCAATGGAGGACCCGAGTGACGGCTATCGCTCGTCGTTGCGCGATATTTTTATCTCCGACGGCAAGGGCATCAAGAATACGTTCGCGCCGGTGAAGGTGATCGGCCGTAAGTGTGCCAACGAAAACCATGACGTCGTGGAGCTGGTCGACATGGTGACGGGCAAGGTTGTGATCGAGTTTGGCACGTCCAACACCGACGACTATTACCCGTGCTTTGTTGGCAGCTTCACGCCCGCGAACATGGTGCTGAACGAATCGGCGGGGGATCGGGAGTTGCGTGAAAACCTGAAGGCGCAGGCACGGTCGCTATCAGCCGACGAATACGCCAAGCGAAGCGGCGCAACTGTCGCACACGAACAATGGGGGAGTTGGTGATGGATGAGAGAGAAGAACGCGCCGAGTGGCTGAAGTCGCTTCGGCCCGGCCAGGAAGTCGCGCACCGAACGCGTCACCACGGTTATGTGCTGTTCACGGTCGATCGCCTGACGCGCACGCAGTTCGTCCTGACAGATGCGAACGGAAACGAGCATCGCGTCAACCGGGAGACGGGCTACTTCGTGGGCGCGGTCAACGGCAGCATCGAGCCAATCACGCAGAAGGTGAAGGATTCGCGCGACGAGACTCGTCTCCGTTCGTGGCTGTCGGCAATCTCCTGGCACGACTCGAAGGACAAGCCCACGCTCGCCCAGTTGCGCGCCATGAAAAAGGCGTTCGATCACGGCAAGTATCTGGCAAGCATGAGCGGGAGCGACGATTCCCAGCAAAAACCCTGAATTTTTCCGTAACAATATAAACAGTCAAAAATGACTAACGTTCAACAACGAGGAGCAACACACATGAAAATCAAGCGCGTCGCCAGCTATGAAACCACCGACGGCCAAATCTTCACCGACAAGAAGGATGCGCAGGCGCATCAAAAGACGCTGGATCGCATCGACCAACTCGAGGAGCTGGTTGCGGTAGGTCTGCCAAGCCTTCACGTAGGCACGTCGGCGGCTCAGGTTGCACGCTTTGTCCTCGTTAACGCCGACGCGATCCGTGCCATCCTCCCGCAGCGCGCCGCCAAGACCACCGACGAGCCGACACAGCCGGCGCCTGTCGAAGTCGCGGGCGAGCCGACGATCGAGAACGACATGAGCTGGGTCGGCGCCGGCCTGGCCGGCAGCCTGAATGCTCTTGGCGCCTAAGGAGCGATCGCATGCCGACCGGACTCACCGCCGACATTGCTGACGGCATCTCCTTCAAGCAATTCGCTTTGACGTGCGCTCGCCAGTTCGGCGCACTGTATTTCATGCGCGACCTGCCGATGGATGCGCCCATCCCCGACCAGTTGCCGGTCGATAGCTACTACCCCGCGCGGGTCGAAGAGGCGGAAGACGCGCTCGCGGAACTCCTCGCACTCACGCCCGAGCAGTGGGAAGCGAAGGTGCAGGAAGCCAACGCGACAAACCTGAAGTCTTGGGAAGAGTCCTGCGCGCGCCATGCTGCGCTGCGCGAGAAGTATCTGGCGATGGCCAAGCAGGTGAATGCCTGGGTGCCGCCGTCGCCCGATCACGTCGAGCTCCAGAACTTCATGCGCCAGCAGATCGAGGAGTCGATCCAGTGGGACTGCCGCGACTTCCCGCGCCCGGAGCCTGTGAGCGTCGAGCAATACAAGGTCGAGGAGCTCGGATACCGGGAGCGATGGGTCAAGCAGATGAAGGAGGGCGCGCGGCAAGAGACGGAAAACAACGCCAACCGCACCGCCTGGGTCAACGCCCTGCGCAAGAGCTTGGAGGAGTCCGCCTGACATGCTCGCACGCGCCTACCTGATGGTGGTGCTGCTCTCCTGCGGTCTGTATGGCGTGCTCTGGCTTGCCAGCTCCACGCCTTACTTCAAAGACCGCGCCCGAGTGCGCCGCATCCTTCGCCGCAGTTTCCTCATTACCGTCTCTGTCGCGCTGACCGTAGCGACTTTGGCGATGATCATAACGGTCGAACGACACTAAGGAGCAATACCCTCATGCAACGCACCAAACGCTTCATCTTCGGCGCCTTTGCGGCGCTGGCACTCTGCATCGGTCTATCCGGCTGCGGCGGCATCATCGAAACCGGCTCGGTCGGCGTGCGCACCACGATGGGTGACGTCAGCCAGCAGGAAGAGGGGCAGGGCATCTACATGGCAGTCTTCTCGCACGTGGACGAATACACGGTCAAGGAGACGTCGATCGACCTGAACGACCTCACCCCGCGCGCCAAAGACAAGCTCACGGTGAAGGATCTGGAAGTCACGGTCTATTACCGCGGCATTCCGGGCACGATCGCCAAGTTCGTCTCCTCCCACGCCGGCCAGTCCGCCAAATTCGAGCGCGAGGACTTCGCCCGCCCTGGCTACAACCTCGTCGCCAACCTCGCCAAAGGCGCCGTCTATGACAGCGTGACCGAGTTCGACAGCCTATCCCTGAACCAGAACCGCTCGGAACTGGAGGGCAAGATCAAGGCACAGACACAGGCGCTTCTCGATGCCGATCCGTCAGTCAAGGGCACATTTGTCGTGACGCGGGTGGTCGTGCGCAAGATCCAAACCGATCCGACCATCGACCAGGCGATCCAGCAGACCGTATTGGCTCAGCAACAACTGGCGCAAAAGGAGAATCAGGCGCAAGTCGCACACAAAGATGCCGAGATTCGACGGATCAATGCGGAAGGCCAGGCGAACGCCAATGCCGAGCTCCAGAAGACCCTGACACCGGCGTTCCTGCAGCACGAATACAACCAAGCGCTGCAAGCCTGTGCGAGCAACGAGCACTGCACGATGATCATCGGCCAGGGCGGCAATACGCTGATCCAAGCGAAGTAAGTATTGCGGTCCCAACTTTGAACATTTAACATTGCGTCATTAGTCAAAACTGACTAGTGACGCAAGACTAAGTGTTTAACCGTTCAGAGGAGAAATCGATATGGCAACGTTGCTGATCGAAACGAAAGAAATGCGCGCCCTGGTGCTTCAGTTCGATGACCTGGCAGCGCTCGTCAAAGCGGCCTACCGGACCGAAGCCTACATTCAACGCCAACTGCCGCGTGCCGAAATGCTCGTGGATATGGGCCGCGTCGAGAAGAAGGCGTTCGAGCCGAGCGTGCGCGCGGCGTTCGACGAGGAGCTCAAGGCGATCACCCCGTTTATGACGGCCGAGCTGTGGCTGCAGGATCTCGTGAACCGCGGCGAGTTGCCGGAAGCCCACTACCTCATCAACTACGGCAAGAAGATCGAATTCGACGGCGGAAAGGTCAAGCCCGAAGTCGAGCGTCTCGAAGCCGCCATGAAGGGCGAGGTGACGGCGTGATCAAGCTCGTCGGGTTCGACACCGAAACCACCGGGCTCGAGGCGGAGAAGGGCGACAAGATCATCGAAGTCGCCTTGCTCACCTACGACTTTCACACGCGCAAGCTGGTGGACAAATACGTCGAGCGCATGGACCCGGAACGTCCCATTAGCGCGAAGGCTCAGGAAGTGCATGGCATCGCCTACAGCGATCTGACCGGCAAGCCCAAGTTCGCCGACCTGTCGGCCGACATTCGCGAGCGCTTTGCCGACGCCGATCTGGTGATCGCGCACAACATCGGCTTCGACCTGGGCTTTCTCTACGAGGAGTTCAAGGCGTGCGGTATGACGCTGCCCGACGTCGATGGCTTTGACACCTGCAGCGAATCGCGCTGGGCTTGCCCGGACGGAAAGCTACCGCGTCTGGAAGAACTGTGCTTCGCGCTGAACGTGCCATTCGATGCGAGCGCTGCGCATGCTGCGGAATACGACGTGGAACGCATGATGACCGCGTTTTTCGAAGGCGTGAAGCGCGGCTGCTGGACGCTGCCGGCGGACTTCACCGAGAAGCTGAAGGTGGCGGCATGATCGACACAAACGCTCTGCGCGAGCTTACGAAGAAGGGCTGGGCGGCTGACTGCCTGCTGCCGAAGGCGACGGTCAACATGATTGCGGACGCGCTGGATGCGGCAGCCAGAGGCAAGGACGAGCCGACGCCCCAAAAGCACCGCTACTTCGTCGCCTACAGCCATTCGGGTCACGATGGTTCGTTCGGTAATGGCTGGGTGGAGCTGAATCTCAAACACGCGATCCGCGGCACGCGCGATCTGGAATACGTCAGGGACTTGGTGATCGCCCACGAAGGCTACAAGCAAGTCGCTATCACCGGCTGGCAACGATTCGAGGACTGACATGACCATGATTTGCACGCTGAACGGGGTGTTCGGCATTTTCGCAGTGGGTGGCTTCGCCGGCATGTTGGCGATGGCCGCGCTCTGGGTGACAACCGCACGGAGAAAGGGATGACCAAAGATCAAATCCGCGCCATCTTCCTGAAGAATGGCTTCACCGTGAAGGACGGGCAGACCGACCTCAAGGACTACGTTTATGCGGCGGCAAAGGAGTTGATCAACGCGGCGCGCCTGTCCGACGCCCGCGATGCCTCGCGCTACCGGCACGTTCGTCGGGGCAAGGCGCTAACGGTGCGCGTGCCGGTGAATGACAAGCACGTCACCTACTGCCTGACCGACAAGCCCGAAGCCGGTTATCCCGAAGCGTTTGACACAGCGGTGGATGAGCAGATGACGAAGCTCGGGCTGCGCTGGACCGATGAGCAGGCAAAGGCGTTCTTCGGCTTTGGCCCTATCGACCACGACCTGAAGGGCACACCCATCTATGACCCGACTGCCGTGCGCATCATGAACGCGCCGCTACCGGTATTCAAGGAGTAAGGCATGACCCCAGAACAGAAAGAAGGTCTGGAAAAGATCGTCAACTGTCACCCGGACCTCCTGCTCTACCACATCGAGCACGACACCAACTACGACGCCAAGCTGCTGAAAGTGGTGTTCGAGCTGGCGAAGGAGCGCGCCAACGCGCTGCTGGAGAGCGGTGAGCAAGAGGCACGATGGAAGATCGAGCCGGAGCACGCTAACGACTTCCCTAGCCCTGCCGCGAAATACCCGGACCTCAGAGCGTTTCATGAAGGCGTCGGCGGGGTTGGTCCCCACGCCTTTACGTGGAAAGACAAACCGCATCGTCTAGTCTATGACCTCACGCGGATGGTCGCAGAGTTGCGAGACGCCGCCACTTCCGCCACTCCGAGCGACAAGCAAGAGGCGGTGGCGAAGTGGATCGTTGCGCGCGAAGCTGTCGTTGACACCGGGACTCCACGAAAAGAGCTTGCCTATGCGGTTCCGCCCGAATCTCGATTGTGGGATTCATATTCCGAGGCATCAGCAGCGATTAAAGAAATGGGGCTGCCCATCGGCTGGGTAGCAATGGAACTGCACCGTCTGATCCCTGATGCCGCCCCTCCCGCCCAGTCCGCTGAGCAAGACAGGATTGATGCGGAGCGGCTCGTTTGGCTCAGTCGTAACTTGAGCGCGGATCTGCTGAACAGCTATACGAGGCACGTCTTGATGCGCGGCGGTGATGGTGATCTAAGCGACATTCGGACTTTCATCGATTCGGCCAAAGGAGCGAGCAAATGACTAACGACGAAATCAAACAACTCGCTTATGCGCAGGATCACGGAAGCGCGAAAGAGTGGTGCTTTACGGGCGAATCTTTGCTCGCCTTCGCCCGCGCCCTCGAATCCCGCGTATTAGCTACGGCAGAGCAAGACAGGATTGATGCGGAGCGGTGGCGACACGCTCTGGCCATTGGCTATATCTCGGCCGGCGAGCAGTCCATTATCGACGCAGACATAGTGGAGGGAGCGAGCAAATGACCGAACGTGAAAAGTTCGAAGCATGGGCAAAGCAGCAGCAGCCGGGAACGCTGGACCTGACACCATTCGACGATACATACGACAGCGACTTCACGAGCCGCGCGTGGGACGCATGGCAAGCCAGAGTCGCACTCGAATCCCGCGTATTGGCGGAGAGGAAGCCGGTGGCGTGGTTGGTTGATCCCGGCGTAGGTTCCGCGATGGATAAGTTCCAGCGCACTGCACCGAGCGAATTCCAGCTTGAGGATATCAAGCGACGAGGCGGAAGCGTGACGCCGCTCTACACGATGGATCAGATGCGCGATTACGCGGAGAGCTTCCATCGTTCGCGCATCGAGGCAGGGTTCTCAGAAATCAAGGGCATGTCCAAGAAGATCCCCGGCGACTTTCTCGGCAACCCGGCCAACAATCCGACATTGGCGCGCAAGCTCGGATACAACGACGCGCTCAAGGACGTGTTGGCTGTGCTTAGCAAGAAGCCAACGGAGGGCGCATGAAGTGCCCCAAGTGCGGTTCCGACACGCGCATGATGGTGCAGACCTGCATCACGGCGCCGGGCGACCTTCACCACAACCTCCCCAAAGCCGCCTACCGACGCAAGGACGTGGAGCTCAAGGGCGTGTTGTGGGAGACGGCCGATTTCATCTGCACGAACGACAAGTGCGGCCACGTCACCGACGGCTACGGCAACTACGTCACAAAGCTGGAGAAGAAGGCCAATGAGAGGGAGGCTACGGTCGACGCGCTCAAGGCCGTTCTGACTGACTCAAGCATCGAGCACCTGGCGATCCGCCTGAACAATGCGCTGACGCTGATCGATAGCCACGAGAAGGAGAAGAACTCTTGAACGGCTTCATCCTCATCGTCACCATCGTCTATCTCGTCGGCACGGGCGGCACAGGCACCGGCACGGCCGCACAGGTCTCTTCCATGCAGTTCGCGGACTTCCGTTCCTGTGCCGCGGCGGCCGACATGACGCGAAGGCAGATCATCGCCAGTGTGCCCGATGGTTATCCGAAGCCAAAAGTTCACGGCGTCTGTCTGCCGCAATCGTCCACCCACTAAGAAAGGGCAGCGAATTTCGCTGCTCTTTTTGTATCTTGATAGCAAGATAGCTTGATACCAAGCTATCAGTTCGTGCCACTGTCTCGCGCACTTCTCAGCACACGACACACATGCAATGGCACGCTGTAACGGTCGTTAAAACGCAACAAAACGCCCCTTGCTAAACAGTCACAACTGACTATATTATCCTCACATCGTTTGTCACAATTGACTATCGAAACAGACAGTTCTGGAGGTGCGGTTATGTTCAAGGCTTTGCGCGTCAGTGACGCAGGGATCAAGCAGGCTCGGCAACACGAAGCGATTCGCGGCAAGAAGATCATGGCGCGCGGTGCGTTTTCCGCCGTGTTCGACAATGGCGACACCGTTCTGAAGCTCACGCTCGACCAATACGCCTACATGCTCGGCACCGACCAGGTAATCGGGTGCCACAGCCAACACTTCACCCGAGTTTTGCACAACTACGGCGAAGTGGGCGAGGTGGACGGTCACCACGTCTACCTCTTCGAATGCGAGAAGCTGGAGAAGCTGCCGAAGGGCGGTGAGGCCCGCGCTCTTGCGCGCCGCATCTGCAAACAGGCCACGACCCACGCCAACACGCACCTGCGCTTTCATCGCAAGCGCGAGGGGTTGGTGCTTGCGATCGAGGAGCTCTCGATGGACGAAGTGCTGCCCGAGTCGCTGCAGGAGGGCTTTGCGGACCTGCACAAATTCACCAGCAACGTCGAGGAAGGGTGGGGGCTGGATCTGCACTCCGCGAACCTGATGGTGCGCCCAAGCAACGGCACGCTGGTGCTGTCGGACCCGCTTGCCGACGTCGCCACGCGCGATGCACTCGCCGAGCGCCGCTACATGCGCGCCGCCCGCGAATACGCAAATCGCCACTGAAATACCCAACACGTTCCCTGCGATGAACAGTCAGAATTGAGTCATCGAAACACACAAACGGAGTGAGAAAAATGCCACGCCCCTACAACGTCATCAACATCAACGGCCACATCGTGCCGGCGACGCGCCACGATGCCTACAAGAAGCTCCTCGTCGCTGTCGCGGACAAGCGAGTGACCGCTCAAGCGGCGCAGCGCTACGTGTCCATGAAAGCGGACGGAAGTTCTTGCCTGTGCGCTATCGGCGCGCTCCTCTCGCCAGAGCAATTGGAGGAAGTGTGCTCCACCGGGTTGAACCGAGGCAGTGTCGGCAGTCTGAGGCGTCGGTTTGGCGTTCAAAATATCCAGGCTATGACGAGCCTAAACAGCCGTGACGCCGACCGGCTTCAGGATCGGTTTGATCTTTACGCGGCCGACGACGCCATAGGCGCATTCGAGAACCGCTTGCGCGAACAGATCGCCAACACGGTCAACTACCCGAACCCCGCCACCGAGCACACGGGCAAGTGGCACTTCCCGGTGAGCGGCCAATGAGCGCGCTTCGTTACGCCATCGCAGACGCCGAGCACGCCTCACGGGACGACGGTAACGCCTACACGCTCCACATCGTCACGCGCTCGGGTCAGGAGATTCACGGCGCAGTGGAGCGGGTCGACGGACTCGTTGTGGTTCTGCAGGTGTGGGAGAAGGTGACGTATCACAAGGCCTTTGCCGGCCCATCCGAGCACTACCAACCCACCGACCGCAAGGTCTACGTCGAGGCTGATGCCGTCGAAACCGCGGAGGTGATCTGGTGAACGCCACCCACCTCGACACAATTCGCCTCACCGCACGCGCCAACGCCAACAAGGCCGACGCCGAGCTCTGGCGCTGGTATGCCGACGCGGTGGAGGAGCGCCAGATTCGCCACACCTGCAAGGGCCGCTTCTTCGAAGTCGTGCTCGGACCCCACAAAACCGAAGCGCCGTCCTTTGACGAGGCGGTGCGGCTCATGAAGGAGATCGTCGATGCTCAACGCCTCGCAGCTTAAAACCCTGCACGACCTGACCGCGCAGACCCTCAAGGTGCCGGCGGCCGACCAGCCGGCGCTCTACGCGAAGATGGACAAGATCATGGACCCGGTGCTCAGCGCCGCCCAGACGGCGCCAATCCCCGCGGTCGAGGATCTGATCGGCAAGCTCCCGCTTGGCTATTACCGGCAGACGCTTCGCGTGGCGGTGATCGAGCGAACGCGGCCAGAGGAAGACCCGAAGTGACGTTTTACCTGCACCGCCCGAAGCCCACGACGCCGGCGACGCCCAAGATCGGCCGCAACGCGCCGAACCCCTGGCGCTACCACCAGCCACGCTACGTCGCTTACTGCGTGGCGCACGGGGCAACCACCCCGGCCGACATGATGGCGCGTGACCGCAAGAGACACCCGAGCGCGCCACTGGCGGGCTTTCTTGCCTGGAATGCGCACACGCTTCGGGACTGGTGCATCGAGCGCGGCTACCGGCAAGGGTGGCTTGGCTGGAAGGAACACCAGGAATACAACGAGTGGCTGGCCCGGCGCTATCCCACTGGATTCGAGGAGAAGGTATGACCAAGAAGGGAGAGACGCGTCAGGACGAACTAGTGCGTCAGATCATTAGCCGCATCGGCCGAGAAGGGCTCGAGGACAGTTCACGCCGCCTGCTGGCAACGGCAATGGACGAAATCATCGCGCTGCAGGCCGAAGTCACGCACTGGAAGGCCAACCACGCACGCGAGGTCGAGCGGGCCCGGATTCTGAAAGAACGCCCTGACATGCCGATTGAGCGCGTGCAGGCCTACGAACTCATCGGCGAGCTCCAAGCCAAGCTCGCCGCTTACGAAAAGGAGCAATGACATGGCAGTCAAGATCGGCTATTTCGACCGCGACGGCAATTCAATCCCGCTCGCGCAGTGGAAGACGTATCGGCAAGACGAGAGCTACGCCCTCGTCAAGCAGTTCGACAACGGCAAGGTGCGGGTGATCCTCGAATGGATGGGGCGCGTGCCGAACCCGCACGCGAGCTTCCCCGACACGTGGCCGCTTTTCATGCTGATGGTCCACAACTACGCGAGCGACGGCACGTTGCGCGCTGACCCGGTGGACGACGGCAAGACGTTCTGCAACGAGCGCGCGGCGGTGGATTTCTACACCACGTTCATCGCCAAGTGGACCGAGAGCGAGCTGGAGGTGGATCTCGAGACGGGCGAGGAGGTGCTGGTTGAGGTTGGCAACACCCTGAAGCCGGTCGAGCCACCCAAGCCTCCTGATCCGAACAAGCCGACGACCGACACCGACGACGAGGTGGGAGCGTGGTGATTCAGGACACGTTCACGAACCGCCTCGACCGAGAGCGCGACGAGCGTATTCAGGAAGAGGCGCGCATGGCGAACGATCTGCAGGCCGATCATCCCGACATGACACGCACGGAAGCGCTCAAGATCGCCGCTCGCATAGTCGCAAGGCTCAATTCGACCGTCTGAAACGGGAGCCGCGCCCGACACGTGTTGGAGTTTTTCACGTGTGCGGGCGTTTTCCTTTATGGCGTTGCGCCGAGGCTCGCCCGAGCCACATTCCAAGCCATCTCCAGTCCACTCCCAGCGCGCGTCCAAGCCACAGGCCTAGGCGTTCGCCCTAGGTCCAATCCCTAGGCCTCTCCAGGCGCGGCCGCGCCCAGCCAAGAATCCCACGCAATACGGCGTATTACCAACGCCCGGCGCCGCGCCCAGCCCCACGCCTACACCCTTGCCGATACCCGCAGACAGCCCTGGCGCCACGTGGTATTCGCGTGCGCATCACACATGTAAATAGCGCGGTTTTCTCCCTGATACGCCCATGCCGATGCCCACAGACAACCCAATAGTCAGAACTTAATATTCATACATCGCAGCGAAACACGCGATACAGCATGAAAGCGACGCGATACACACAAATCAACTTTCGGAGAAAACGAATCATGGAAAACATCGCACTGAACACGAACACGGTTGACGAAAACGCGCTGCTGGGCGAGCTCCTCGCAGAACTCGGCGGCACGGGCGCGTTGCCCGATGAAGTCCTCGAAGACCCGATCGGTCACGCTCCCGCACTCGCCGCGGTCGAGCCCGAAGTCGACGAGATCCTCGAAGCCGCCATCGAGCCCGAAGTCGAAGCTGCGGTCGCCGGTGAGACGCCGATCATCGAGCCCGACACCTCCGCTGTCGAGTCGCACGACGACGCGCTGCTGGATGAAGTCGCTGCCGACGCCGCCATCATCGACGCGACGCAAGCAGCGTATGCGGAAGCGGGCACGGCAGCGGGTCCGGTGAGCGACGCCGACAAGCCTGCGGACGAGTCGGTCGAGGGTGTCGAGAAGGCGAAGGGCAAACCGCGCGCAACGGTGCGTCAGGGGCCGCCGCTGTCCAAGTCGCAAAAAGTCGTCGCCAAGCTCGGTGAGAAAGCGAGCGAGTTCCTCCTGCTCGAAATCGCAGACGCGGAGCTGGACGAGGAAGCGCTCAAGGCGAAGCAGGAGAAGGTGCTCGCCGAGATCGACAGCCTGGCGAAGAAAGTGGGCGAGAAAGCAACCATGCTGTTCGGTTGGCTCAAGAACGGCGGTGCGCTCAACGAAGTGATGCGTCGCACGTTCGAGGTGCTGGCGAAGGACGGGGAGTTGACGTCGGGCGAGAAGGGCAACCTGCAACAGAACCTGCTCTCCAAGCCGTATTCGAAGGGCACCGCCGCCTCGCAAGCCAACCAGATGTTCATGCTGCTGCCTGCGCTGAAAGTCACGGTGAAGGAGCGCGGCAAGATGGTCGCGAACCCCGACTCGCTGATTCTCGCGAAGGCGAAGGCGGAACTCGGTCTGTAACTCGGGCGAGGGGCTTCGCGCCCCTCCAATCCGCAAAGCGCACCCGTGCGTGCGCTTTCCAGATTGACCACCACATTCATTCAGGACTTGGACATGGACCTCTCGAAACTGAACGCACTCTCCACCGACACGCTGCGCGACATGAACAACGCCATCGTCAGCATTCTTCGCCACCGTCAGACGCAAACGCAGGTGGCGGCCGGATCGAAGTTCCGCATCGGGCAGCGGGCGATGTTCGTGTCGAAATACGGCCAACTCGTGCATGTCGTGATCGACAAGATCAACGCCAAGAGCATCAACTGCACGCAGGTGGACGCGAAGGGCGATCGGATGCGCAACACTTGGCGCGTTGCCCCGAGTCTCCTGAAGTCCGACGAGGAGTATCAGGCCGAGAAGAAGCGACTCGGGTTCAAGGACACGCCTGTCACCCCCGGTGGTGGTTGGTAGAATCGAATCGGCGTTCCCGGAGCGGCGCCTAAAGTCTAGCTCCGACTAGTGTGTGTTGTATTTTCGGGGCGCCCAGGTGGCGCCTCTTTTTTCGCCCCGCGCCGCCCTAGGCGAGAGGCTAGGTGCTCGTCGATAGCCACAGTATGTCCTCGAACCGGTTGCGAAAATGTCTCTACTGCGAATGACGCAGCAACGAACCGGAACCGAAGCCATGATTACAGCCGAACGCAAAGCCGAACTGACCGCAAAGGGTTACTACATCGAGGATATGCACGCAGTCTGGGGCGAGGGTTGGTGGTCGGGTTCGTTCCGCTGGATGATGAAAGACTCGGACGAGTTTCAGGATGGCGACGTGAGCGATAGCGAGGAAGACGCGTGGAAGTCGGCCTGCTATCACGAACGCAACTTCTGATCGCCCCACCGCCTTCGGGCGGTGTTAGAAGACGCCTAGGGCAGTGCGAGGCCTTCGGTCGGAAAAACAGTCAGTATCGACACACGAGCGCACGCAAACCTACCGCACACCAGCGCTCAAAATCGCTCGCGTAATTTCCCCTAAAACGTGTTGTTTTGTGCTCACAGCGCTGCGCCTTGGCGCTTGCACAAACAGTCAAAACTGAATAATATAGCCGCATACATTCCTGCATCGTTGCGAGATACTTTCTCTGTCGAAAACAACAGCGAAAGCGACCGAAATGACCACGCTCATTGCCAAAGAATTCCGTAGCTTGACGCTCGATCGCAAGACCGTGCGCCTGATGTCCCATCAGACGGATTGGCCTACCGGCCCGGTGTCCTACTCGGTGCTGACATTCCTCATGCCCTACGGCATGGAGTATGACGGCAGCGATCAGGAGCCGACTGACTGGCAGGAGGTGGAGTTCGGCGCCGGGTTTGCCGCCTACGAGGCTGCACACAACGAATTCAAGCGCGAAGTCCTCGCGCTCATCTGAGGAGAAGAGAATGCCACGCATCGACAAAGTGCCGGTGATATCCACCGGCCACCTGTCCGCAGCAGTCGCCAAGCAGCTCGAGGATCTGGGCGACAACAACCCCTGGACAAGCTGCGCTTCCTACCTGGAGGGCTTCTTCCTCTACGCGCAGTCGGAGCCGGAACCCGACACGCCCGAGAGCCTCAAGGCCATCTTTGCATGGGTGCGCGAGCAGGGCGCCGAATGGGTTCGCCTCGACTGTGATGGCGACGCCATCGACGAACTCCCGCAATACGACTGGTAAGGAGCAGGCAATGCCGAAAACTGCGAAACCAAAGACCCCGCTCTACCTCATCAACCTCGAGGGCGGTGGCGACACCATGATCTACGTCGTGGGCAAGGCCACGTTCGACTGGATCAATTCCGACTGGCCGGCCAACGAAGCCGCAGGCGAATCGGGCTTCTACGAAAAGATTCCCGCCGCCGTGATCGCGGAGTGGGAAGCGGCGGGCCTCAAGGACGAGTTGGACGCGCGGACCAAGCTGGATGGCGTAGCCCGCGACGAGTGCTACATCACCATCGGAAGTTGGGACAACGACCGCGCCATGCACATTCCCGCAGGCGGATTCGACTCGATCGTGTCGGCAATGGTCTACATCAAAAAGCAGAAGGGCGAGTTGGTCGACGAGTATCACGGCTGCATCTACTGACAGGAGCGACGCATGAAACAGCTTTACGCGCCCAATGGCAAGAAGATCACGGGCACGGCCGACACCGTGAAGGCGGTTGCCGGCGTCGAGGGTTGGGAAGAAGACGGCGAGCCGATCTACGCCGGCGGCAGCGAGGTCGACTGGGACAGCCAGGAGACGCGTGAGACGTTCTCCAATGGCGAGCGCACGATGGTCGTCGTGGACGAGGATGGCGAAGAATGGCCGAAGTGCGAGTGCGAAGTGCGCGACGAGGAGTGCGGCGAATGAAACAGCTTTTTGTGGCCGTGCGAGGCCGCTTCACGACGGGGTTCCAATTCACCGGGCCACTGACGCAAGCCAGTATGGATGCAGAGGATGAGTGGACCGATACCGAATTCGTTCCCGTCATGGTGCCGGAAGGTGGCATTCAAGATCCCGACGGCCACACCTTCTTGGTCCGCGGCGACCCGATCCTCGAAGGCTTCGAGGTAATCGGCCCCTTCACCAACATGCAGGACGCAGTGGCCTACGGCACGGTGAAGGAAGAAGGCAACTGGTGGGTGTTCACCGCCGGGAGCGTCGAGTGAGGAACAAGGCGCACTACGAAGCCGAAGGGCGCGCTTTGGCGCGCGCCGACAAGTCGCCCGGCTTCCGTGAGTTTTGGAAGGGCCAGGGTTGGCGGCAGAAAGCATTCATCAAGGGATACAACGACGAAATGCAGGTGATGCGCCAAGAACACGACCGCGCGGCCGCGCCGGCGACGGGAGAACTCGGCACCCGCCTGTGGCACTGGGAGTTGGCCGAAGGGTTTGCGTCGATCAAGGTCGGGCAGGAGGTTCGCGCGATGCGCGGGCCGTTCGCAGGGGAGCGCTTTCGCGTGACCCACACCCTCTCGAACCGCTTCGATCAGTTCGTGTTCGGGTGGCCGCTACCGAGCGCGGGCAAGTAACCGGGTATCGCACCGGGAGCGCACAAACCCCGCGCACCGGTCGAGACAATACATACATCGAAACAACACGCGCAACGAAGCGCACAACGTAAGGAGCAACACACACATGAACCAAGTCGCACAATCCACCGCGCCCGCACTCACCCAATTGTCCGCCGGCCTTCGCATACTGCGTGACGTCTCGGCCCGCTTCGCCCTCGAAGCCGCAATGACGGGCGAGGCGCACGTGGATCGCCTTTCCGCCCTGATGATGTTCGAGGGTGTGGACAAAATGTGCCACCTGGCGGCCGGCGTTCTCGCCGCCGAAGTCGCGCGCCTATCGGCCGAGCCGGTCAATCCCGCACCGACGCAGCAAGAAGTTGCGGCCGCGCGCCCGTCGATGACGAAGGACGAATACCTGCGCTCCTGGAGCGAACCGCGTGATGCGGCCGGCGTCGCCCAGCTCAAGGACATGGCGCAGGGCGATGGCCCGAACGTCCTGCCGCGCGGATACGTCGTGCTGAAGGGCTCGCCCGAGCAGATCCAAGCGCAAGTGACCGATCTGCTGAACTCGGCGTTCCGTCAGCGCCCGAGCAGCGCCCACTAACCCCTGGCAAGAAGTTGCGTAAACCCCGCAATTTCTTGCTGAAACTGACCTACCGATAGGTGGGTTCTCAGGCCTGGCCACTGACGTGGCGAAATTGGTAGACGCGGGCGGCTAGGGTTTCCGGGGTTGGTAAGCGAGGCGCCAGAACTCGACGCCATCAAACCTGAAACCGCCGGTAATTGCGGGTTCGAGTCCCGCCGCCAGTGACCAGGCCTGAGAATTCACAGAAGGAGAAGAGAGAAATGGCAAAGCTCTACACGTTCACGATGGACGTCGAGGTCGACGACGAGGAGAAGTTGTTCGATCAAGCGATGAAAGTCGCAACGACCGCGGCGGTTCCGCTCACCGAGAGCAACGCCCGCAACCTGCTGCGACCCGAAGGGATGATCGACGTGCGCGCCTGCGTGCAGATGGTTTTGGATCCGGGCGAATCGCCGCCGGGACTGAGCCTGGTCGAATCCGGCGTCTATCAGGACATGGACGAGAGTGTTTTCAACGTGGATTTCGGCGACGAGAGGAACTGACCATGAGCCTGCGAATCGTTGAGGCGCTCGACGCCTACCTTGAGAAGCTGGACAACGGCACGGATGGCGAGGTCGGCGCCGCCCTGAACCAGCTCCGGCAGGCCCGCAAGGATCTCACCTTCGCCGACGATGAGGAGATCGACAGGGCGCGTGAGGAATACGCGCAAGGTAGCGATGACGACATCGAGATCGATGATGGCGCCGCATCCTCTGTCGCCGACGATGGCGTCTGGGTGCAGGCGTGGGTGTGGCTGGCGAACGAGGAGACTCCCGAATGAAAATCTATCTGTTCAAGGCAATCCGGGCGGACGGCTCGCGCTACTTCTTCCATCACGTCACACTGGGCGAAGCCCTGCTGTTCGCCCAAGACGCCATCATCGTCGGCTGCTGCGATTACCCCGACACGCCATGACCGAATGCGACGAAATTGCTGAAGGGATGGTGGATGGCTACCGGGTGTGGCTGGAGAACACCAATCGATCGGCAAACATGGACACCTCGCGAATTTACGTGAGCAGTCAGATGGCTACCGACGAGAGTCCTGTGTTCATCGACAACGTGGCCTGGAGCTTGTGGTCGGCCGTCGTAAAGCCGCAAATCAAGATCGACCTGATCCCGCCAACCTACGCCGATGCAGGCTCGTGGTAAGGCACAAAGGGGCATCCATGCCCCTTCTTTTCGTCGAGTTACCGGCCCTAGGAAGGCCTCAAGCAACCACGTTCCTAAGTCATTGATCTATAAGGCTTTTTCCATGCTTATAGATTGGCCGTCCTCCGACAGAAGTATAAGCTAACTCTGAGCCCGCCCGAGCAGCACACAAAGCAGCAGACCGCACCGAACGAAGCGCATCAGGGACGCATCAGAAAGCGCGGCATGCGCCCCACCAAGCTCAAGATGACACGACATACGTCAAAACGCCCCGACCGCTCAAAACGTCTCTAAAGCGCTCAGAGCCACGCACGATACCCGCAGACATTCCAACCCGCGGTCGAGACAATCGAATAACGCAACGAGAGAGTAAAGGCCCATGCTAATCGACGTAGAGGTCTTGGAAGTCACCGACTCCTGGATCACCATTCACATCGCCAAGACGCACGAGCAACACACCATGCCGGCAACCTGGCTCCAGAGCAAATATCCGGCACCGATTGAGGCAGGTCAGCTTCTCGGGAACTTCGATCACGAATGGCTCAAGTTCGCCCTGACCGGCCCTGACGACACACCCTACACCGAGAAGGACGAAGCGACCGGATATGGAGAGGTGTGGTGATGGCAACAATCAAGATCGACGGCGCTGTGAGCGAGGACTGGCTCAGGGTCATCTACTGGGAACACGGCAGCGCACTGGTCAAGGAAGGCTACGCGCTAACCGAGGACGTAGCCATACGATACGGATTCGAAGGCTACGACAATCCGGTCAAGGCGATGCTCGGCACGTCCTTTCCAGACTACCCGCTGGAGAGGATCAAAACCAGCTTCGTGGGGATGGGCAGACCAGGGAAGCTCGACAGCGGGAAGGACCAGGTGCAGGGATACGGGGAGGTCTGGTAGATGGCGCAGTTCAAGATCATAGGCGAGAAAAGCAGCGCCGGCCGATACCCCGTCACCGTAAAGAGCGAGAGCACGGGAGACACTGGCACCGGCTGGATCCAAGAAACTGACCTAGCCCACAGATACGAGACGATCCGCAACACCCTCAAGGCAGGAGACTCGATCGTCGGACTGCAGGGAGCGGGATTCAAGGAGCTGGATATCTGGGATCTCCAGTTCGAGAGCCCACTCAAGACGCTACGGAAGAGGCTGCTGGCTGATGAAGATGCGCAGAAGGATCACGCTCAGGGGTATGGGGAGGTGTGGTAGGCCCGTAGGGGAGAGAGGAAAGGGCGCGTGTGGTGTGGGGATAGCTATGGAGCGACGAAAAATGTCCCGCAACTCCCAACTCTTACACTTCCCACGCTACCCACCCCAAACTGCCGCTTGACGCAACAGTCACCACTGACTATGATTCCCTCACATTGTTTGCCGACGAGTGTTTGGCGTCGGGAGTCGCTTCTTTTCTGGGGGCTTGTTCTTACCTGTTGGGTTGCCATACGCGGATAGCTCCGATGTGGGTGCCTTGGGGACGAATAGGGCTCTCTATCTCTCACACACAGGGATTATAGGTCTGTGGGGGGTAGGGGGGCTTATTCTTCCACTAGGGTTCCTCATCGGATGTGTCTAGTAAAACCCAAAACCAAACCCCGTGCGCGTGCGTGGGGAAGCTCGAGGAAACGGCAGCCGACGCCGACACATATCCCAAGTTTTACCCGCACCCACTCCTCACGCCTAGGGCTTACCCCTCGGGAGCAGGAAACGGGAGCGGCGCCCGACACCCATAGGAAATTTGAGCGGGAGTGTCCTTGGGCTCTTTAGGCCGATACCCAAGGCGTGTGCCCGAGGGAGAGCGCCTAGGCCTCGGTAGGGGTAGGGAGCAGGGCGTGCCCAAGGGAGAAGGCCTAGGCCGGCGGAGTGCGCGCTCCCATGCCGATAGCCGCAGTCATTCCTGAGTATGTGCTGCACAATGCAATCACTCTCAAACAACGCGAGAAACGCGATGAAAACGACGAAGAAACCGACCACCCTTGCGATTGCTGATCTGCGTGCGTATTACGAAGCCAACCGCTCTGACGCCCCGTTTGAGCGCGCCGCCTACCTCTTTCTCGACTCGACGTTCAGCCTCTTTCTGATCACCTGCGATCCGGAAACGCTCGAATTCGTCGCCCTGCAACAGCAGACGCACGGTGCCGACTCCACGGTTTACGAGATCCATCGCTCCTGTTTCGATGCCGATATCACCGCCTGCAACGATGCCTGCCTGCGCGCCCTGTATTTCGACCTGAACGATCACCTCGATCCCGAGAAGAATCCGATCGCCTTGTAACTGCCCACCACATGTCCTGCGAGCAGTCGAGACAATGACTGCTCACACAACAACGAAGCGAAACATCATGAGCTACATTCACGCCCAAATCGCGGAATACAGCGCCCAAGAGCGCATGTATGTCGTCCACTTCACGCAGGGTCCGCTGTTCTATGTGCGCGTCGTGTCTGCCGACGACCTGAACTGCATCGGTCAGGGCACGGTGCGCGTGATCGAAACGTTCTCGCAGGACATGATCGACGTCCTGCACCTTGTGCTGAGCGACGAGAACACCCGCGAAGATCGCATCCTGAACCCGGAATCGATCGTCGGCCTCACGTTCGAGCTGGATGACTGACCCATGACCCAAGACACCGCGCAGCTCATCGTCGCGGTCCTGCTGATCGCCCTCCTGGGCGCCGGTGTGACCTACGCATGGATGAAGTTCGTCGATTTGCTCCTGTTTCTTACCCGCAACCGCACCAACACTCAAAAATGACTATGAAGACCGCCGCACACACCCACATCGCCGTTGAAGCCTCGATCGAAGCCGCGGACCACCAGCACCGCGCCGCCAAGCCGCACGAACTCATCGACTGGCTCGAGGAGCAGCAGGAAGAGGCGGAGATTGCTCACCTGCGCCGTCAGATCCGCACCAATGGGCGCGTGGGCATGATGGAGCTGTATTGAGGGAGCAGGGCGCGGCGGCTTGCTGGAAACGGGAGCCGCCGCCGACACTCATTGGGAGTTTTAGGCGCGGCCGTGGATTTTGCGCTAGGCCGATGCCCTTGGGCGCCACCCAAACGGGAGCCTCGGCCGACACTGATAGGGAGTTTGACCCGTGGGCGCGGGAATCGACCTAGGGGTTTCGCCTGCGCGGTAAAAGCGCCGCACAAGCGCGTGCGTCGCGCATCGCGCGCGGTTCGAGCGTCACGTGTCGCGCAGTCTCACTGCGTGCGCACCGTGTTTCGCGTCTGCGTCGCATGCGTTCCGTTTTCGGTCCGCTGCGCTCGCGTTGCGCGCTCGGTTTCAGTCATCGGTCGATTCTCGCTCTTGTGTGTGTCGTTTCGTTTTCTCCGTTTCGTGTTGCAGTGAGAGAACTATAGCACGTGTTATTTCGAACGTGCAAGTATTCTTTTTAGAGAATGCACTCTAAACCTGCACGTAGAAAAACATTGCACGTGAGAAATAAGACGTGCATAATTCAATCACTCGCTGCACAGTGCAAGCGAGACACACACTAGAGAGAAAGAAAAATGACGAACGCAGCTAACACGAACGCAGCAAACGAACTGAACGCAGCAGCTAAAGCAGCGCAGAAAGAAGCGCGTCGCAAAGCGTCGCGTGCTCAGAATGACGCAGCGAAAGCAGAAGCAGCAGCAGCGCGCAAAGCAGAAGCAGAAGCAGCAGAAGCAGCAGCGCGCGAAGCAGCAGCGAAAGAGCTTGAAAACGCAGAAGCAAGCGCAAAGACGCTGCGCGAGCAAGCAGCAGAAGCGCAAAAGCAACTTTGCGATGCTATCGCGGTTCGAATCGAACATGCACCGAACGCGAACTTTGCAAAGAACATGCACGCAGAATTGCGCGCGCTCAGCGGAACGAATGCAATGCTCGCTATCGAGAAGTGCATCGCGCTTGAAGTTGATTTTGACGCGCTTGCACGTGCATATGCAACGACAGATAAAAACTCGTATGACTACATTGCGATTTACGCTGCACAGAAAGTGCGCAAATCGCTGTTTGCGCTCGCAACCGGTATGACGTCGGTTTTCGACGGTTATACGCAAGCGATTATGCGCAATCTCGTCAAACTCGAATCGTTGTCGAACCGCGGTTCTCAAATCTCGTTGTCTAACAAAGTCGTATTCACGGAAGACATGCAAAGTCAAGCGGTGCGCTCGTTCAAGCTGTGTGAACCGTCAACCGCGAGCACGCAAGCGAGTAGCACGCGTCAAGCAATGCGCTTTCTGAACGTCTGCAACGTCATCAAGTCGCGCAAAGATGACTCGATGACGCTCACTGACTCGAAAGCTGCACAAGCGGTGCAAGCGATGTTTAAAGCAGTCTAACGCGTAACAGTCAATAGTGAGTGTTTCACGTGAAACACTCACTAATCACACTCACACACGGTTTATCATGCAAATCTCGAAAATCACCGATGACGATTTGACCGTCATTATCGAAACGAACGAACGCGGTTCGTATGAGTGCATCGCGTTTAGCGAGAACGAACAAAGCGAACTGTATCGACATTCTGACTTGTCGTTGTCAGAAGCGGTGCGTCGCTCTGCACTTGTCATGATTGCAGAATACGAAAGCGCTGATAGTCCGTCGCAGACGTGCGAAAGCGTGTTTCGGTCCGTATGTATCGACACTCTGAAAGCACGCGCGCACGATAGCGCAATCAACGTTAAATACATTGCTTCGACTGTCAGTATCAACGATGACAACGAAGCAACGTTCGATGCACGCGTGACTAACATTGAGACTGCGGATTCTGCTACACACGGTAATCTGACTATCTCGCTTGACTTGCTTTCGTTGCTTCTGAGCGATGACGAACGCGTGCAGCGTGAAACGCTCGCAATGCTGCGTGACTTGCATATGCAGCAATTCGACGGTCAATTCTACGATGACGAACGCGACAATCTGAAACACTGCATCGCTTAAACCGTCTCTAACCGTCTCTCTGTGCGCGCTGCACTCTCAGACGCACCGCACAGAGAGAGAATCGCTCAAAACGTCTCTAATCAAGTCTAATCATGTATATCATCGTTACTCGCATTGTTCACGGTCACGGTTTCACGTTCGAACAGAAGTGCTACGCTTACGTGAACGAAAATACTTGCACGTTGCTTTAAAATACGTGCTAGTATTCTCTCTGTAGCACGCACGTTTCTAACCGCATGACTGTTTCACGTGAAACAGTCAAAACTGACTGAGATAAAACATGCACTTCGAACCGTTCTCTCTTTTCGCTATCGTCTCTGCAATTCTCGCTTTCGGTTCTGTCGCGTATCTGATCGAAAGCACCGAACGCAACTATGCGCGACGCTTGAACGAGATTCGCAAGCGTGCAGAAACGAACGCGACGCTGCGTGCAGTCGCGAGCGTGAACGTGCGACGCGTGCAGTAGAGGGACCGCGCGAGAAGTCAATCTCCTAGAGATTCTCGCGCGCGTCGAAGGCCCTGCCTTCCTCGGCCCATGAGGAAAATGACCCTTCCTTATATTTCCCGGTATCCCGGCCGAGCACTTCCTTATACTTTGGCGCCCAAGCTGATCTTTCCAGCTTGCCACGCGTCCCGAGTCCGCCTGACGGTCTTCGCACACACCCCGAATCGCTCTCCCAACTCCGCCATTTCAGCGTAGCTCATATCTGGCTGCAGACTGATCGCCTCCGCAATCTCCAAACGCCGCGATGGGGAGCGATGGTATCCAGGATTATTCTTGCCCCGATCCGCCGCGTTGTCTTTGGGCGTTCCCCATGCCAAGTTGTCCAGCCGATTATTTGCTGGGTCGTCGTCCAGATGCCGGCCCTGCGCCCCAAAGGGGCGAGGTCCGACGAACGCGAGCAGCACGAGAGAATGGACTGTGAATTTGCGCACCTTGGCGCCGTCCGCACCCAGACCGACCTGCAGATGACCATCGCCGGTTGGCGTGGCCTTCAAAATCTTCTCGCACAGATGCCGACCGTCTCTATGGTGATCGAGGCGCTTCACGCGTCCGAGGTCCGACACCTGATAAAGTCCTTCAAAACCTACGACATTACGCCATTCTTCCGTCATTGCATCCCCGCTACACAGTCAATAATGACTGAATATAGGGAGCCAGTGACTACCTGCTCGCAGGCACGGGTGTCGTTTCCTTACACTTCGCGTTCGGCGGCCCTTCCGGGCTGTCTATAATCCCTCCGATCATTTCGAGGGAGACCCAACACCATGCGCAACACCATCATCGCCATCGGGCTCGCTGCGCTCGCACTCACTGGCTGCAACACCATGACGCCCGAGCAGCAAGCCGAACACGATCAGGCCGTGCAACGCCTGGAAAACGTGCTGGCGCGGGCTCGCGTCGCTGGAACCTTCTCCTGCCCGGACACGACCACCTGTGATCGGGCGTGGCTGCTCACGCGCAACTACGTCGAGGCGAACTCGGACACCCGCGTGCGAGAGATGGATGCGGCGGCGATCGACACCTTCACGCCGCCCAACACGGGGATGGTGGGCTTCTTTGCGCGACGGGTGCCGACAGCGGGAGGAGGGATGGTGATTACGCTGGATGCGCTGTGCCGCAACATGTATCAGAGCGACGGCACGCCAGGGCCCGCGTATGCGGACTGTGCGACGAAGGTGATGCTGCCCCAGACGAAGTTCCGGGGCTATCTGAACGCCAACCTGTAACGCTCGTAATGGCTCCAGAGGGTGATGACGCGCACCCCGGCTGCGCGAGCCTTCATCACCATGTCGGTCGTGCCCTTGCCGCCTGGGAGCGCCGCCACGAGCTCGGGATGCCCCTCGTCGAGCATCTGCTGATTTCGAATGGGGCCGGCGCGGTGACGGTAGTGCTTCCAGTCCGCCTCGAACGTTCTCACCGGAATGCCGCGCTTCTCAGCCCACGTCCGAGCGCACCGATCGCCACCTCGAGCGCCTCCTTCGATCAGCAATGAAATTGGGCGCCGTGCGTGTATCGCATCCATCGCCCAATCGGTGAACTGCTGATCCTCGAAATCTCGCCCACCACAGACGAGTAGCCGGGTCATCCCTGCAGCTTCGCCATCAGCGCGGCGCGTTCTTCCGGTGAGAGCGCCTCGATCATCTTGGTGAGATCCTTCTTGCGCCCGCGCGTCTCGACCTTCGATTCCTTCTTGGTGGCGAAGGCCTTCTTGAGCTTCGCCTCGTCGGCCTGCTCGACCAGCACCTCGATCACGTCGGCCTGGCTGATGCCATTATCTTTGGCCATTGCGGCGAGCTTTTGCTGCTGCTCGGCTCCGATGATGAGGGTGTAGCGCTTCGTGTCAGCGGTGGTTGTCATGTTCTTTCCTTGCGTGAAATAAAATAAATACACGCGGATTATAGCGCCCAATCAGAACTGACGTGCAAAGAAAAAGCCCCGCGTGGTTAGCGGGGCTCTTTTCAGACCTCGGCGGTGAAGCCGATCTTGGGGTCGTCGTCCTCCTCGGGCGGCTGCTGCATGAGCAACCCGAAAGGCATATCGCGCAGCAAAACGAGCGCAATCAGGGGCTCACCGCGGCCAGTCACCCACACCACGGCGAGAATGAGCGCGAGAATCATGAGGTTCAGAAACAGGGCGTGCTTCATGGGCGCTCCTTAGTCAGTAGTGACGGTCAAAATACCATGATTCACGCTGCCTTGCGAGTCGCAAAGCCCAGGCCCACGAAATCGAAGTCCTTGCCCGGCGGGAGGATGTTTTCGACAAAGCCCGGCGTCGATTCCACGATCGCACGGCGCGCCAAAGCGTGCTCTTTCGTGTGGGAATTCCACGGATCGTCGAAGTCGACCACGAAAAAGCAGTTCGGGCCTTTCTTCTTCTCGCGCGCACCGCGGCCAATGCGCTGACGTAGCGCCACTTGCGCCTTCCCACCGCCGGCGAGAATCACCAGCCCGATCGCCGGCACGTCCACACCGACGTCCATGATGGTCGTGCCGATCAGCACCTCGGTTTCGCGCTGCCGAAGTCGCCCCAGCGCCGCTTTTCGCTCCTTTGCGTTGTTCTCGCCCTGCAGGAACTCCACGCGCACGCCTTTGGCCGCCAGTTGCTCCCGCAAAAGCTCACCGTGCCGCGTCTGCTGCACAAGAATCATCACCGGCTGCTTGAGCGCCGCCCCGCGACGCGCCTCGAACACGATCTTGGCGTTGCGTTCCACGTTGTCGACGATGCCGATCCGGTAGGCGGCCTGCCAGGTCGTGCCGCGAAAGAGTTTGGCGGGCTTGTGCTCGAGCTGGATGAACTTGAAGAACGGCTTGGCGTAGATGCCGCGGTCGATCAGCATCTTCTCGCTCACCTTGATGCCGATCGGGCCGAACGCGGCCATGAGCCGCATGTTCGATTCCTCATCGTCCTTCATGAAGGGCGTGGCGGTGAGCGCCAGGCGGTAGTGCGCGTTCTTGCAGTGCTTGAGGATCTCAAAGTAGCTATTGCCGCTCGCCTCGTGTGCCTCCTCACCGATCACGAACTCGAATTTCTCCAGGAGCGCGATCGTCTTGTTGCGAATGCGGATTTGCTCGTTTTGTTTCTCGACGTCATCGTCCGGGCACGGTTCGGCAAGACGCGCTACGAGCGTCTGAACCATGCCAACGCTCATCATCTTCACCGAGTGTCGTTCTTCACCGTCGGCACCGACTGTGACCGTTCCGAACTGTCCGTCGCCCAGCACCGAGCACTTCACTCCCAGCTCCTCGAACGCGTCTTTCATCTGATACATGAGGATCGAGCGGGTCGTGAGAAAGAGCGTCGGGCGGCGGATACGGGCGAAGGCGAGACGCGCAACCCGTGACTTCCCGGCCCCGGTTGCCAACTGGGCAATGATCTGGCGGTGCTTCACCAGCCGGTTGACCGTCTCCATCTGGTAGTCGTAGCGGGGGTCTTCCGGGAAGCTGTCGATCTTCGGGTTGAGGGGCCCAAGCGGTGCGGGCGCCTCTTTGGCGACAAAGCGCACGGTGTGCCCGGCTCGGCGCAGGCCTGCGGCCACGAAATGCACGAAGCCGGCGGGGAAGGTGCCTTTGCGGAAGTCGAAGAAGGAGCTGCGGCCGTCCCAGCCGCCCGTTTTGAAGGGCAGGGTGTTCTCGGCGCCCGAGACCTTGTAGGAGACGAGCTTCTGCACTTCCAATTTGAGCGCCCGGTCGGTCTCCACGAGCTTTGCGGTGGTCGCGTTGTAGGCGAGGGTGATCGTAGCCATGTTCCGAGTTGCCATCCTGTTGTGTTAGGCGTAGTATAAGGCCAACAGTCAGTCCTGACTAATTAACCACGCCTGGAATCTATGGGTAAGCCCCACATCGAAACCCTCGAACTGTCGCCTTCCGCTCTCAAGCCCAATCCGTGGAACACCAACGTGTGCAGCCCGGAGGAGGAGGCCAAGATCGAGGCGTCTCTGAAGCGCCTCGGCATGTTCAAGCCGATCATCGTGCGCACGCTCGCCGACGGCAGCTATCAGATCCTCGGTGGCGCGCATCGACGCGACGCTGCAATCCGCCTCGGTCTGGACAAAGTGCCCGTGATGAACGTGGGCGCAATCGACGACAACAAGGCCAAAGAGATCGGCCTGGTGGATAACGCCCGCTATGGCAACGACGACACGCTTCGCTTGGCCGAGTTGCTCGAGGGCATGAGCACGCCGGAAGACCTGTCGACTTTCTTGCCCTACACGGACGCCGACTTCGCTTCAATCTTTTCATCCGTAAATATAGAACTGGATGACTTAGATATACCGGACGATGACGCGGCCCCAACCCCGTTACCCAAGGAAGCCGTGGTGCAGACGCACCAGATCATGCGCTTCAAGGTGCCCGTCGAGGACGTCGGCGCCATCACGGACCTGATCGAAAAGACCATGAAGGCGCAGCGCTTCACCGAAGACGACTCGCTTTCCAACGCGGGCGCAGCGCTCGTTCACCTTCTCTCCCCGAAATCATGATTCGATACATCGGCACCAAAGTCATTTTCGCCAAGCCCATGACACGCGGCGAATACAACGACTATCGCGGCTGGACGGTTCCGGCAAACGAAGACCCGCTCGACGCCGGCTATCTCGTCGAATACATGGATGGCGGCGCATCGAATCACGCGAAGCATGCGGGCTACGTCTCGTGGAGCCCCAAGGACGTCTTTGACGCGGCCTATCGCAAGGCGGTCGGGCTGAGCTTCAGCATGGCGCTCGAGGCGATCAAGCACGGTCTGCGGGTCAAGCGCGTTGGCTGGAGCCTGAGCACCTTGAGCGTGCAGAACGGACGCATTGTGCTGACGCGCGAGGGCGATGAGCCGCGCGTGTATGCGCCGACGCAGAGCGAGATTTTCGCCGATGACTGGATCACGGTTTGACGCTATGAAGTTTGCCTTCTGCCGAACCTGCCTGAACCTGGAATACGACCCCTTCCAGTGCCGCACCTGTGACGAGGGCTCGAACTACGAGCACAACGGCGAGGACGACGGCTACGACGAAGACCTGCGCAAGCTCACCGCGCTCGATAAGGGCGAAGAAGACCACGAACCGATCTGGCTGGAAGCCGCATGAACGAATTCAAACCCACGCTCAAGCCCGTCGAGTGGCTCAAGCCGTATGAACTGAACGCCAAGACCCACGACGAGGCGCAGATCAAGAAGATCGCCGCCTCGATCACGGAGTTCGGCTGGAACACGGCGATCGTCGCGGAAGCCGACGGCACCATCATCGCAGGCCACGGCCGGCGTCTTGCCGCGCTCTCGCTCGGTCAGACCCACGTGCCGGTGGTGGTGCGCGATGACCTCACCAAAGAGCAGGCGCGGGCGCTGCGCCTGGCCGATAACAGGGTTGCGCTCTCCGAGATCGACGCGCGCATCCTGCAGGAAGAACTCGCCAGTCTCGACTTTGACCTCGGCAGCATCTTCGACGCCAAGGAGCTCGACTTCATGACGGCGGACTTGTCGGTCATCAACGACGAACCGTTCGTGGAGGATCTGGACGCAGAAGTGCGCGAGCAGGCTGCAGAGACCGCCAAAACGGTCGAGAAGACCGACGCGCGGGAAGTGAAGCTCGAAAAGGCGCTGGGCTTCAAAGCGGTGGCGGGGCGCGATGAAAAGCACCTCGCGCGGTTCATGGCGCTGATCGAAGAACAGACCGGACTCACGGGCGCAGACGCTTTTGTGGCTCACGCCAAGGCTGTCTGCGCATAACCTAAATACCACTCAGAATTGACTATGAAATATGGACATGACAGCGATCATCGTGATGGTGCTGGTCGGCATGGCGATAGCGGCGACGGCCTGGATCTGCTCGAAGCCGTCAAGCCCGTTGAGCGGACTCAGCGAGGACGAGCTCCTCGCGGTGGCGCTGCTCGTCGCGGTGCTCAGCGAGTGAAGCCCTTCGACCCGTATGTGGGCGTGCCGAGTTCGCTGAAGATCGGCAACTTCCGCTTCGCGGTGTCGGTGCAGGACTCGGGCGACAGTCAAGCCTCGATGAGCTTCGGCCACATGAACCCGATCAACCAGACGATTCGCCTGGCGCCGGATCAGAACGCGCAGAACTTGGCCGACACCTTCATCCACGAGGTGCTGCACGCGATTCACTTCCATTACGGGCTGCTCGGCGATGGTCCGGAAGAGGAAGACTTCACCACGATGGGCGCTCACGGCCTGTGCCAACTCTGGCAGGACAACCCCAAGGCGATGGCCTGGTGGGTGTCGATCAACCAGCGAGCCGCCTGATGACGAGAAAACTGATCAAACGGGCGTATGACTCGGCCGTGCATGCGATCGATGCTCTTGCATGGACCATCGCCGCTCTGGCTGCCGGACTCTTGCTGGGGCTCTCGACATGACGACCTACATCATCGACAAGCGCTACACCGCCAGCGTCGAGCGCTCCGACCGGGTGCTGGAAGTCGCGGAAGCCTTTGGTCTCGGTCTGGACGACAAGGAGTTCGTCGTCTTCGACCAGCAGCCGCTCGAAATCAAGCAGGGCGACGTGGTGTATGTCACGGGCCAGTCGGGCTCGGGCAAGAGCACGGTCCTGCGCGAGCTCAAGGCGAAGATGGAGTCGGGCGTGCCGCTCACGGTCGCTGACATCGACTATGTGGAGTTCAAGGACTGCCCGCTCATCGATCAGATTGGCGTCGACACCAACGACGCGCTGCGCCTGCTCTCGATTGCGGGCCTGAACGACGCCTACCTCTTCATTCGCAAGCCGAGCGAACTGTCCGACGGGCAGCGCTACCGCTTTCGCCTTGCCAAGCTCATCGAGAGCGGCGTGAAGGTCTGGGTCGCCGACGAGTTCCTCGCGGTTCTGGATCGCGTAACTGCGCGCGTGGTGGCATTCAACATCGCCAAGGTTGCTCGGAAGGTGGGCGCCACGCTAATTGTTGCGACGACTCATCCTGATTTGAAAGAAGATTTAGCGCCGGACGTCTATATAGAAAAGCGTTACCGGGAAAAGATCAAGGTGGACTATGTCGGCAATGATTGACCTTCATGGCAAGCGTTTTGGCGATCTGGTGGTCACGGCGCGAGCCGCCTCCGTCAATGGTCGCGCCGCTTGGGACTGCGCATGTGATTGCGGCGCGAAACTCGTCGTCATCGGCCAGCTATTGCGTCGAAAGATGGTCACGTCGTGCGGCTGTGCGATGAAGCGACGTGCGGAGGTAATGGGTCGCAAGAATCGCACGCATGGAAAGTCCGACACGCCGGAGTTTCGCGTGTGGACGAACATGCTCGCCCGTTGCACAAACCCGAAGGATTCGCGCTTCAAGCGATACGGCGGTCGAGGTATCACGGTCTGCGACGCGTGGATCACGTCTTTTGAGACGTTCTTGCGCGACATGGGTCCGGTGCCGTTTCCTGGCGCTGAGCTTGATCGTGAGAAAAACGACCAGGGCTACAGCCCGAGCAACTGCCGCTGGGTGACCGCCAAGGTCAACCAGAACAACAAGGCAACAAACCGACTCATCGAATTCAGAGGGCGCACGCAATCTATGTCGCTCTGGGCTGAAGAGTTCGGGATCAATCTCAACACACTGCGCTGCAGGCTGGAGTCCGGGTGGAGCATCGAAGATGCTTTCACGCGACCGGTGCGCGCTCATACGCAATACAGGAGTTTCAAGCATGCCGGTCATTAACCCCACCGCCCACACGTTCGACCTCGCCGTGACGCAGAAGTCCAACGAGGCGCCGGTCGTAGTCGCATTCACCGCACCATGGTGCGGCCCCTGCGGCACGCTCAAGCCCAAGCTCTCGAAGCTCGCCAACGACTGGGGTTTCACCCTTGCCATCGTCGACGCATCGGTCGAGCGCGAACTCGCGGGGCTCTTTGGCGTGCGCGCGGTGCCCACCGTTATCACGATCGAAGCAGGTGTTCCCCGCGGCCGCTTTAACGGCGATCGCACCGAAGAAGCCCTGGTCGAGTATTTCCGCGACCTGGGCCTGGCTGAAACCTCAATCAAACTGGAGTTCTGACATGAGCATCGCATTCATCGTAGGTTTTCCGCTGTTGGTCATTCTCGCTCTGGGCGTGGCCGCACTCGTCAAGCGTCACAAGGGCGACGACGACGATCTGCCGCCCACGGGCGCGGTGACGGTCGACGCCGACGGCACCGAGCACTCTGCAGCCGCGGCCGCGCTCGATCCGAGCAACGCAGCCCAGTTCGCAGGCTAAGCCATGACGCACGAGCACTTCTGTATCTGGCTTGCGGGCTATCTGGACGGCAACGAGCTGATGGACGCCGATCTGAAGGCGCTCCTGCGCGAGAAGCTGGAAGCACTCGGTCAGGCGCCGGTCAAGGCTCAGCCGAAGGCCGACGTGCCGCGCACAGTTGATCGGGACGACTCCTTTCGTGGCTCGCCGAACATCACCGACGCTCTCGCCAGAGGAGGTTTTGTCCATACGCCGCCACCTAGCATCACGCTTGGCGGCAAAGTTGGCGGCTCGATCCTCGGCGTCTACGACCCGGCGATGACAACCGTCTGCACCAATACGGCCAATGCGGCAGCCAGCGCCTCCGCAGCGATGAACTCGCTCTCAGCGGCCGCACGAGCCAGCGTATGACCACGCTCCAACTGCTCATCCTGTTCGCATCGGCCTTCGGGTCGGTGTTCCTGCTCGGGATTCAGTCCAAGAACGTCAACCAGGGGCGCTATATCGCGTCCGTGGTGACGTCCTTCGGCATCAGCGTGGGTCAGTTCGTCTTTGCGCACGCGGCGGCTTCTGGCGACCTCCTGGCGTTCTCCGCGAGCGCTGCCGGCGGCTGCTGCGGGATCGCATCGAGCATCTGGTTCTGGCAGCGCTTCATGGAAAAGAAAAAGGCATGACCATCATCACCGACAACGCCGATGTGCTGATCGAACGATCGGCACCGCCCACCGCCCACACACTGTCGCTCTTGCCCGAGATTTACGTCGAGCGCGGCACCAAGGCGGACTGGGATCTCTTGCACGAGCTCCACTACAAGGCGGAGAACCTGCCGTTTGGCCCCAAGTTCTACCGGTGCGTGTTGCGCGGGCAGACGATCGGCGTTGGGGTGATGACGGTTTCCTCGGCGATCTCGAGCGGGCGCAACAAGGCGTTCACGCACCTGCGGCCGAACGTGGGTGGGCTCGACTCGAAGCTCATCAACAAATACCGCCTGAACTGGATCAACGACAACGCGACCACGAACTCGCGCCTGGTGCTCGACACCATGTATCGGGGCGCGGGGATTGCCTACCGGATGCAGAACCTCATGATGCGCATGAGCGGGGCGCGCATCGTGGAGTTCCAGTCCTCGATGAGCAAGTTCAACCCGTTCGCGGCCAAGGCCGGCGTGCGCTTTGTCAAACCCGAGCCGTCGCAGAAATACGAGGCGGGTCTCGTGTTTTTCCGCCGCTGGTTCGATGCGATCCCCTCCGATTACGTGGGCGTGATGGAGGAGCTCGAGGCGATGCCGGCAGCCGTGCGGGAGAAGTGCATCAAGGAGATGCGCGACTTCTATTTCCGCAACTCCAGTCGGGAGAAGTCGGGCAACAAGCGCTTTGACGCGCGGGCACGCATCGACGGCTACGCACCGGGCTGGCTCCTCAAGCAGATCCAGCAGTTGGTGTTTGCAAGCCCCCTCTATGGCGTCTACCAGAACCCCGACTTTGGCCGTGAACTGCCGGATCGCATTCATCTGCTCGAATTCGACGTCCAGCCGGTCGATGCACCCTTGACCCTCTACCGCACGGTTGGAGCCGCCTGATGCACCTTACCGTCAAGCAGATCGAGCTTTTGCGCGTGATCGGGACCGGAAACGAAGACGGTTCCGCGTGCGACCTCGATCAGATCATCGAGCGCATCAACTACGAGACGACCAAGGCGTCGATCCAGTTTTCGATCCGCGCGCTCATCAAGCACGGGCTCATCCACAAGTTGGGTAGCGAAAAGCGGCGCGGCCGCCGGCACGTGATGATCGGCATTACGCCGGCGGGCGCCGGCTACGTGGGCGTAGGTGTCAAGAAGGGGCCGGCGTATGTCATCGACGAAGCCGACGATATCGGGTCCGACGAGTTCTATGAGCCAGCGTAAGCGTGTTGGGACCGCAGCTATCACTTGGGTATGACTTGGGCTCCCACACCGCTACCGTATATAAAACATATAACTAATAAAGAAAGTAATGAATGAAGTAGAAGAACACATTGATCAATGCTCGGCGGCACGGGTGCTGGGCACGGGCGAAATGTCGGCCCAACTGATCAACGCCAACATCGCAGCCACGCTCGGCTTCTTTGTCGAAATCCAGGACGGCATCGTCAAGTGCTGGGACAAAACGGCCGGCGTGCCCAGCGAATCGAACTGGGTGCCCGCGGTTGACTTCGCACTCAATCAATCCCTCACCGCGGAAGCGTTCGAGAAGCGCGGGAAACCGTTCTTCTTGCTCCCCGAACGGGGTGAGACCTGGGTTTGTGTGTTTGAGCTCGGTGGCGAGCTTGTGCGCACGTTTGAGCAATCCGACGAAGGCTGCGCGCTCGCCCTTGGACTGCTGTATCTGCTCGCGGAGGGAAATAGTCAAAACTGACTGTTGACATTCGCCAGAACGGCGGTTAGAGTGGAGCCCTGATTTTCGTTTTCTCTCTCCGAAATGGGCGCCCACCTCTGCGCCCTTTTTTTTTGGATTTTGAAACCGAGAAGGAACCGAGTAGTGACCAAAGCAACGGCAACACCCGCAGCAGCGGCACCGAAAACCAAGCACGCGCGCCTCACGCCCAAGCAATGGGCCGAGGCTGAAGCGCTTTGGGAGTCCGGTGAAGTAACGCTCGATGACCTGGCGGCACGCTTTGGCAAACACAAGTCGGCGTTCTCCGCGCACTTCAAGAACAAGGGCATCGAGAAGGGCAAGCGCAAAGAGGAGCTCAAGGCCGCGGTGAAAGAGGAGGTCGCGCGCGCCGCGATCGATGACGCGACGGTGCTCGCCGCGCGCATCAAGGAGACCAAGGAAGAACACTACAAGATGGCCGCGGGCCTCGCGAAGCTGTCTTGGAACGAAATTCTGCTCGCCAAGCAAGAGTCGCGGCCGGTGGCCACGGCGCTGAACAACCTCAAGGCGCTCGATGCGGCCATGACCGTGCTCAAGAAAGCGCGGGAGGAACGCTGGGCGGTGCTGGGCCTGGATCGTGATGACGCGCTCGATGAAGACGGGCTGCCGGACCTGGTGATCTCGGAACTCACCGCCGATCAAATCGAGGCGCTGCGTAACCGCGATGACGACGACGCGCTGATGCTGCCAAGCGAGCAGGCCGCGCTCGAGGCCGAGCTGGCAGACCTCGATGACGACGAAATCATCGACGACGGCGGGGACGACGACTGATGGCCGCCAAATCCGCCAGCCTTTCGCTTCACCCCAAGCAGATGATGGTCTACCAGGACCGTCGGCGCTTTCGGGTGGTCGTCGCGGGGCGCCGTTGGGGCAAGTCGCAATTGTCGAAAGTCCTGCTCATCAAGTTCGCCCAAATCAAGCGCCGCAAGATTTGGTATGTCGCGCCGACCTACAAGATGGCCAAGCAGATCATGTGGACCGATCTGCTCGAGGCGATCCCAAAGAAATGGATCAGGAAAGTCAACGAGACGAGCCTCTCGATCTTCCTGCGCAACGGCAGCCGCATCGAACTGAAAGGCGCCGACAAGGCTGACTCACTGCGCGGCGTGGGTATCCATTTTCTCGTGCTGGACGAGTTCCAGGACATGCACGAGGAGACGTGGACCAAGGTGCTGCGCCCGACGCTCGCGGACACGGGCGGGCACGCGATGTTCATCGGCACGCCCAAGGCCTACAACTACCTGCACACCGTCTACATGATGGGCCAGCGGGGTGAGACCTATCTCGATGCGAACGGGCGCGTGCGCGTGAACGAGTGGGCGAGCTGGCAGTTCCCGACCTACACGTCGCCCTTCATCCCGCTGCAGGAGCTCGAAGCGGCCAAGCGCGACATGGATGACAAGTCCTACAACCAGGAATTCCTCGCGAGCTTCGAGACGATGAGCGGGCGGGTCTATTACCCGTTCGAGCGCTCCACGCACGTGGGCAACTTCGCCTTTAACCCGAAGCTGCCGATCTGGGTGGGGATGGACTTCAACATCGACCCGATGAGCACGGTGATTTTCCAGTTGCAGGAGAACGGCGAACTCTGGGCGGTCGATGAGATCGTGCAGTTCGGCTCCAACACCGAGGAGACGGCTGATGCGCTGGAGAAGAAATACTGGCGCTACCAGAAGCAGATGGTGATCTATCCCGACCCGGCCGGCGGCCAGCGCCAGCACGCGCGCGGGGAGACGGACCTGGACATTCTGCGCGAGAAGGGCTTCAAGCGCATCAAGTTCCGGCGCAAGAGCCCGCTCGTGGCCGACCGGGTGAATGCGGTCAACCGCATGCTGCGCTCAGCCGACGGGCAGGTGCGGCTTCGCATCGACGCCTCCTGCAAGCACTTCATCAAGTCGCTGGAGCAGACGATCTACAAGCCCGGCAGCCGCGACGTGGACAAGACCGGCGGCACCGAACACTCCGCGGACGCCGCGGGCTACTGCATCGACCTCGAATTCCCGGTTCGCCGTCTGCAATTGGGCGGGCTTTCCGTTTAACTTGCGAAACAGTCAGAACTGACTAATAATCCAACCTATGTCATTCGCTCTCAACACCAAACAATTCCAGACCGGCGAGCAAGCCGTCCTCGATCCGAAAGACGTGGACAGCGCGCAAGCGATGGGTCTCACGCCCGTGGACGACGAGCAGAAGAAGCTGCGCGCGCTGGTCTCGCGCCGTCACCCGGAATATGAGAAGACCATCAACCACTGGCAATTCATCGAGGCAACCTATGAGGGCGGCCGCGAGTGGTTCGACGACAACGTGTTTCGCTACATCAAGGAAGGCGACCGGGAGTTTTCCGACCGCCTCTCGCGCGCGTATCGCTTTAACCACACCAAGGAAGTCGTCGATCTGCTGACGAAATATCTCTTCAAGCAGGCGATCACCCGCAACGTGGACGACGCCCCGGAGTCGGTCAAGCAGTTCTGGAAGAAGGCCACGCGCAACGGCCTGTCGATTGGCGACCTCTCGCGCCAGATTGCGAGCCGCACCTCGCGCGCGGGCCGCATCGCGATCGTGGTCGACAACCCGCCGGCGGCGAAGGCGCCAGCCAACCGCGCCGAAGAGAAGGCGCTGGGCGTGCAGACCTACGCCTACATCGTCGGCCCCGACCAATTGCTCGACTATTCCTACGACGACACCGGCGGCCTGAACTGGGCGCTCCTGCAGGAGTCGGCACGCGACGACAGCGACCCGCTCAACTCCTCGGGCGAGATTCGCCAGCGCTTTCGCCTCTGGACGAAGACGGACTGGCAACTGTTCGAGCTTCAGGGCAAGGGCAAAAAGCAGAAGGTGGTGCGTATCGGCGCGGGCATCCACAACCTGGGCGAAGTGCCGGTGGTGCTGGCTGACCACGTGATCTCGGATGAGCTGTATGTGGCGCCGTCGATGATCGACGATATCGCCTACCTCGACCGGGCGGTGGCGAACTACCTCTCGAACCTGGACGCGATCATCCAGGATCAGACTTTCTCGCAGTTGGCCATGCCCGCGCAGAACTTGCTGCCCGGCGAGGATGACTACACCAAGATGCTGGAGATGGGCACCAAACGTGTCTTTCTCTATGACGGGGAGGGCGGTAGTGCGCCGTCCTATCTCTCACCGGACCCCAAACAGGCCCAAATGATTCTCGACGTGATCCACAAGATCATCAACGAGATTTACCACACGTGCGGTCTTGCAGGCGAGCGAACCAAACAGGACAACTCGCTTGGGATCGACAACTCATCCGGCGTTGCCAAGGCCTACGACTTCGAGCGAGTGAACGCTCTGTTGGCAGCCAAGGCCGATTCGTTGCAGGTGATCGAGAACAAGATCGCCCGGCTCGTCGCACTCTGGAACGGCGAGACGGTCGAGCAAAGTTCCGACGCACTGGTGACCTACCCGGATAACTTCGACACGCGCGGGCTCTACGACGAGTTCGATATCGCCGCTCGGCTCATGCTCATCGAAGCCCCAGACTCGATGCGTCAGGAGCAGATGAAGGCGGTCATCGACAAGCTGTTCCCGCAACTGGCGAAGGATCTGAAGGACAAGATGCTGGCGGATCTGAAGGACTGGCCGCCGATCGATCCGCTGCTGGACCCGAACAACACCGCGGCCCAACAGACCCAAAAACTCTCCGACCGCGCCGTGGGGCAAGCGTCCCTCAAAACGCAGTCGGAAGGCTAACCCACCCGCCGCTCAAGCGAACCGAGCGGCTTTTTGCTTATCAACTGGCCTAGAGACTGGCCGAAAGGAAGAAACGAAACATGAACGCACTCCTGCGCAAGATGCTGATCTCCCAACGCTACATGGACGCGGCGGGCGACGAAGGCTCGAAATCCGGCGGTGGCGCCGACAAGATCGCAGCGGCACTGGCTGAACAAGAAGCTGCCGCCAAGGCCGCGGCTGCAGAAGCGGAAACGAAGAAAGCCGAAGAGGCTGCCGCTGCCGAAGCCGCCAAGAAGGGCGACCCCAACGGCGATCGCAAGCCGACCGACGAAGAAGCGAAGCTGCTCAAGGAAGTGATGCAGAAAAAGGGCAAGCTCGATGAAGCCAATCAGGCACTCGAGGCGGCCCGTGAGCAACTGAAGAAGTTCGACGGCATCGACCCGGAAGCGGTGCGCGCGCTGCTCAAGGAAAAGAGCGACGCGGAAACGGCCGCGCTCGAAGCGAAGGGCGAATGGAGTCGTCTGAAGGAACGCATGGCCGGCGAGCACGCGACGGAAAAGAAGTCGCTCGAGGACAAGATCGCCGAGTTGCAAGGCCAACTGGTCGCGCGCGATGGTCAGATCAATGAACTCACGGTCGGCGCGCAGTTCTCGACCTCGCAGTTCATCAGCAACGAACTGGCGTTGACGCCGGCCAAGGCACGCGTGATCTACGGCGAGCACTTCGAGCTGGTCGAGGGCAAACTCGTGGGTTATGACAAGCCCAAGGGTGCGGCCAACCGCACGCCGATCGTGGATGCTTCGGGCAACTCGGTCGCCTTTGACGAGGCGCTCAAGAAGATCGTCGAAGCGGACCCGGAGAAGGACTTCCTGCTCAAGAGCAAGGTCAAGCCCGGCGCCGGATCGGCCTCGCCCGTAGCTGCAGGCAAGCAAGCCGGCAACACGCGCGCAGAGCCCGAAACGAAGGGTCTTTCGCGCATCGCCTCGGGGCTGAAAGGGCTGAATATTCAGCTCAATGGCTGAGTGTTTTGGGCCTAGGTAGACAGTCAGAACTGACTGGTAAAACGCGCCGATTTATGGTATTGTCACGACCTATCGGTGACTAAAGCGACCTAGGCCCGAAACGAAACCTGTTTCACCTCTCTTAAAGGAAAAGCAATGCCTCTTTTGAAAGAAACGGCCGACCTGTTGAGCAACAACCAACTGGTCGCTGGCGTCATCGACGAAATCATCGAGCGCGACGACCTGTTCTCGGTCCTCCCGTTCGTCGGCGTGAACGGCAAGGCCTATGTCTACAACCGCGAAGACACGCTGGCAGGCGCTGACTTCCTCGACCCGAACGACACGGTGAACGAAAGTGCATCGACGGTCGAAGAGGTCGTGGCGAAGCTGCGCATCCTCGCAGGCGACGTGGATATCGACAAGTTCCTGCAGTCGACCGAAAGCGACACCAACGACCAAATGGCGATCCAGATCGCCAAGAAGGCCAAGGGCGTGGCGCGCATGTTCCACCAGACGCTCGCCACCGGCGACGCGACGGCCAACCCGAAGGCGTTCGACGGTCTGCCGAACCTGTCGGTTGCCGCTGGCGGCACGCAGACGATCCAAGCGGGCGCAAACGGCGGCGCGCTGACCCTCACCATGCTCGACGAGCTGCTGGACGCAGTGCCGAACGGCGCCGACGTCCTGGTGATGCGCCGTGGCACGATCCGCGCATTCCGCGGCCTGCTGCGCGCGACTTATGGCACCGACGCTGTGATGCAGCAGTTGGAAAACTTCGGTCGCCCGATGCTCACGCACAACGGCGTGCCGATCATCATGAACGAGTTCCTCGGCGCTGACGAAGCAGTCGGCACGGGCTCGGGCCTGTGCTCGGTCTACGCGCTGCGCCTGAACGAGCTCGATGGCCTGCACGGCATCTATGGTGGCGGCAATGCCGGCATCGTCGTGGAGAACATCGGCACGGTGCAGAACAAGGACGCAACGCGTATCCGCCTGAAGTGGTATACGGGCCTGGCGCTGAAGTCCACGCGCTCGATCGCGCGTCTGAAGGGCGTCTCGAACGTCTAAGCGCGGCCTTAGTCAAAACTGACTAAGATAGAAGGGCGGGCCATGTGCTCGCCCTTTTTCACATCAAAGGACACACCGAATGAAACTCCGACTGACTGACCCCGGCATGCAGCACTACACCGCGCAAATGGGCGCGATCTTTTTCGTCGACGGACTCTCCACCACGGACGTGTCGCGCCGTGACGCGACTCGCCTGGCTGCGGTCTATCGCTGCGAATACGAGGACGGCACCAACCCCAACGTCGCGCAGCACTTGCTCGACAGCATGCACACCGAGGCGGTGAGCACCCAGGCGACCACTGTCGTGACCGAGCATACGCCCGAACCGGCACCCGCGGCCCAGGCGCCTGCCGCCGGCAAGCCCGTCTTCAACGAGAGCGCACTGGCGGCCATTGCCGACGAGAAGGGCATCGGCGGGCTGCGCGACATTGCCGAGCCGATGGGCATCAAGGGCAACTCGATTCGCGGCCTGATCGATGCGCTGGTCAAAGCCACCGGCGGCACGTTCGACGCACCGAGCGAGTAAGGAGCGCGCATGGACTTCTTTCTCGCAGGCACCGCGGTCGAGTGTGTCATTCCGATTCGCCTCATCGGGGCGGACCCCGTGGCGCAGGTCGACTATCGCGTGCTGAATCAGGACGACGTGGAGCTCGCGCCGCGTCAGCCCGTGACGAACTACGCCGGCGGCAAGACGGTGACTATCGACGTGCCTGCGAGTCTGAACGTGATGGGCGCAGCCTCCACGCAAGACACCATCCCCACGCGCGAGGCACGCGTGATCGAGCTTTACGTGATGTTCGCGGGCGCGGGCAATCAGGTCGTGCAGACCTACGCCTACGGCCTGGAGCCGGTCGCGGTGCTCGTGCCTGGGGTCAACAGCTTTCAGACCTACGCGCAGGCGCAATTGATGGCCGCCGAGATTCCCGGCACGCCGGGCTGGGATGCAGCAACCGACGAGGAGCGCTACGCGGCCATGATCGAGGCGCGCTGGCACCTCGTGAAGCTCTCGTATTACCTGCTCAACAGCAACATCAACTTCGGCCAGGACAGCCTGAACTTCGTGCCCGAAGGCGTGTATCAGTCCAAGTATGTCGCAACGAATGGCCTCTTCATGTTCGACGGCAACCTGGAGCTGCTCAACGCCGAGCAGTTCGCGGCACTCCCCGAGCGCTTCAAGGGCGCACTGCGCAAGGCGCAGGTGGCTGAAGCCGACTACATTCTGTCGGGCGACGCGGAGCTGGACAAGCGTCTTGCGGGTCTCACCTCGGACGCGATCGGGCAGACCCGGCAGAGCTACCGCTCCACCAAGCCGCTCGATCTGCCGTGCTGCAAGCGCGCGCTCTCCTACGTCTCCTACTTCGTGGCGATGAATAAGCGCCTCGCTCGCACGTGATCATGGCCTACGACGATCTCACCAACCGGATCGGCGTCGACTACGAGGCGCTGCTCTTTGCGCTGCGCGGCCTGTATCTGGCCGCCGTCGCACCGGGCGCGCACGTGACCGCCGCCAGTCTCACTCAACTGCAGCGCGAAGCCCACAAGCTCGCGCACGCCTTCATCGAGCGCACCGACGCGGCTCTTATCGCCTACGCAAGCGAAGTGGGCGCCGACGGCTCGCGCATCGGTTCGACGCTCGACATGCTGCGGGTTGCGCTCGCGCAAAACATCAAGACCGTCACACGTGCCATCGCGGGCGGGCAGACCGGTGTCGCTGCGATGCTCAAGGGCGCAACCGGGGGCATGGGGCAGCTTGTGCAGCAGAAAATCGGCGGCATCGAATTCAAGGCGCAGGATTCGCTCGGGCGCAAGTTCCCGGCCCAGACGCTCGTCAAGACCACGATCCGCCAGTTTGCGGTGCAGGCCTCGGTGGATGCGGTGGTGGGCGAGGCGATCCGGCTCAACAAGGACGCGATCTTTGTTTTCACGCCCGACGGCTACATGCAACGCGTGGCGCTCAAGGAGCTGCCCAGCGTGCGCCAGCGCATTTTTCATCCCAACACTCGCGCGGAGGCGAAAGTCATCGATGTTCCGGCCTAACCAACCCATTGTGCTGGAGATTTCCGCCGGCACCGACGTCTACGGGCAACCGAAGGCGCCCACGCTCGTGCAGGAGCGCTGCGCGGTGGTGTCGCTCACCGCACGCTCTGAGAAAACCTCGGTGCGCGCCGATAGCTCCGCCACACGCGGCAACGCCAACGAGCTCGAGGCCGACGGCGTGATTCTGCTCTCGCCCAAGACCGCGGCCGTGATCGATGCGGTGGCCACCGTCGCCGGCCAGCGCGTGCGAATTGCCGCGCTCACACGGCAGTTTGACCTCGCCGGGCGCCCGGATCACCTCGAGGCGTCCGTCATTCACTGGAGTGCGTAAATGAACGTAATGCCGCTGGTGCAGCGTCTTGTCGACCAGGGTGTCGGCCAGATGGGCACCAACCTCTTTGCCTACATGCTGCCCACTGGCGCCACCTCGGCGGTGCTGGTGCGCAACGACCTGAACGGCACCAAGATCAATCACCAGTTGCCGGGCTTTTTCAAGACCCGGGTGCAGGTGATCGCGCGCGACACGACCTATCTGAAGGCCGACGCGCGCATGAGTGCGGCGCTCGCAGCGCTCACGCTCGACCCCGGCACGGTGCTCGAGGACGGCGTGAACCGCATGACCTTCAACTACTGCCGGCCGGTGGCGCTGCCCTCGGTGTTTCCGCTCTCGAGCGGCAACCTGATCGAGTTCAACGTCTACCTCGAAGTGTGCTTCGTGCAGGAGACGCTCTGATGCCAGTAGAGACCCAGGGGCTCGATAACCTCGCCATCCTGCTTCAGCAAGTGGGGGAGAAGGCCGTGAAGGGCGCCATCGCCGCGATGCGCACTGAAGCCGAGACGGTGGCGATGTATGCGCGCGAGTATGCCCCGATCGATCACGGCAACCTCGAGGAAGCCATCAAGGTGCGCGAGACCGGAGGCGGTCGCAACGGCGCCGGCCAGTTCGTGCGCAAGAGCGTGGAGGTGTATGTCGACCAGGACATGCCCGTGCCCGAGCGGCCCGGCAAGACCGTGGGCGACTACGCCTACGAGGTGCATGAGCACATGGAGCCGGCGGGCGGCTCGATGCAGCGCGGCGAGAAATCCGAGGCGAAAGACGGCGGGCGCAACGTGGTCGGCGGCGGCTACATGACACGCGCGGCGGCGGACGCGGAAAAGCACGTGGTGGCGGCCATTACGGCGGCCGTAAAGCTCAGTATCAACTGAGTTCGACGTGACTCCTAGGGCTGCCTGTGGTATATTCGGCCACAGTCAGAACTGACTATTAAAACCTCTTTGCAAAGGAGTTTAGATGGCAAGCGATACAAAGAATGTGAAGTTGGGGGTCTGCCGGGTGTATTTCGACGCCGTGGACCTCGGCTACACGCAAGGTGGTGTGCAAGTGTCGGTGAAGACTGACACCCACAAGGTCAACGTCGACCAGTTCGGCAAGACCACCATCAACGAACTGATCATGGCGCGCGACGTGTCGGTGAAGGTGCCGCTCGCGGAAACGACGCTGGACAACCTGGTGGCGATCATGCCGGGCGCAACGCTCGTGGGTTCGGGCACGGACAAGAGCGTCGAAGTGTCGGTGGGTATCGGCATCGACTTGCTCTCGATCGCGAAGGAACTGCGCCTGCACCCGATCGCGAAAGCCGACACCGACTACTCGGAAGACTTCGTGGTGCCGCTGGCGGCAACCGCCGGTGCGCTCGATTTCGCGTATGAAGTCGAGAAGGAACGCATCTTCTCGGTGGACTTCACGGGCTACCCCGATCCGGCCACCCAAAAGCTGTTCAAGGTCGGCGCCGCACCGGTCGCACCGTAACTGAGCCAACAGTCAGAAATGACGGTTGAGTAACACACCCCAAGCCCCGCTCCCCGTAGCGGGGCTGTCTCTAGGAGCACAGCAATGACCAAGATTTTGAACCTGGACGCATTGGCCGAACAGGAATCGCGCGAACTGGTTCTCGGTGGCGTCACCTACAAGGTGCCCGCGATGACCGTCGCCAACTTCATCGAAACCTCGCGCATCGCGCAAAAGCTCGTGGCGCGCGAAGACGCGACGCTGGCGGACCACATCGAGGCGGCGGTCGACATGATCGTGCGCAGCATCCCCGGCATGAAGCCGGCCTCCCTCAAGGGGCTGTCGGTGGAGTCGCTCAACAAGATCACCTCCTTCATCAAGGGCGAGGACGACGAGAAGGTCGAAGCGGCGCTTGAACAGGCCGCAGCCCAAGAAGCGGGGCAACCCTCGGGAAACTGAGCAAGCCGGCACTGGAGGCGCTCGATTTCGGGTTCCTCTATTGCCGGGTCGCGCACTTCTACCAGCGCACCGACGAACAACTCCTTGCGATGCCGATGCGGCGTTTCTGGCTCTACCACGAAAACGTCGATCGCATCAGCGCCCAGAAAGACATGCGCGCCCTCACGGTCGCCGCAGTCTCTCAGCAGGACGGGCCGGTGATCTCCGACTACCGACAGCGCTTGATCGTCGAAGTCGGCCAGATCGCCAAGATGAGTTCGGCCGCGGTGATCAAGCAGGAGGCGCAGCGAGACGAGGAGGGCTTCGCGGACTTGAAATTCATGGCGGAACAAACGATAGGGTCGAGGGTTTAAATGGCAATTGGTGGCGATATCAAGGTTGTCCTGACACTGGACGACAGCGGCTTTACGCTGAAAACCAAGCAGGCGACGAGCACGTCCGACGCGCTCAACACCGGCTTAAAGGATCTCGCCACCTCCGCCAAGAGCGTCGAAAACCCGCTCGCGTCTGCCGCCAAGCAGATGGAGTCGATCGCCGCCAAGCTCGCCTCGTTCGCCTCGGGCATGAAGGGCGCCTCGACCGAAATGGGTCCGGTGCAGCAAGCCGTGGGCGAAGTCGCCAAGTCGATGACGTCGCTCGCGACCGGGCTGCAAAAGGCGGGCGATCTCGCGCAGCAAGCCGCCAAGGGTGTGGGCGCCGTCGGTGAAGCGGCCGCGTCCGCCAACACGCAGGTCGAAAAGACGGCCGCGGCCGCCAACAACCTCGCCGCGGGCATGGACAAGACCGTGCCGGCGTTGCTCAAGGCGCGTGAAGGGCTCGCCCAGACGGGCCAGGCGGCAACCGCTGCAGCCGGTGAAGTCAACGCCGCCAATGCAGGAATTGCCGCCTCCTCCGGCAAGGCGACCGCCGCGCTCTTATCCGCACCGTCCGCGGCCATGAAAGCGGCAATGGCCAACGCCGCACTGGGCAATAGCGCCAAGCAGGCCGCACAGGGCCAGGGTCAGCAAGCGCAAGCCGCGGGATCGGCCGCCGGCAACACCAGCAAACTCGAATACGAAGTGCGGCGCCTCGCAGGCGTCATGATCCAGCTCGTCAAGGCGACCAACAGCAACACGGCCGCCACCGACAAGCATGTCGTGGCCACCACGTCGCTCACGAGCGCGGTCGGCGCCAACACCACGGCGCTCACCGACAACTCGCTCGCAACGAACGCGAACACGAACGCGATGCAGCGCGCGGGCAGCAACATGCGCAACACGCGCCAGCAAGCGGACGCGCTCACCGAGTCGCTGCGTGCGATGGCGGGCGTCTACGCGGGCATGAAGATCGAGCAGGGCATCAAAGGCAGCATCAACGATGCCGGCGAATACCAGCGCGCGCAGGTCCGTCTGCAAGCGATGGGCATGAGCGACGGAGAGAATCAGCAGTTCAATCTGAAGGCCGACGACCTCGCGCGCCAGAACCCGTTTCTCTCGCGCACCGATGCGGTCAACGCACGGCTGGGCGCGATCGGCTCAGTGGGCTCGAACAACCAGGCGATCATCGACGCGGTGCTGCCCACCGCCTCGAAGATGGCCTACAACCTGCAGGCACTCGGTTTCGCGCACGGCGGCATGGAGAACACCATCCGTAACGCGATGGGCGTAATCGAGGCGCGCGAGCAGGTGTATGACCCGCAAGCGGCGCTCAAGACGCTCAACCTGATTCAGAAAGTCTCCACCGGCACCGGCGGCAAGGTGTCGATTCAGGACATGGAAAGCGTGCTGCGCATGATGGGCGGCGCGGGCGCACGCAGTCTGTCGGACGACGGCCTCATCAACCTGATGAGCGTCGTTGACCAGAACAAGACGATGGGCGGGGGCATGGGCGGGGGCGCCGGTGTCTCGCGCGTGGGCACGTCCTTCAAAATGTTCCAGCAATACGCGCTGGGCAAGCAGATGACCGATCAGGCGACCGGCATCTTCCTCGACTCGGGGCTGCTCAACACGGGTGCGG